ACAGCACCAACAGGGTTTGGTCCAACAGGGTTGACAGAGGCTGGCTTCTTGAGCAAAGCCGGAGTGGACAAATTATTTAAACTGAATGATAGCTCTTCATACATTAAAGCAGCAAAAGCTGCTCTCGCTTTCTATGGCTACACAGGGTTCGATGTCAATACAGAAAAGATGGGCGCAGGTACTGTTAAGGCACTAAAGAATTTCCAGACGAAGTACCCTGTTGCTGGCAATAACGATGGAAATCTTGGTCCAGCTTCTGCTAAAGCACTTGGTATTTTTAGTGCAGTCGGTGTGCAAAAGAAGTTTATGGGTGGAATGATTAAGAGAGCTGTTGGCGGAGTTGTTCCCGGATACTCAACAGAAGGTGTCCCTGCAATCCTTCATGGCGGAGAATATGTAATTAGCTCTAAGGCTGTTCAGAACCTTGGTCTTGGTCTTCTGACTCAATTGAACGGTCTCAAGCATGGTGTTCCATCATTCAATGTTCCTAAGCCACAGATGCCAAGTGCATCTGGAATGAACATGAATGTCACAAGCCATAGTTCGTCAGAAACGACTCAGAACTACAACTTCTATGTTGATAATTTCATTGGTGAGGATCAGTGGTTTGAATCAATGATGAAAGACTACAACATCAAGGTTGTCCCAAATAACCAAAAAGCTGCCGGTCTTGAATCAAGAGTCGTTAGAACTTATAATGGTATAAACAGGGGAATGTAAATGAGTATTGTAAAATTATTATCCCTAGACGGGGTTGAGATAACAGAACATAGTCGTAAGTATTCGGGCAGTGAATCTATTGCTGCATCCGATGTTGAACTTGATTCTGGTATTAACAAAAGATACATCAAGAAGAATAAGAAAACTATGTCCCTCTCATTTTCCTATCTTCCTAGTCTTTCTATTCACACAGTCGATGCTCGTGTTGGGCGTAACTATCTTCAGACGCTTGCGAATAAGCGGGGCAAGGTCGCTGTATATATTCAACTTGGTCCAGAGGAATCACCTCAGCAATATGATGCTTATGTTACAAGCTACTCAGAGACATTGATTAAAAGAGATGTTGCAAGTCAGTGTGCTTATTATGATGTCTCAATAGCGTTAGAGGAAGCGTAATGCCCGGTTATATAACTCATATTACCGAGAACTTGAAACTTGGTATTGACTTCTTTGGTATTTCTGTTTCGCAAACTGGTGTTGCCTTATCTGGAGACCTGTCGGCTTCAGCATCCGGAACAAGAATAAGAACTATTGCTGCAAGTATTAATATAACTTCTGACCTGTTGATTTCCGGTACCGAGTATCAATATGAAAGAGTTGATATTCATATCTATTCTGATGTCACAACTATTAGCAAAAAAATAGCTTTTACATCATCTGCTTCATCAATCAATCTTTCTGTAAATCCTTCATCTATAAAGATTGCAAAAGCAGCAACATCTATTTTGTCAACTGCGTCTGTATCTGTTTCGGCTATTGAGATACAGAAGGTACAATCCGTTGTATCTGGTAATTTATCAACAACAATTTCTGGTCAATCAATCAAAAAAGCATCTACATCGATTAATGCCTCATTAACAGCTTCGGGTGTTGGAACTGAAATCGTTAAAGCTGCAGTTTCTATTAACGCCATGCTTACAACGGTATTGATACCTACAGAAATCAACTTTGCAACGGCAAGCATCAGTGCTTTAACACCAAGCCTATTTATTAATATGATAAGGTTTAAAGCAAATGGAGTTATAGATACATCTAACTATCAAACATTATTTGTAATTGATGGGAGTCCATTAACAAATCAAGGTCGTACATTTAGCAGTGACCTGTCTCAGGTTATTGTTGAAAACAAGAATTGGAATAACGAGAAATCAAGATATTACAAGAGGTCGGGTTCAGCGGGAAGAAAAACATTCACCTTGGCTTGGACATTTCTCCCTAACTCCAGACAGGACACAGTTGACAGAAGGCACGCTAGAGACTTCCTGAAGGGCATTGCTAATGACCCTGATGTTCACACTCTCAAGATGATTAACGATGATTCAAATAACACAACTCCATATACTGAAACTCAATATCAGGTCTTTATAAGAGACTATTCAGAAACCCTGTTAAGGAGAGATTTGATTAATGGTGTATACTATTGGGACTGTAATATGACATTGGAAGAAGTGTAATGCTAACTAAAGACATTTATGGGAAAACTCTGTCTGACTCATTCAACACAGCTATTAGTGCATACGCTCAAAAAGTAAAGCCTAGAGTCAAAATTCAATGGCTGGATAGTCGCCATGTTGATAATCTAACTGTAACCACTAATTCAGCCAATGTTGCCGGTGATAGAAGTTCTAGTTACTACTTTAGTCCACAAAATTCTATGAGTGGAAATGATAGACAAGGTTTTACTTGGGGTGTATGTGATTCTAAAGATGTTAATGGTCAGGTAATTACTGCTGATGGTACATGGTACACAATGCCGACAAATCTTGATGACCATTATAAGTACGGATGGTGGTCAACAAATAAAAGTCAATCATCTGCATCTGGAACATATAACGGTTACGGCTTTGTTACCGAGCCATATGTTGAATACACTTTTACTCAGAGAAAAGTAAATAGAATTAGAGTTGCAACATCTGAATTTAATGGTCGAATTAAGGATTATACTTTGTATGTTTATAACTCAACATTAACATTGATTCTACAAGAAGATGGGACAATGCCTGACAATGCATATTATGTTGATCACTGGGTATCAGCAGCTCTTGCCTCACAAGATGTTTATAGAATCAAAGTGGTTGTCCATTCAACAAAGAATCCTGTAGATAATGCAAGAATTCAAGAAGTGTCCCCAATTTATGAAACAGATTTGACGGAGTATGTGATGTCTCACTCGGTTGAAAGAACAAGGGATTTACATGAGACAAGTTTGCCGATTGCTGGCACAGGGTCTTCTTCCGCATCCATTACGCTAGATAATACAAATAAAGAATTTAACATGTTTAGTTCTGGTTCAATGTTTGGACCCTATATGAAAAAAGATTTAAAGATAACAATCGCTAACGGCTGGAGAGTTAAGAAAACCGATGATGTTATTTCAACAACTCAGCTTTTAAGCTCTATTTCTAATTCCGCTACAACTATCATGGTCAAGGATGGAGATATTTTCCCTAATGGCGGAGCAGGGAATTCTTTTGTAATCATCCTTTCCCCAAACACTCAGAATGAAGAATATGTTCTTGTTTCTAGTAAGTCTGGAACAAGGCAATTAACTGTTGAATCTCGTGGTTATGGTAATACTGTTGCAAAAGCCCATTCAGCGAATGCTACTGTCACATTTGACCCATACGAGTATGTTCATGCCGGGACATTTTATGTTGATGAATGGTCAGGTTCTTCATCAATGCAGGTCTCCATTAAAGCTAATGACGCATCAAAGTTCTTGACAGAAAAGCAAATTACAAAAGGTTTCTTCTTGCAGACCACAACTGCTGGCGATGCTATTGGGAATCTATTAATGATGGGTAATTTTCCACAAGCTGACTACAAACAGCTTGTCCGATACATTGATGAGCCAAAGAGGATTGGGGCAATAGCTCAGTATTCTTTTAATGAACCAACAATTGATAGATCAGCCAATGTCATTGTTCCATCAACAGGATTGAGAGCAAGGTTTTGGGGTATCCCGAGCGGTAAGGAATATCTTGTAACAGATATTGTTGCCGATGCAATGGATAAGCAATTATCCGACATGGATAAGGCTCTTGGTCTCAAAGCGTTTATTTCTCCTAGTTATGTTGCACTGTCAAAGAATTTGGTTGAGGCGGGGAATGCTGGTGCAGCCGTAGCCCTTGAGGATTACGAGTTTACATCCTTTGGGGGTGAGGTCAATGATATTTATTACAATGGTGTTATTGATGGTTATTACATTCCAAGCGAATCTGGTGTTCAAGAATTATTTATGAAAGTTAAGAATGGCGGTGTTCGCGTATTCTTTGATGAAAATTTAATTATCAATGAATGGTTTAACCATGTCGGAGTTTTGACCGATGTATCAAGCACTATATCCTCAAATCTTGATTTAGATGCTGGTATTCCTTACAAGATTAGAATTGAATTCTTTCACACATTTAATACAGATGTATATCCAACATCTGGTGAGATTGTTGCAGCGGGTCTTCCGGCAACACTTTACGCAACATCCGCTTCGTTACAGACAGCTGGTAATATAACCTTAACCAACAGACCCCTTGTTCGGAATGAGGATGGGACAATAAGCACAATTCGTTCAATAAGTTTTAATGATGGGGCTAATGAGGTTGTTATACCAACAGTTGTTAATGGTGTTGTTGTTGACAATCAGACAGCAAAAAATCACTACATTGCAACCGGTTTTCATCTTGGAAAGTTTGCAACAGGTGCAACAACAGCAGCTTCAATTTACGCTGCAGCCCTTCATACAATCCAAGAAGCTTGGATTGATTTGGTTCAGCCCTCAAAGTTTGATTTGGAATTCTGGAGATCAATTGGCGGTACTGATGAAATTGTTCCAGCTACAGACTGCGCAACCATCGTAGCCTTTGACGCAATAGGCTCTAGGAACGCTTCTCCTGTGATTTCTAACAAGAATGCCAACCATCACAAGAATGACGCAATTTATAACAACCTTCCCCTTCTCGCTCAACCGACAGGGTTGGTCTCTGAGCCAGATAATAAATCTGTATCTTTGACCGGAACGAGCTATATAAGAATCCCCTACCACTCATCACTTGACATCGTAAATAGTGCTAGTGTGAATTATACTGGTCGTTGGTCAATAGAGATTTTTGCAAAGTTTCCTAGCGTATTTGCTAGTGGCGGAGAATACTTGTCAAACTGGAATACGGGAGCTGTCTCCAATGGTTTTGCTTTCTTTAATACATCATCATCTCATGGGTTTAAGATATACACAGCAACGGGGCTAGTCACTGTTTCTTCATCAACAGCTCTCTCAACTGCAAACTTCTCTCACCTTTTAGTTACATGCGATGGTTCTCGTGTTTATTACTATGTAGATGGTGTTCTTAAAAACTCTACTGCACTAGCGTCTGCACCGACTACTTGGGCTTCAGATGATATTACGATTGGTGGTAGGGGTTCATCTTATATAGAGTATGTTAATAATGTAACACCATATGGAGAGACCGCTCCTTCTTCATATGCAAACTTTGTAATTGATGAGTTTGCAATTTATAATACATTTTTAAGTCAAGAACAAATAACTAATAGATATATTGCTACTAAGATTCAACCATTAACTGTATTCCCATTCCTTTATGGTAATGATAATAGTATTAGAGAAATTATTGACACTATCTCTTTGGCTGATTTTGGTCGTATGTATATTGAAGAAACAGACAATTCAAGGTATGACCACTTCAATAGATTCTTTGAATCCTCAATTGATCAACACGCAAATGTCCAAGCATCAATTTCTGGCGATACACACATTACATCCGCTGACTTCAGTGTTCAGCTTCAAGTTAATAAAGTAACAGTAAATATTGCCGGACTGACATCAATTCTTCAGGGTCGTCAAGGTCTTTGGAACGCAGAAGACCCAACAACTCTCGGTGTTGTTACATTGGCTGCAAATGCAACATCATCTTCAACAAGCATTATCGTTGATACAACCGACAATCCCCCATTCCCGAAGAACGGTTATTTAAAGATTGATAGTGAGATTGTAAAATACACATCAATTACATCAAATTCTTTCAATGGTCTTGAGAGAGCGCAGTTTGACACAGTTGCTGCTGCACATACCACGGCAGCAAAAGTGCGGGAAGTTAAATATTACGACATCAAATATGATAAAGCTCCCGCTTTTGATATCCAAAGCCCATTTATTAGTGCTATTCGCTATGAAGACCCAGACCTTGTGGAAATTCACAGGTTCTTGCCAACAGCTTATGGTGCTGAGTTAATCATGGTCGCTTCAAACTCCGTTGAGGCAAATAGTTTTGCCTACCTTCAGGGGACAAACCCTCTTACAGGGGAAGTCCAATTGACATCAATTGCTGGTACACCGATTCTGACCACAGAGCAGGCAAGTCAGGTCAAGACGCAGAGCGGAACACTTGCCTCAGACATCAGGAAATACGGTTTAAAGGAGATTGTCATAGACAATCCTTACATTACAGACGCAGAACACGCCACAAAAATAGCTAATTTCATGATTTCTAAACTTGCAGAACCTGTCCCCATCATCAATATCAACGCAATGGCTATGCCTAAATTGCAATTGGGGGATAAGATTCGTATTACATCAATCAATTCACTTGATATAATTAATAGTGATTACTGGGTTGTCTCTCATAGCATGAGTGTTGGGGATTCTTTGGATCATTCAATTACATTAAGGAAGGTTGTCTAATGGCAAGAGTTAAAATTGCTGGAACATCAGGTGCTTCTGAAAATACAATTGTTTTTTCATCGGCTGGTGGACACTCTCATAACGGTCAGAACTCATCTTTGATTGATTCAACCGCTTATTCAATGTATGACTTCTCTCCGACCTTTGTTGGAACAGAGGTGAATCCGGATAGAGCTGTTCGCCAAGAAAATAATAGAATTGCATTCGAGGATGTAATCAAGAGGGTTGTTAATAACTCAGTTCTTGCACCTGCCGGTATTCGTCTAGAGCCGGGTTCGTTGAATGGTTCATTGATCATTGCTAATACAATTACAGCAAATCAACTCGCTGCGAATACCATTACTGCAGCTGAGATTTCTGCAGGAACAATTACTGCAAATGAGCTTTCATCAAATATTGTTTTAATCAATAACAGAATTGTAAGTCAGAACTGGAATGGGACAATCCAAGCAAACGGAACAATATTTTCTAATGGTATTGGAAGCGCTGGTTGGGCTATTACAAATACACATGCTGTATTTGATTCAACATTGATTCGTGGTTCCATTGCTGCAAACTCCATAGTAACTCCGGGCTTAACAATTTTTGCAAATGGTGCGATTACTAGCAATAACTTCAGCACAACAACAACTGGTATTGTTACTGCAACTAATGCGATTATCTCTGGATCAATTACATCGGGGTCGGGATCTATCGGTGGTTGGACAATTGATACAAACAGAATATATGGCGGTTCAACATATCTTTATTCCAATGGAAGTATGTCAATTGGAGCAACAACGATTGCTGCCAATGGTCAAATAACCAATGGTGGTTACACACTCTCAGCAGCTGGTTCTCTATCAGCAACAGGTGCTAATATATCTGGAATTATTAACTCAACATCCGGAACCATTGGTGGTTGGTTAATTGACTCTACTGGGCTTTCAAAAACAGTAAGCGGGTCTTCATCTTATATATATCCATCGCAAATTGTGCTCGGAATTCTAAATGAAGAAGTTAGTGGTAGCACAGTCCTCTCAGCAGCTCGTATGACTATGAGCGATGATAACTACTTTAGCCGTGTCAAAACGGATGGTATTTCAATTCAGGAATACGCAGCTGGTACAACATCCTACTTTAAACATTTTGGTGCTCAATTGTATGGAGGTATGAACCTTATTGGAGGTACACTTACTTCAACCGCTGTAAGTACTACGACCTGCAATGCAACAACTTTTAATGGAACCCTTAACGGCAATGCAAGCTCTGCCACATACGCAACTACTGCTGGGCTGCGTCTTGGTCGCATTATTGATATAACATCGGCATCATCGGGTCAAGATTTTATCATTGCAAATGGTAACGGCTCAGGCGTATTGAGGGTTGCTTCAGAAGCTGGGGTTTACAGCAAAGTTGTTACTGGTAGAGCTGTTCAAGTCAACAGCTCCGACTTAATTGGGACAACAGCATCAACAGCTCGTCTGAAACAGGATATTGAGCCATATATTTTCAATGAACAAGCTATTTTGTCCATTGAGCCAAAAAGATTTAAATACAATGAAAAGGTGCAACATGGAGGTGACGACTCAGATTGGCTATATGGTTTTATAGCGGAAGAAGCTGTTACAGCAGGACTTTCGGAGCTTTGTGGTTTTGATGAGGAAGGCTTGCCTGACTATTTTTCATATGAGAGAATGTGTGTTGCCCAGCAGCAAATTATCAGAACACTTTGGAATAAAGTTGAATCCTTGGAATCTAGGATTCAAACCCTTGAGGGTGTATAATAGGTAGACATGGCTTACGAAAACTATTCATTTGTATCTTGGACAGCAGGGACACCCATCTCAAGTGACCGTCTGGGTCAGATGTCTACCAATATTGGTCAGGTCAAAGATGCTACTGATGATAACCCCAAGGGAATCTTGAAACTCAAGACGATTTCTGGCAGTACATTTGGTCCATATTCCGATTGGAATACAGAGCATGAAATTATCTCTCTTGAAAATGAGGGCGGTGCTGGTGTTAACAACCTTATTAATGTCGGAGTCAACCGTTATTACAGACTCACTCTTTCATTCCCCGGAATTAGTATTCTCAATGCAGGTGCAGAAGATTCAACTTACTTAATCACACTAAACGAGGGCACCACTGTTGCCCCAGTAGTTCTATCAACTTGGAAGGTAACAGCTGGTCCATTTACTTTTGTTGATACAGCAACAGCTAATGCCAACATTGCAAACCATAAGCTCAAGTCTACTTCCTTCCCAACAAGGATTGGTGCAGGAACTTACTCCACAATTTTTGATAGTACAGGTTCTGGTATTACAAATAAAAGATATTATATTGGAATCACAAGGGATGATGGCTCCACTCAGAATAATAACCCAACTTTCCAGATCCTCACTAGCGATGCCAGAATGCAGTTTTATGCAGAAGACATCGGAGGGTCTGTATAAACGATGTCTTCAAGCCCGCTTGCTTCTCAGCGGAAAGACATTCCTTGGACAGATAAATCATCTGTCGGTGATTTAAACCCCAACTATGCTGGTGGAAAATACATAGATGATAAAGGTTATGTCCGGGTTTTAATGCCGGAACATCCTTCCAATATTAAAGGATATATTTACGAACATCGTGCAGTCATTGAGCACTACCTCCGTAGATTTCTAAACCCTTGGGAGACTGTCCATCACATCAATGAAATAAAGAGTGATAATCGTGTAGAGAATTTGTTTCTCTGTACGCATCCTGAACATAGTGCAATCCATAGAGAAGGAAAGCGCCCAACTCAAGATCATCGTGATAAACTACGAGCCAATATGAAGCAAAGAAAAAAGGTTGTAAAAAAGAGTTTGAAGCCTCGTTTTGATGCCCGATCAAAAAAAACTAATTTTGAGTGAAAATCGCATTCCATGCGTGTACAATTATCCTTATGAAAATTTGTGAAACCGAAGGTTGCCCATTGGAGTTTGAACCCAATACGGCAAATCAAAAGTATGCCGACTCATCGTGTAGAAAATCTATCGATACGATGGGTCTTTGTAAATATAGAAAAGAGAATGGATTAGTTCCAATGCCTAAAGATGCATTAACAGGGGGAAAACCCCAAACAGAAACAGAACTGAAGATTAGTTACACAAAGCTTCTTCAGGAATATGAAAAGATTAAGACAAAGGAAAGTCATCTTGCTGATGCTGTCTTTAGAGCCGTTAAAGACGGATTGTCTGACTACAAGCATGTTCCAATTCCTAAGCCCCCTGCTGACCGTAGAAAGGGTACTGAGGAGGTCGCAGTCGCTGTTATCGCAGACTGGCAATTGGCTAAAGTCACTCCTGACTATAACACTGAAGTCTGTGAACGCAGAATTGACCAGTACGCAGACAAGATTATTCATCTGACTGAAATCCAAAGACAAGACCATCCTGTGCGTGAACTTCGCATTTGGGCATTGGGAGATATTGTTGAGGGAGAGCTTATTTTCCCCGGACAAAGCTTTCTTGTAGATGGCGGTTTGTATCGTCAAATTACTGTTGATGGTCCAAGAATCATGAAGAACTTTATTACAAAGATGCTTGCCAACTTTGAGAAAGTTACATTTGTCGGGGTCATTGGTAATCATGGTTCCATTGGTGGTCGTGCAAGGCGTGACCATGACCCAGAAACAAATGCGGATAGAATGCTTTATCGCATTGTTGAATTGATGTTTGATGGAGAGAAGCGCATTTCATTCAATATCCCTGATGGTCGTGGTGAACGACACTGGTATGCAATTGACTCTATTGGAAAATATAAGTCATTACTTATTCACGGAGATCAGTTTGGCAGCCTTTCATCTTTCTATTCTTTCCAAAAGAAAGTTTATGGATGGAAGATTGGCGGTATTGAACGCAAAGATAATGATGGAAATCTTATTGATGAGTTCAACGATGTTTATTTCGGACATTTTCATACTCCAACAAAGATGACATTCAACACTGTGCAGTGTCGCATCTCTGGTAGCCCAGAATCAACTAATACCTATGCTATTGAAGTTTTAGGCGCTGTTGGTCAAGCTTCACAGCCTTTAATGTTTGTTCATCCTGAGAAGGGAATTGTTACAGCAGAATATACTTGTTGGTTGGATTGATGATCAATGAGCCGATTTGCAACAGTAAAATTTGTTTGTAAATACTGTAAGGGGACAAAGCTTGTTGGAGAACAATATTATGCCCTCGGAGAGAATTGGGTTGATATCACCTGTGTTAGGTGTAGTCATTCCAAAGATATTACTGTGGAGGATTTAGAATTGCTAATGCGAAGAATAAATAAAGCCAATGCGGTGTCTAAAATACGGGAAGTAAGAGATGCTAACAACAAAACTAATTCAGAATAAATTCTATTTGTATTCTGGAACTATCGTCAAGATCAAAAAAATCAATAAATCTGTAAACAAGATTTATGTTGAGAAGCTTATTGATGACTCTAGGGTTGTCATTCCATTTCAGCAGAATGAACTTCTTTTGAAGCGCATTTATACTGTTGGTGAAGTTGCTAAGATTGTTGAGAGAAGACCAGATACAATACGAAAGTATGAAAAAAGAGGATTGATACCAAGTGCAGAAAAATTTGGTTCTGAATACGGTGCGTATTCCTCTTGGCGGTACTATAATGAAGACGATGTTTATCAGATGGTAGAGTTTTTTAGCTCTAGAAATCCGGGTAGACCAACGAACGATGCTGGTATCAGCATTGATAACAAAATAAAAACATTAAACAACAAAGTCAAATTGACTAAAAAGGAGCAAGAATATGTCTCAAGAAAATGAAATTGAAATTTGGGCATCAATCGGTGTCACAAAGAACCTTGGTAACTATGAATCGCTTAGGCTAGATGCCGGTGCGAGAACCAAAGCTTCATCCACAGAGGATGAGGCAGCTTGGGAGAAACTGTGGGCATCCATTGATGCTCAGATTGAAGCGAAACTCCAAGAATTGGATAATGGCACTAGCAAGTAATTGGCAGAGCAAAGCACTCTGTGCGAGCGATCCAAAACAACACACTTGGTGGTCTTATGATAAAGACGACATTGCTTATGCAAAACAAGGTTGTTCTCGGTGCTCAGTTCGTGCAGAGTGTTTTCTCTCAGCTTGGGAATCTGATGAATTCTATGGCATCAATGGTGGAATCTCTGAATACGAGTTCCTACTGATAACATGGAAAAAATCAAAAAAGGAATCCAATGTTAACTGGAAAAGAACTGATAGAGATCTTCAAAGAATCATGCGAGAAATCACATAAGCTTTTTATACCAGACTCTCCAAGGCAAGAATCCGTTGCGGATGCCTTGGCAAAACATTATGATAGTGAGATGCTTGAAAAAGCTGTGAACTATTATATTAAAAAAAATCACGGTCCATTTTTAATTTTTGATTTTGCCATTGAATCACGCACAGTGTTTGATAAGGTAAAGTTTGAAGAAGAAGCGAAAAACCGTTTCCGCAACCTAGTAAGAGAAACCCACGACAGATTGGCATCTGATGAACTATGAAGTTCGGCTTCTTAATTCCATTATTGACACTAAAGATTTTACATCTGCGGTTAATGGTGGTGTTGAGAACATGTTTATTGAATATCGTGATGTATGGAACTTTGTTGTTTCGCATTATGACCAACACAAGAAAGTACCATCCAAAGAAACTGTAAAGCAGCACCATCCGGAGTTTGAATTTTTTGCTACTCCAGAGCCATTGTCTTATTATCTTGAGGAAGCTAAAAAGGAATCACTGTCCTATCAGACAAGAGTGATTGTTTCCAAAGCTAACTCAATGCTTAACGATGTTGGACCAAAAGAATCCCTCTCCTACTTGATGGAGAGTACATCTAAGCTTTATAAGTATTCAAGTAATCTTAAAGACACAGACCTCGCTGGTGAGTGGCGGGATAGATACGAGGATTTGAAAGAACGGTCAATCAAAGGCGCTGGAGAACTACAAGGTATTCCTAGTGGTATCGGTGTAATTGATAAATCGTTTGGTGGTTGGCAACCCGGAGACTTTATTGTTCTTCTTGGCTGGACAGGTGTTGGTAAGTCATTCATCGCTAGACTGTTCGCAGTTAATGCTTGGAAAGCTGGCTACAGACCACTAATCATCTCTCTTGAAATGAATAAGCAACAAGAGGGTCAGCGTCTTGACACGCTGTTGAACAATGGCGAAGGTCATTTTACAAACACAGACTTGGTTCGTGCTAACCCGAATGTTGTTGATGGTTACGAGAAGTGGGCAGAAGAGACTTTCTCAGGGAAGCACGCTATTCACCTTGTTACATCAGAGGGTCTTGAAACAGCTGACCAGAACATGGTTCAAGCAAAGATTGACCAGTATCAACCGGATCTTGTAATTCTTGACTATCACGGTCTATTTGATGACTCAAGCGGTGCGAAGAATGAAACAGAGAAGGCTAAGAACCTCTCTAAGGCGTTTAAGCGCATGGCTGTTAAGAACGGAGTGCCAATCATTGATGTGGCAGCAGTAACTATGAATGATGGTCACTCAGAGCGACCACCAGAATTAGAAGAAGTCGCTTGGAGTAAGCAGTTGGCATATGATGCTGACTTAGTGTTGGCAATCCATCGTGATTACAACTCTGACTTATTCCAAGTGGTATCAAGGAAGGTAAGGCGGTCAACTCATTTTGGCTTTCTCCTTCGTTGGAATTTAGACACAGGAAAGTGGGCAGAAGAATGGGATCTGTAAAGAATAAGAAAAAGAATGTTCTCTACGGGGAAGCTCAAGACATTGAAACAATCATTAGGCTAAGACCTTGGATTGAGGATGAATGTCGTAAGAAATACGGAGACTTTAGAAAGAGTGATCTTGTAACAGATTATGAACCAAAAACAAACATTTTCAAGTTCAAGCTCTTCTTTCATAAGTAAGATGGAAGATGAAATTCGTAAGCTATTTGAGAACTATAACATTGATGTAGCCTCAGATAGCGGTAATGAATTCAATATCTACTGTCCATTCCATAAGAACCTACACAGTCCAGCTTTTTTTATTAATAGGAAGACTGGGCTGTGGCAGTGTTTCAACCCCTCTTGCGCTAAGCGAGGAAACTTTAGACAACTTTATCGTCAGATAACCGGCAAGCCGTATGGAAAGAGCATCACTCTTGATTCGGCTGCCTTAACTAACGAGATTGAAAGAGGTTTTCGGGGGAAGGTAATCTCAAATGAGATTGACATTGATTCCGTTGCTGTTGATTATGACAACAATGATGAAACAATGTTATTGTCAAAGTTCCTTGATAGAGGTTTATCCCTTGAAACAATGGAGTACTTTGAGATTGGCTTCTCCAGAGTTAAGGAGAGGATTGTTATTCCAGTAAGAGACCCCAACTACAAGCTAGTCGGTTTTATTGGAAGAGCAACAACCGATGAGCAAGAACCAAGATATTTATATAACAAAGGATTTAAGCGTGCTGATGTATTATTTAACATCCAAAACGCAAAAAAACACCCTAGTTGTATAATTACAGAGGGCAGTGTTGACGCAATGATGGTTTACCAAGCTGGTTATCCAAATGTTGTATCAACACTTGGCGCTCAGGTTAGCAATAACCAGATCAAAATGCTGAAAAGATATTTTGACGAATTAATTATATTTTCTGATAACGATGACGCAGGAATCGCCATGAAGAATGATATAATAAATCTCTGCCGAGGCAAAGTTCTTTCCGAGGCAAAGATAGCTGATGGTTGTAAAGACCCCGGCGAAATGAAAAAAGAACAAATAACAAACAGTATTGAAAATAAAATTTCAATCATATAACAAAAGGAATACACATGACATTTGCAAGTATCAAATCACTTCAAGACCTCGAAAAGAGCGTCACACCTACACAGAACAAACAAGGAACTGGAATCAAGAAGTATTTCAGCCTTTCATCAGGAGATTCATTCAAGATTCGTTTCCGTCAGGAACTTACCGAAGATGCAACTTTCTTTGATGAAGAGGTTGGTACAGGGATCACAGTACCTGTTGTAACATCACCTATTAACTGGAAGTGGCGAGCAGCTTCTACTTCTTCACTTGAGAAGTTCAACTATCGCTGTTGGGCAACCGAGCAGGCTGTTCACGACAAGGCGTGGAAGCCAAAGCCACATTTGCTTATCAACATTGCTGTTGAAGTAGAAGTCGGAGTCTGGGAGCCTCGTGTTCTTGACACAACATTCAACCAGCGTCACATCGGAATGATGCTCATTGAATACGCAAAGGAATTCGGAACAATTACTGACCGCTACTACAAGTACTCACGCACAGGCTCGTCTGCATCAGACACTAATTACAGTTTGATTCCTCTCTCACAAGGAGAGATGCCAAAGGAAATCACTGAGTTGCCAATGCACCAGCTTGACAGCATGTACCTGACTCTCTCCTACGATAAGCAAGAGAAGTTCTTTACTACTGGAGAAATTGCCAAAGATTCTTGGTGATTGATTAACTGCTACGGTGAAGCCCTGCCTAATAAGCAGGGCTTTATCCGTGTAAGGACATAAATGAAAAACAAAAATATTGTTCTTGACCTTGATGGTGTAATTGCAGATATCTCAACATCGATTGATGAATACATTACATATACTGGTATAAAAGAAAAGTACGACTATACACATTGGTTGACATCTGATCATGATGATGAAGAGGCAATGAAGTTATTTAATGACCCTTTGTTCTGGAAGAATCTAAAACCATACGAGGATGCTTGGCATCAAGTAAATAAGTGGTTTAGTGATGGATATGATGTTCACATTGTTACAGCAAGAAGGTGCGATGCTGCAATCCGGAACACCTCTTCTTGGCTAGACGCATGGAGAATTGCAACACTTGAACCTATATTTGCAGGAATCCATAAAAAATACGAAGTTATTAAAGAAATTAATCCTCTATTTGTTGTTGAAGATAACCCAAACGAAGTAAAAATTTTAATTGATAACGGAGTGAACGCTTTTCTCAGAAAGCAGTGGTACAATGAGCCATACTGGGAAACCTTACCGACCATAGAAACCTTATACGATATAGATTGGAACTAAGTGACTGATTTCGTACACTTACACTGTCATTCCGAGTACTCACTCCTTGATGGAATGTCAACCCCCACAGAGATTGCAAAAATCTCTAGCACGAATGGTCAATATGCTGCTGCAATTACTGACCACGGCACGATGGGTGGTGTCTTGAAGTTTCAAGATGCTTGCAATAAGCAGAGCGTAAAACCAATCTTTGGTGTTGAAGCTTATTTTGTTCCATCTATTAATACGGATGCTCAGACAAAGTATGAGCGCTTCCATTTGATTCTTCTTGCGAAGAATAATGCTGGACTGCAAAAGCTTTTTAGAATCTCACAAACTGGTTGGACAGATAACTTCTACTACAAACCTCGTATTGACTTTAACTTACTAGAAGACATGGTTGATGATGACATCATTGCATTGTCCGGTTGTATGGGTGGTCCAATTTCAAAAGCGATTGAGGCTGGCAACCATGCACGAGCAGAAGAATTGTCTGAACGCTTTATTAAAATCTTCAAGGATGACTTCTATTATGAAGTGCAAGCTTGGAATCCCAAGAACCTCAATGATTCACTTATCAAACTTGCTAGTGCTTATGATAAGAAGGTTGTTGCAACAGCTGATTGTCACTTCCCAACATACGAAGATCGTGGACCAGAAGAAGTTCTTCTTATGGTTTCTCAATATCCAAGCTTGAACGCTGGAGATATTCGTGTTGCACAACAGAATCTTCATGTCATTCACGATGAGAACGCAAATGTAATTGACAAGATGAATGCTATGTACCCGGAACGGTTCTTGCGCTTTGATGAAATCAATCCATACATTGCTAAGGCTGATGTTGTCCACTCTTGGTTTAAAGATGCTGGTTATGACAATGTTGAATATCTTGAGAACACAATGGAAGTTGCTGACAAATGCACAGCGACAATTGCTACTAAGAGAAATCTTCTTCCAAAGTATTCCAAGGTTCTTGATTCAAACTTCTATCTGAGAGAGATTGCTGAGTTTGCAATTCAGACAAATAAACTTGGTGCGGAATATCAGGAAAGGCTTAATGAAGAACTAGGAATCATTGAGCAACTTGGTTTCTCTGACTACTTCTTGATTGTATGGGACTTAGTTAAATGGGCTGATGAGAACGATATTGGTCGTGGTACAGGGCGAGGTTCTGTTGGCGGTTCTGTCCTTGCATACTTGCTTGATATCTCAAAGGTTGACCCATTGAAGTACGGATTGCTTTTCTCACGATTTATTAACCCTGAACGAAATGACTATCCGGACATTGACTTGGACTTTGAGGATAAGCGCAGAGGCGAGGTTCGTAATTACCTGCGTGACAGATGGGGTCATGACAATGTTGCTGCTATCTCTACTTACGGCGGTTTCAAACCTAAGTCTGTAATTAAAGATATCTCTCGTGTCTATCAGGTTCCATTTGCTGAGATTAACAACATCACTCCATACTTTGAGACATTGCAGGAACTTGAAACATCACCTAAAGGTAAGATCTTTTGTAGTAAGTATCCAGACATTATCAAGCTTGCAAAGAAGCTTGAAGGTCGTATTCGTAACTCAGGAATTCATGCTGCTGGCATGGTTGTTTCATCAATCCCTCTAAGTGATGTTTGCCCTGTTGAGACAAAGAAAGATACAAGCGGGGAAGGTCGTTCTATTGTTACTGCTTTTGATATGGAAGATGCAGAAGCCGTTGGTCTGATTAAAATCGATGTTCTCGGTCTAAAGACCGTTTCTGTTATTAAAGATTGCATCGCAAAGATTAAAGAAAATCGGGGCATTGATGTTAGTCAGCTTTCATTGGAATTGGATGACCCAGAAGTATTTAAGAACTTCAATGATGGAAATACAGTAGGTATCTTCCAAACAGATGCTGCTGCTTATCGTAACTTGATTGAAAGAATGGGTATTGATAATTTTAATGACCTTGTTGTATCAAACGCACTTGTAAGACCGGGAGCATTGTTGTCACAGGGTCAGGTTTATATTGATTGTAAGAAGGGTGTGAATGCTCCAAAGTATCCACACCCTATTGTTAAGGACATTCTTGAAGAAACATACGGAACGGTTATCTTTCAGGAACAGCTAATGCAAATGGCTGTACTCCTCGCTGATTTCACATGGTCAGAGGCTGACAAACTTCGTAAGATCATTGGTAAGAAGAGAGATGCTGCTGGATTTGATGAGTATAAAGAGAAGTTTGTTAACAATAAGTATATCAAGAAAGCAGCAGCAGAGAAAATCTGGGCGGAATTTGAACTAGCAGCCTTGTACATGTTTAACAAGTCTCACGCTGTTGCTTACTCCATGCTCTCTTATCAGACCATGTGGTTGAAGATTCATTACCCAATTGAATTCATTTGGTCACTTCTCTTTAATGAATCAGCAGGTGACAAGATTACGGCTTATTTGATGGAAGCGCAAAGGGTGGGCGTAAAGATACTAGCACCTGATGTGAATCACTCGGATGAATACTTTTCGGTAAGTATCAAGGGTGAGGAGGAGTCAATTCAATTTGGATTGTCCAATGTCGCCGGATGTGGTAACTCAGCTATCAAGGAGATTTTTGAAAAGCGACCATTTGACTCGTATGAGGAGTTTACAAACAAATGCAGAAAGTCTGCAGTGAAGGTAACTGTAAGAGAAAATCTAGAGAAGGTAGGAGCGTTTAAATCTTTGGGTCATGTCTCGGCTTATGATCACGAGAAGTATTATCTTCCTGTATTGGGTTTCTCACTTAACACTAATGGTGAACAGAATGAAATGGATGAGTTTGTCGGGAAGCTTGCAGACTTCCACGAAATTACCTCTCCATTGACGCTGGTAAAGGCTGTGGTGCGTTCTACAAAGAAAACGCCTCAATACCTTCGTATTGAGTTTGAAGACCATTCTGGCTCGTCTACGGTGTTTGCTGAGCGTAATACCGAACTTGCCACACGAGACTATATTTATGCTCTTATCGGGGATAGAACGATGCATGACTTCTGTGATGCGTATGAGTATTACGATTCAAGCTTGTATAACTTCATGATGTTACGGGCAAAGGGGCATGACCACGATTACGGCTGGTTGCATAAGACGGGTCTTGGAACTGCTGAAAAAGAAAAGACCTTAATGTATATCTTCCATATGCGTAAATTCATTACATCCACCGAGAAGGAAATGGCGAACCTCTACTGCTGGGATGGGGAGAAGATATTTAAGGTCGTGGTGTTCCCGAACACGCTAAAGAAGATTAAAGGTCTTCTTCAGACCAAGACATGGTTTGCAGCGAGGTTGGAAAAGATTGAAGACCAAAAGACGCTGACACGATTGGACTCTTACAAAGTTGAGAGCGACAGTGGCATCATCTCTATTGAGAATTACATTGAGAGAAAGTCTCTCAAGAAAGAAGATTATGTCTAATAATATGCAAGAAGAAATGAACGCAATCGGATGGTGGCATAGGATTCCCATTGGGGATGTGACAACACCCGGACACAATGAGGAATCTCAATCAACACTTGATGCGATGAATCTTGGAGACCTGACGGGGAAGACTGTCCTTGATATCGGTTGTTGGGATGGATTCTATTCATTCGCTTGTGAGAAGAAGAATGCTAAAAGAGTCGTAGCGTCTGATCGCTTTGTTTGGGATTCGCCAGAATTCACTGATGCCGGATTTAATTTTGCCCATAAACATCTGAATTCAAAGGTCGAGAAGCTTCATGCTTCTGTTGAAGAGCTTCCTGAAAAGAACCTCGGAAAGTTCGACATTGTTCTCATGCTAGGTGTCTTATACCATGCCAAGAGTCCTATTCAATACATTGAGATTGCAAAAGAACTTTCAAAAGGAATTGTTATCTTTGAAACAGCAGTTGACTTGATGGACATTCCTGTTCCAGTTGCTCGCTACTATGTCCATGATGAGCTGAACCATGACCCAACAAACTTTTGGGGTTTCAATGAATTAGCAATGCTTGGAATGATGCATGATGCAGGATATAAAAATATCAAATCAGTTAGGTTGGAAAATCAAAATAGAATGCTTTTCATTGGAGAGGTCTAAATGAAATTATCTTTTCATACAGATCAAGATGTGAAAGATTCAGATGGAACAGCTGGATATTCGTATAGCTACTTCAAGATGATTGAGTACTTCTCTAAGTTCACCTATGAGGGTGAACAGATGGAGATACTTGATAACTCAGAAGATGCCAATGTCCAGTTGTTCTATATGGAGCCTGAACGATACAACCACAATACTTGGGGAGATTTGCGTAAACCGGATTTCAAGAAATTCCATGACCATCAATATAAGATTCAAGGTACTCATCTAGAGGCTACGAGGGTTTGGAGTCACTGGGTTGATGCTATGAAGTCCGTTGATGAAATATGGGTTGGCAACTACTTCGCTAGGGATGCAGTATTGAACTCCGGCATTGAAACACCTACTTATGTTTTTGAGTTGGGTATTGATTCGATGTGGAAGCCTCACAAGAGAGAACGAGGTCGTAAGATTAAGTTTCTTCATGTTGATTCAGCTAGTCCACGCAAGAGAGCTGATCTTACATTGAGAGCTTTTAATCAAGCATTTGGTTCTAGAGATGATGTATCACTTACTTTGAAGTACCATCAACATCAGAACCCATTTGGTATTAATTTATCAATGAATCAAAATATTGATTATGTTTATGAAACTCTCTCACAAGAAGATTTGGTAAAACTTTATCTAGATCACGATGTTCTTGTTTATCCAACAGAGGGTGAAGGGTTTGGGTTTATCCCATTGCAAGCTCTTGCTACCGGAATGCCAGTTATTACAACAGGGAAGTGGTGTTCTTATACCAATCTTCTTGGGGATAATATTATTGAATCAAAAATAGGAAAAACACAGCACACGCAGTATCACGATGGTGAAGTTGACCTAGCTGAATTTGATTCTTTGGTTGATTTAATGAGAAAAGTTGTGGATAACTTTGATGATGAAGTAAATTATTATTTCAATCAAGCACCATCTGTTTATGACAGGTATAATTGGAAAACGAGATGCGATGCATTTCTTGAGTCTGTGGTTAAAAGACTTGGCACAAAAACTTTCAACTAAGAAAAAACTATATTAAAGGAGAAAAATGTTAGTAGTAGATAAAAGAAAAGGCGATCATATGCCTATTCACGAAGTTATTCCAACACCGAGCATCGGGTTAAATCGTGCTCTTGGAGGAGGGCTTAATTCAGGAGCAACCCATCTATTCTGGGGAACACCATCAGTTGGTAAAACAACAATGTGTTTCCGGATTCTTGCGGAAGCTCAGAGAAGAGGATACCGACCAGTCATCATTGACTCGGAGTATTCTTACAATGATCAGTATGCTGCAAAGTGCGGTATTGACATCGATGATGTTGTTGTAATCCAATCAACAATTGTAGAAGAGATCATGAAGGCTCTCATTGGTTATTTGAATAACGATGTTGAGAAGCACATCTTCTTATTTGACTCTCTATCGAATATCATCAAAGAAGAATTTTATGACAAGCCAGAGGGTGGTAAAGCAATGGGACTTCAATCTCGTTCGCAGGGTTACCTTCTTCAGAAGCTTGTTAATTACCTCCATAAGGAACGGAACATTATGCTATTCGTAGCGCACCAGACCGTTGACCTTAGTGGAATGTTCGCTGTAACAAAAGCGAAGATGGGTAACACAGTGCATCACAATATGCACAACATTGTGAAGTTATTCCTTTCAATGTCACAAAAGGAAATGGAGCGTGATGATACTCACACCATTACTTCACAGAGGGCTGTGTGGACAATTGAAAAGACAAAACAAATCCCAACTATCGGAGCGCAAGGTTATTACTATGTTCTCCCACAAGAAGGAAAGATTGACACTGACCGAGAGCTTATTGATATTGCGGTTGAGATGGATATCATTCAACGCAGAGGTGCATGGTATTCTTATGGCACTGAGAAGTGGAATGGAATGACATCTATTAATTTGTCTGAAGAAGTAAGAGATGAGATTGCAACTCTGATTTTGGGTCGTGAGCTTCAAGAGGTGTAATGTGGTCATCTATCTTCTAGTCATCGCCGGCATTTGTGTTGGAATTGTTTACAATCTAATTAAGTTTTATCAAGAGTTTAAGGAGACAATGGATAATACGGATATGGAGATTGATTAATGAGAAAAGAGCAAAGCACTCTTATCCACTTCCATATCATTACTCGTGGTTTATCAAACTATGAGACACCATGTGGTAAAACTGGTGGTGATTACTATGTAACTCAAAATAAAAAAGAAGTAACCTGTAAATCTTGTAAGGAATACAATGAAAAGAAATGAAAAAGAAGAAACAAAGCGTGACGGAGCTAGACCAGTTAAAAACTCTGGTCGTGGATTCCGGAAGGGAGATGCCACGATGAATGAATTCGTAGTAGATTATAAACACAACGGCAAGACATTCACCCTCACAAGGGATGGATGGATCAAATTAAGAAAAGATGCTTGGAAATCAACATATAAGCACCCATGTCTCTCTGTTGTTCTCGGTGAGGATTCTGATGTCAAAGTCGCTATCATTGAGTGGCATGTCTTTAAAGAATTGATTCAAGATAGTAACTATGAATGACGAAAGAAAAAGATTAGTTCAGAATTATGGACCAGAGATTGTCATTGAGTGTTGCCGTGAGTGGAAAACACACTGGGGCAATGGGTCGTGGGGAAAATGTGGCATCTGCAGAGATGTTCCACGATTAGTTAAAGGAAAAACATGGGATGAATAGGAGAATAAAAAATGGCTGACATCATAGTAGACCCGGATTGGCTCGCTGAGCAGATGGGTGATAAAGGAAAAGAATTTATTGAATGTATGAGGATTGTTCAAGACATTATTGATAATCCTCAGAATTATGTAGGAATGCAAGCTATTAAGTATTTGAATGTACTTTCTGGCTATAGAACAATGATGATTGTAAAATCACAAGCATTCAAGAGAAGATCTAGTATTATGTCCGAGCAAGACAAGTTTGTTAATGATATCTGGAAAACAATGTACGAAGCGTTATTAGAAAATATCAATGCGTTAAAGATTGCTGCAAAAGGAGCATAAATGTTAAAAGCACTACAACAACTGAAGACACCAAAGGAACCGATTAATAAGGAGGACTTGGTTGAGAAGCTTCTTAATGATGCTATTGATGACCATCTTGCTCTAAGGAATAAGCCGGAATTTAAGAAGGTCGGTGGTTTTCACCCAAGTTATACAAACCAATGTGCTAGATACTGGCATTACCTATTTGAGGGTCAAGAAGTCACACCTTCTTTTAGATCACAGACTTATCGTATCTTTGATAATGGTCATGCTGTCCATGAGCGTCTGTATAGCTACCTTCGTGAGATGGGTATTCTTGTTGCCGAGGAAATCCCAGTAACTCATACAGACCCTCCTATTGAGGGAACAGCTGATGGAATCATCGACTGGTACGGTCATAAACTGATTGAATTGAAGTCAATTAGTGCTGAAGGATTCCAGTATCGCCAGTTTCATAACAAGCCAAAAGATGATCATTATCGTCAGGCTCAGATTTATATGAGGTGCTTGGACTTACCAAGTGGTTATGTTATCTATGAAAATAAGAATAATCAGGAGATATTACCCATCTTTATAGAGCGTGACGATGTTTTTATTGATAAACTGTTTACTAAGTATAATAAAATTTATACTAACTTCCTTGAGGGGGAGCTACCCAAGCAACCGTATAAGAGGTCATCAGCGAAATGCGCTCAGTGTGACCTTGCTGCCATGTGTTGGGGTGAAGGAGAATTTAGCAAGACTACTGAGGTTGAAGAGCCTTTCTAGGGTATTGCTATGAAAAAAAGATGTTCAATGAAGAGAAAAGAGTTTGCTCAAACGGTGATTGCAAAAAACAATTCGTAGCTAAAGTTTATAACGCTACTTATTGCAGTCCGGAGTGCAGAAAGATTATAACTAATAAAAAATTATTAGAATCTTATCACACTAAAAAAGCTAATAAACATAAGAAAAGAATCTGTAAAACAAAAGACTGTACAACAATACTTTCTTCTTATAACAAAGAAGATATATGTGAAGCGTGTAAGGAAGAAAGATATGTCCAAAGATTAGTGTCGTGGGGTTGGGATGAAGAAAAGATTCGCAAGGATCAAAAACAATGAGTCTCAACTATCTAAAGAAGGAAAAGGTCAATACCGTACTGGCGATTGACCCTGCTTCTCACTCACTAGCTTGGTGCATTATGCAAAGAATTGACGGTGAGTTGATTATCGTCAAATCAGACAAACTTTCTTTTATGAAGAATTCTACGATTGAGGATAAGTTCAGTCAAATTAAATTCGGTATTACAAGTATCTGCGATATGTATAAGCCCGATGTCTGTGTTATTGAACAGTCCGTTTATATTCAGAACTTCCAGACCAGTCGTCTGCTTTCCTATATTATTGGGTTCACTTGGGGAATGGCATCCTTCACTTGTAAGAGAGTGATGGATGTTAGCCCTCTTGTTTGGAGAAGTGGTGTTGGATATAAAAATTTAACAGGAAAAGATAAAGACGCTTTAAGCAAAAACGGACAGAAAAAGAATCTTGAACTGAAAAAGAAAGAGGAAAGAAAGCGTAGAGTCCGTGTTATAATTGAAGAATATTTCAACGCTGATGATTTGGATCTCGGTGACGATGACATAGTTGACGCTGTTGGAATAGCTATTTGGTATTGGAAAGTAGTTAACCCGGATGACTGATGTTTATAAAGACAAGGCTTGGTTATACGAGCATTATGTCCAGAAACGAATGAACTTAACAGATATTTGTAAGGTATTAAAACAATCTTACAATATTGAAGTAACACCGCAAGCAGTTTATAACTGGTGCAAAAAATATGACCTCCTCAGATTTAGAGGTAAAGGTCGCAATCTATCTTCAACAACATTACGGAGACCCAAATCTCCTTTGCAAGAGCAAGTTGAGAAGAGAAGAAGAGAACAACAAAAAGCTAATAAGCTTAGAAAGAAAGGTATGGGGCGATGAAAAGAAGCGTCACTATTAAAGATATTGTCAATTTTGCTAGATTGGATATGATTTATAATCAAATTCGCATTATTGAAGCAAAACAGAACCAAGCACCATCAAAGTGTCTAGGTTCAGGTAAGTGCTGCAAGATTGGTCTTGTCATTCCCATGTTTGAATGTGCGAACATCGCTTACAATCTCACTCAGCAATACTATTTAACTCTTGAAGACAAGGGAGAGGCTGCTGCTAAAGCATGGATGGCTGATGTTGTTGAATCCCTCAAGGGAGCGATGTATGACGAAACATGGAAGTCCGGTGGAGAATCAGAAAGGCATTGTGCTTTTTACAAGGGTGGTTGCACAGTCTATGGTTTTAGACCATTCGTGTGTCGTTCTTTTGGAACAATCACTCCTGTTGATGATTTCTGTCCACGAGAAAGGAACGCCTATGGGAACATTGACTTCTATGCGGGTAAGCCTGTCCAGAAGATTGTTAAAGAGTTCCAAGACATCATTAGAGAATATGCATCAGATAAACATGAGAACTACGACATGACACTCTATATGCCTCTAGGTGTCCTTAGCTTCTTGCTTGAACCAGATGAACTTACTGAGCTTGCTAAAGTTACGGACCCAAGATTCTGGGTCGGAACATCTGGTTGGTATAACTATCGTGTTGAATTTACAAAACAACATGGGTATTCCGTTGAGGAATTGGAAGTTGCTGCTGCTGAAGGCGGTAAGTTGCTTGCGTTTGACCCTGAAGCTTAAATGACAATGGAACTCGTATGGAATGGAACGAGCATTGCTCAAGTTCGTAATGAGGGCTACAAGGTAGCAGAAGACGAAATCTACAACCGTTTGATCTTAATGGGTGTTGAGATAAATCGTGATTGCATTATGCCATCAGAATTAAAGTCCTTAGCGCAAGTTAACATCGGAATAGAATATCAATCAGAGTGTTATGACGATGTGGGGTGTGATGTATTAATCAACAATCGTCTTCCTATTGATTACACAATGTGTAGTGAATACAATATTGGCTTTTCATATTGGGAAACAACACGCTTGCCTGAAGATTGGGTAAGGCGTATGAACATGATGGATGAAATATGGACAACATCATCGTGGGCAAAGCATGTATTTGTAAGTTCCGGAGTTAAAGTCCCCACTTATAATTTTGATCTCGGAGTGGATTCAAGATACTTCGCCCCTAGCCGGAGAACTCTGAAATCTCAACCTTTTACCTTTCTCAGTATCGGTTCTCCTTCTACCAGAAAGAATAGTCAGCTCGCTGTTGATGCGTTTGTAAAGCTGTTTGGGAATGATGATAGGTATAAGCTTATTTATAAAAGCGTTGACTCCCCTGATGCCCGATTGTGGAATGACAGGGGGGGACCATCTTCCATCTACAATCATCCAAATATTGAGGTGATTGAGGCTGATGTTTCTATTGAGGAATTAGCCCGTATTTATGATCGTGCGGATTGTGTCCTTTACCCAACAAGCGGTGAGGGTTGGGGGATGCTTCCTTTCCAGTCTATTGCAAAAGGTATTCCAACCATCTGCACCAACGCAACAGCGTGTACAGAATACGCTCATCTCTCTGTTCCTCTTGATTTCAAATGGGGAACAAACAAGATGTCCGGTATCTACGGTGACTGTGGTGAATGGGCAGAGCCAAATTTCGATGATTTATGTGATAAAATGTTATATGTAATTTATAATTATGATGATGTTTCTAACTTCACATATAACAACGCAGTTATCAATCAAGATAGATGGTCTTGGGATACTGTTGCGAAAGGCTATTACGACAGATTATGTCAGATATTGAACCAGTAAAAGAAAAGACTTTATTCGATAAGATTAAGGATGTTGAAGACGCAGGGTTAATGCATGTTAAGGGCTACTCAAACCACGAGATAGCTTCATTGATGTCAATTAAGCCAGCTGAAGTTAAGACTTATATTGAAGAATATAAGAAGATTCTTAACAGAAAAGCAGATGATGACCCCTATTTTCTAGAGCGTGTCCAATTCAATACAATTAAAGCTCTTAAAGAGTTTGATGAGCTAAGCAAAGAGGCTTGGGAGACAATCAATATTGCGACAGATCATGGGATGGTCGCAGCAAGAATTCAAGCCATTAAGCTTGCCGGAGAGCTTGCTACAAAGAAGGCTCAGCTTCATAAGCTCATGGGTGGTAATAACTCTGACGCTGAGTACATCGGTAGAATGCAAAAAGCTGAGAATGTTAACCAGATTCTTTCCAGAGTCCTCCGGGATGTTATCGCAAAGTTTCCTGAAGTTGCTGAGGAAGTCCGTAAAGAGCTTGCTATCGCATTTGAAATAATGGATGAACCAAAAGAAGAGGAAGTAATTGATGTTGAGTCACACGAACAGTAAAAAGGGTCAGATAAAGAGACCTTTTTTTGACCCATTACGGCTCATAATTAGAGACCTTTTTTTGGGGCTTTACCAATATCGTCATAATTTGAGAATGGCTTTTTTGCCCTTACGGGGGTTTTTTTATGTCTGATTATCTCGGCATCAACTTAAATTATGATGATTTTGATAAGTTACTTAAACAAGATGAGCTTGTTGAAGTCCCTGTTTCAATTGAAACTTTTGTAACAGATAAGAAATATCTTGGACTACCTAGCCTATCACCTATTCAACTAGAAATCGTGCGCCATTCCACACAAATTTTAAAACTTCCAACACTGATAAAAATGTACGGTGAAGAAGCCGGTACGAAATGGTATACCGATTATACAGATAACGAAGTCATTTGCATGTTAGGTAAAGGATCCGGAAAGGATCACTGTGCCAGAATATCAATGGCTTACACTGTTTATCTCTTACATTGTCTTAGAGACCCACTGAACTATTATGGTAAAGCTAGAGGTGTCTATATTGACTTGTTAAACCTTGCTGTAAACGCTCAGCAAGCTCAGAGAGTGTTCTTTGAACCATTAAAGAACTTATTACTAGGTTCACCTTATTTTAACTCTGTGGGCTTTGAGCCAAGAGTATCTGAAATCTTTTTCTTTAGTAGACCAGTAAGGTGTTTCTCTGGTCACTCTGAAAGTGAAGGTTGGGAAGGTTATGAAGTAATGTCAATTATTTTGGATGAAATTTCAGCTTTCAAAACTGATGCTGAAACTAAAGGTGATCATAGATCGAAAGGCTCAGCTTCAGCTATTTATAACATGAGTAAATTATCTGTTATGTCTCGTTTCCCAGAAGTAGGTAAAGTTATTCTTTTATCATTCCCCCGGTATAAAGGAGACTTTATTCAGCAGCGATTCTTTAACTCTAGAGAAAAGAATGAACCTAAAACTTGGTCAATCAAAGCTGCAACTTGGGAAGTAAACCCAACTATCTTTAGAGAACAACTAGAATCTGAGTATATTAGAAATCCAATTGAAGCCAGAGCTAGATTTGAATGTGAACCACCAACAATGGAAGATGCATACTTTAGAGATGCGGATTTGGTTAGAAAAGCTTTTATGTATAGCGAAGATCCTATTAATGAAGAGGGTGAGTTTAAAGACTGGTTTAATAATAAAGATGGTCATACACGATTCATTCATATTGACCTTGGACTTAAACGAGATAGGTCAGCTTTATCTATGGTTCATTGTGCCGGATTTAAAGAAGTTAAAACATCTATGGGTATTGAAACGCTTCCTGTTGTAAATGTTGACTTAGTACATTCATGGGAAGCTAAACCCGGAGAAGAAATTAACTTCTCATCGGTAAGACAGATGATTGTTGATCTATGTAGAAAGTATGATGTTGGATTAGTCACATTTGACCGTTGGCAATCTGTTGAAATGATTCAGAGCTTAAAAGCTCAAGGAATTAATGCAAACTTTCATAGCGTTAAGAAAACAGATTATGACACTCTTATGACAACTATTTACGATACAAGATTAAGAGGTTATTGGAACGAGTTACTTGTTGAAGAAGAACTTCTTAAGTTGAGACTATTTAATAACAATAAGATTGACCACCCGAACTCCGGGTCTAAAGATTTAGCTGACGCTCTTGCCGGTTCAGTTTTTAACTGTATTCAGAACATGGTTATGAACACAGAAGTTGACATTGAAATCATCGGTACAGATAGAGAATATGAATACGATGATGATATGCCTGAATTTGGCACAACTCATCTGTATAATGGTTCTACAAAAGAACTGTCATTAATGGATCAAAAGAAGTCCATTGGTGCAGACGATATAGAAGGATGGTTAGAAACCCTATGACAAATGAAGAAACACCGAACTTTTCTCCAAGCTATGAAGAATTGTTAAATGAATTGACTGCTATTAATTCAAGGTTGACCCTTGAGAATATTGCTCTTAAGATTACGGTTGAAAAGATGCGTAGCTTTCAAGAATTTCAAGAAGCTACTGTAACACCTCAGAAGAAGTAACTTAGACAAGTCCCTTACCCATATTTCTTGGCTTTTAATTATCTAATAAATAAATTTGAAAAAAACTTGGTTCCGAGTTGCAAGAGTGAGTTGGGGCAGATACTATTTCTATTCCAAGGGCGCAAGCCATTTAATCAGAACAAACCAAATCAACCTAATAGGAGATTAAAATGTCAACATTCAACATCAAAAAAGTAGATACCTTTCCAGAAATTACTCGTACAGGAAGAACATCTGCTGAACTTCAAATGATTATCGAAGCTCTTCACTCTTCAAATAAGAACGGTGAAAACTTCTCTATTCTTAATATTGAAGAAGGAAAGAAGTTTAACACAATGCAACAGCGTATTCGTGCTCAAGCAAAAAAGCTTGATTACAAGGTAATGATTCACTTTAGCCGTACAGAGTCTGCTCTTTACTTTAAAGTTATTCCTGCCGGTACAAAGAAGTCAGAGACTTCTGTTGCAGCTAAAGATGTAAAGTCTGTTAAGACCAATGCAAAGACCACTGTAAAGTCAAACGCATAATCAAAAACTAATAATAAAACAAATTGTTTTTCCGCCCTTCGGGGCGGTTTTTTTTGTGTATAATTACATCTATGACTACTTTTGAAGAACAAGAAATTGAAATTACCCATGAAATGATTGAATCATGGCATCCGCTAATCGCTATGCCTTGTTATGATCAAATGATTACTGAGCCAACATTTATGTCAATGATGAGAACAGCTATGATGTTTAAAGATATTGGTTTGAAATTCTCAATTGCAACAATCTCAGACTCTCTTATTAACAGGGCAAGAAACAATATGGTAGCTAAATTTTTAGCTCATCCGGAGTTTACTCATCTTATGTTTATTGATGTTGATCTTGGATTTCAACCAGAGGATATCCTAAAGCTTTTGTGGCATGATAAGGAAATAGTTACTGGCTCTTACCCCATCAAAGATATTCTGTGGGACAGGGTAGTTGATAATGTAAATAAGGGAGTGCCATCAAATGAACTCCTTGGAAGAAGTTTAAGATTTGTTGTTAATGCCGTAAAGGATAAGGACAATACAAATGTTGCTGTTGATAAAGGTGCAATTGAAATCTACGATGCCGGGACAGGGTTTATGTTAATTAAAAGGTCAGTATTTGAGAAGATGATTGATTCTTACCCTGAGCTTAGATATAACGATGATACAGGTTCGTTAGATGATGAAGAAAAGAAATGGACTTATGCTTTCTTTAACTCATATGTAGATTCAGAGAAACAGAGATTCTTATCTGAAGACTATGGATTCTGTAGATACTGGCAAGAAATCGGTGGTAAAGTTTGGGCTGATCCTTCCTTTAAGTTAACGCACTTAGGTCGCTTAAAGTATGAGGGAACGATGATTACATTCTTACAGGATAATATGGTTGACCCTACACCGGAATCTAATCCGGAAACCTGATTTATTTCAAAAGGCTTGAGCTGCCAAAAAATGTATACTAAAATTTGCTGAAAAGTAAATCTAAACAGTGGGGCGTTCAAACTTTATTAAATGATTTAATATCAACCATTCCCGATCCTTGATCGCCGGCTTTAATAAACTATTTACAAAGAGCTTAACTATCACGATCTTCTCGATTTATTTTCTGGCGCACAATAAAAGTTTTTTCTAACATTTTCTTGGTGCATGTTTGATTTCATTATTTTTGACGATACACTTTGTTCATGGTTTGCGAATACTTTGAATATGAAATTTTATTCATTTGTTTATTCGTAACTATAAGTAAAAATAAATCATTTATTATGGGAGGACTTTATGTCTAATCTAAATACAAATCCAGAGCATAATGTAAAGTCAAAGTATGACCTTATTGTTGACCAATTGATGGGCATAGAAATATCAGATAATGATAATGATTATGGTTACATTTGTGAAATTGTTGCTGTTGTTACAAATAGCGAAACTTATTACAAATGTATTACTAATCTTGGTAAAACATTCAATGCTAATGTTATTCTTCACGCTTTGCGTCAAGTTAGAATGAATCAGAATGTAATTGATAACGAGAACCGTGACGATAATGTTGAAGTTCTCCCTGTTGGTTATCCTGATGGTACAGCTTATTCTAATGCTGTATTTGGTCCAAAGCGTAAGCGTAATCCAACTCCAATTATGAGCCAAGCTATTAATAATAATGCTAAGTTTGACAATGGTGAAGTTATTAGTATTACTTCACATACATCAACAGGTGATAGATTTCCTGAAGAATACCGTAATATTGATCAAATTCTTACCCCAGAACAAATTGTAAACCTAGAAGAAAAGATTGCTACAAGCAAGGAGAATTCAAATGTCTAATGAAAAAGTAAACCTCAACTCAATTCAAAATAAAATTGTATCTCGTGGTCGAAATGGAGGAAAAAAGAAAACAAAATCTCTTTTTGATACTCCATTAGAAAACAGAACTTATTGGGGAAATGATGACGGTAGTAAACTTAAAGTTTCACTTGCTCGTAATGCTATTCGTAAAGATATGAAATTCGGAATTCTTTTTGATGTAGATTATGATGACCTTACTCGTGTTCTAAATAAAGAGTATAAACAAGAACTAATCAAATTTCAACTCGAATTGATGAAAGATTTAGTAATGGATCGTGAAATTATGATTGTAGAAATAGACAATCATAAATGGCAAATACAATGGTTAATCTAAATTAACCAATAAACAAAAACTAAACATTAGCAAGGCAATAGGTATTCCTATTGCCTTTTTTGTGTTTAAAAACAAATAGAAAGAATGGTGATAACCAATGTCTCAACAAAATACAAACTTAAAACCAAAGATAATTATGAATACTTATCTAAATCTAAACTACGTTCTTCGTAAACAACTAAGAAGAATCGAATCAGAAATCGAAAGATACTTTAATGATGAAGGACATTATTATGGTGATGGTTTGAATGAAGTATGCGATATTAGAGATTTAGTTATGACAGAAATTGATTCATTAGGCGAAAAGATAGAAAATCTTGCTTTTTGTACCAATATGTCAAATGAATCATTTGACCATCTGTTAGATAACTATGCTGTTGAAATATTAGATGGAATACAAACATACAATCAAGTTGGTGAGTATCTAAGTGAATTTGATTACTCAGATATGAACGAATCCTTCTTGAAAGAATTCAGTAAGCTATACGAAAAAGAATAAGGAGAAAAAAATGGCAATCTGTAAAATCTGCAATAATGAATTTATTGAAGAAAGATATGAAGCTGGTTATGATTATTGCTTAGATGAAGTATGTAATCGAATTGGTTTAGATGAAAGAGAAAGAGAATTCCGGAAAGTTTATACTCCGGCATTATTGCATAAATGCAATTACTTTTGGATAAAGAAAAGCGAACTGCGAGACTTAAATGTTAGAGCAGACATGTTACAAACAGGAGATTAAACAATGGATTATGAAGAATTTACAAATTATCAATTGTCAATACACCCCGATTTTGTTTCATATCAATTGAAGGAAGACGAAATTAAAGTTTTCCTTTCTGCTGATTATGGAGTTAATTCAAAATCTGGAAATAAAACAATTGGAAAAGAAATTGTTAAAACAATTAATTCTTTTCATATCAAAAAAGATAGAGAATGTTTTTATGCACAAAGAGTTAAAGACTCTGCAATTAAAAACCTTAGTCAAAACAAAAGAGTAGGCAGTGCAATAAAAATGGGCATTGCTTCTAACTATGTACATCAAATGATGTTGTATCAGATTAGAACATTTTTGTTTTTTAAAAAATTCCCTGAGTATTTGGAGGTCAAATAATGGAAATGGTTACAGTATGTCCTTGTTTTTCTTGTGGAAAACAAATTACTTATTTAACATTTGGAAAGAGTTCTTTAATGAGTCCAGAAGATGCAATTGAAGTTTTGATTGAAGGTGGTTATGGTTCTAAATTTGATCTTTCTCAAATGCTTATTTGGATTTGTGATGAATGTATTCAACAAAAAATGAAAGAAAGAGTCTTTATGATTAATGAAGATATAACAAACGATTACACAATGGAGAATGAAAATGATTGATGAAATCCCAGAGGAATACCTTATGAAAGATACTCCATACGCAACAAGAAATCAAAATGGTGTCGTTACCTTTTTTGATTCAGTAGAAGAAGCTATTGCTGATTTTATTGGATATGAAGGATATCGATTAGATATTGAAGTTAATGGTGTAGTTGTTTTTATCTACAGAGATGAATTACCACTTATGTCAAAAGCTCAACCCGGATCTTTAGCATATGATAATCCCTCAAAGAGGGTTTCATATGAAGCTAAAGTAATAGTAGAAAGAAAGTAATATGAACAATATTAAAAGAACAGATGAAGCAAACGCAAGTGGTACTTGTTTACAAGGCTATGTAATAGCCACATATGAAGAATTAGTGAAAACATTTGGTGAACCTGATTATGGACCTAATTCTGTTGATACAGATAAAACAACTTGTGAATGGGTATTGGAGTATAACGAAAGTAAATACTGCACCATTTATGATTGGAAACTAGGAGAAACACCATTCTTTAAGTATGAGTGGCACATTGGCGGAACTGAAAGCAAATGTGTAGAAGTATTGCAGAATGCTATTGAAGAAATGAGAAAGCAATAATGAAAGACAAGCCCAAATATCAATGGATATTACATCATACTAGATCAACTGATAGAGTATTTTTTGGTCCATTTGAAAGCTATGAAGAACTTGATTTGTTTTATGGAACAATTGCAAGAGCAGAGCAAATTCATTGCTCTGTTGAATTATTAATCAATCCATTTGTAGCATCATATGATGAATGGTGGTATAACCCATATGATGAGCTACAAAAGAAAAACCCCGAATTATTTAATAGAAAGAAAGAAGAAGCAAATGTCAACTGATATTTATGATTTTACAACTGAACACGAGAAAGCATTATTCTCAATTACAAAACACTGCTCTTGGTGTGGAAATTGGATTGTCATTAATATGACATATCGTCAACATGAAGCTTATGTTGAAAAAACAGCATATGTGCAAGATATCTTTCCGCATATTTCAAAAGAAGAGCGTGAAATGTTGATTAGTGGAACACATCCTAAATGCTGGAATGAAATGTTCGGAGATATTGATGAAGATGAAGAAGAGGAAATTGATTCTTATGCTGGAAATGAATGAGAAGCTTAGATTCATAGATGAATTTGAAATAAGCGTTCATAAAAAAATCTCTAATATGAAATTTGGAGAGTGCTTGTCAATTGAAACTGTTGCTAAAACAGAAGAAGAGAGAAAAGCGATCAGAAAAGCAATTGAAAAGTCAGCAAAATATAATTGCATGGTTTTAAGATTGCATTGGTTAAAAGATAAAAACATTGTTAAAGTAACACACGAAATATAAAGGAAATTATGACCCCAGAAAACAAATTAGAAGAATACATTGAGAATCTTTGGTTAAAAGATGGCTTGATTGTTTTTCCTAAACGAGAAGAAATTGAAGAAGATGACGAAAGCCTTGACTTGTCAATAAATATTGATTGGTTCTTATGGGAAAAGGAAATGCACTCATGAAGACATTTAATTATGAATGTAAATCTTGTGGTGAGTTATATCACGAAAAGACAGAGACTGGATATTGCGTAATTTGCGAAGGAAGTTTGGTTGAAGTCAATTCACTTGATTATGACGAAGAATATGATAATGATAAAGATTGGAATGGAAGGTATATATAATGAGAGAATATATGGAAATTGGCTCAACGCCATATGATGAGCCTTGTGCTCAAGTTGGTTCAGATGATTACAGAAATCGTGCTGAAAAAGAAATGGATACTTATGTAAGTCTATTGGAAAGGTTATTTCCAGAAGCTTCAAGTAAAAATATTAACTTCAAGAAAAAATGGTTTCAACATGATTTTGGAACATATGGTGAAGTTTGTATGTATTGGAATACAGAGGATGAAGAATCTGATAGTTATGTTTATGAGATTGAAAAAAGATTACCAGAAAGCTGGGATAAAGTAGCAATGGAAGAGTTAGGAATAGTAAATGATTAAGATATTTAGTTTTGCGATTATATTTCTAATCGCAGTACCAACAGTATTGATTGGATTAGCAATGATGATTAGTGAATCAACCGATGAAAGGACATCGAAATGAATAAGGAAAGAATGTTACAACTAGCAGATTATATTGAAAATCTGCCGGAACACAAATTTGAAATGCAGTATTGGATTTCAAACAAGATAGAGCAAGGTACATTCAATAATAAACCGTATTGGTCAATTGAGTCTTATCCCTTGTGGCATAGCAATCCAGAAACATTAGTAGAACCTTTAAATTGTGGTACTGCTTGCTGTATTGCTGGTTGGGCTGCTGCAATTGAAAATAATTTTAAACCAATTTCTCTTCTGCAAGATGGAAAATCAATTGAAGATAGAGCAGCAATATGGCTTGATCTAAATCAACAAGAGGCACATAATCTTTTCTTAATTGGTTTGGATAGTGTATGGGTTGATTATATTGCTAAAACCGATATTGAGCTTGATAATTATGAAGAGACTTTTACAAGTATTACAAATAAAACAGCAGCATTAGTTATTAGAGACATTGCTAATGGAGTTATTGATATTGATAGAGAATATGATTCTGATGAATCTAGGGAGTATTTAGAAGAATTGGGGTACTTTGAAGATGATGAATTCTAATGATATTTTTATTTATTCGGATAATCTTGTTCGTTGTGCAACTGATGCCTTAACTAAACCAGAAGATTTTGGTTATTGGGGTCCAGAAGATACTTTTGTAACTTGGGGTTTTTGTGGAATTGATAAAACAAGAGATTCTAGTGTTATGGATATCTCAAACTTTGAAACAATTTCTCAAGAGCTAATGGATGATTATCCGGATGATTTTAGAATTGAAAACTATAGCCATTGGGCTTGTGGTTCAATTGACCGTTTGATTTGTCGTATTCTAAAGCGAGAAACCAATGTTGAGTTAGACAATATTACAGATGCTTTTAAAAAAGCTATGATTTGTAAAGATAAACTTGGTGCTTACCCTGTTTATGATGAAGAGGATTATCACAATAGATTATATAAGGAAGCAATTGGTTGTCTTTATGATTTGCCAGATTATCTAGAAAATATGATCGACACTAATGTTCCAAATTATGGTGAAGATATCTACTATGAATTGACAGCAAATATGAACATTGAATTCGATGTAGATGGTGAACAATATCCAAAGGATGATGATATTAAGTATGCCGTTTATAGTTTGCAATATTGGAACGATGAAGCAACTGAAGAATGGAATGAATGGACAGACCAAAACGGTATGGAAAGAATTTCTACAAGAAAGAAAAACCCTAATCAATTAAAACTATTTGAGGATTAATGAACGAAATACAAACAAAAGAAGTAAGAACGGAATTACACCGTGTCTTAGAAAATATGGATATACCAAAGATGAGGTTTGATGATTTGGGTTGGCTAACCCGGAACATTGGAATTAATAATTCAAATCATCCAAACTTTATCCTAGCAACTTGGTTAATAGAAAAGCTTAAGGAGAGCAAAAATGAACAAGTGTCCTCAATGTAGATTGGAAAATCTAACATTTATTGACAGTCATGAAAATGTAATATGCGAAAATCCAGAGGATAAAGCATTTCTTTCTGATTGGGAACAATATGAATGTCAAAATTGTAATCTCATTTTTGATGTTCAAGATGGAATTATTGAAGTAAAAGAAATCATTGGTCTAAATCATTATGCATTTAGATATAAATTAACAACAAATTGGGAGAAGGTTTATAATGAACTTGGAATATGAAAACAAAGAGCGTGAGCTAACACATGAAGAATTAGAAATGGAAGCCGATGCAGCATTGGATATTGAATACCAAGCTCATCTTAAAGGTATTTCGGTTCAAGACTACATGGATTTAATGACATTAAGACTTAATCAAGTCCATCAGGCAATTGATGATGATTATGAAATTGGTGATGAATATGATTGGGATAGATCAGATAGAAGCCAATATTGTAAGCATGGTAAATTCATTGGTTCTTGGTGGGGACCAGACATTCTTTGTGGTTATTGTGAAGCCGGAGAATAAACATAGAATCTTAGCGCATACTAAAATTCACCAAAAAATAAAGATAAACAAACGGGCGTAAGCCTAAAAGGAAAGATAATGGAAAATCAAAACACTGCACTATTTAGTGCATCAATGGTATTGACAGCATATGTCGATGAAAATGGAAATGTTAAATATGTAAAGTCATCTTGGGATGAACTTTTCGAAAAAGAGAAAGAAGAAGAAAATGCCTAACTGGTGTATGAACACATTAGAAATACAAGGTCCAATTGAAGATGTGGATAAATTCATGGAAAAGATTAAATCTGTTGAACCAGATAAACTTAGTCTTTTCAATGCACTTATCCCAATGCCAACTGAATATATTGGTGAACCTGCAAGTATGACCAAAGAAGAAAAAGATTGGTCAGATACTGAAAAGCTTTGCTTTGAAAAGTATGGTCATAAAGATTGGTATGGATGGTCTATTGCTAACTGGGGAGTTAAATGGGATATTAGCGATGGTTATATTTCAGATGAAACTCTTGTTACTAAATATAACATTGATAAACAAGCAACCGAAGAAACAGGTGAGAAACTTGTAATAATGCAATACTCAACTCCTTGGGCACCCGGAGATGAAAGTTTAGCTGAAGCTTTTTGCAGAGATGAATACAAATCACTTTCTTTTCATATTTATTATGAAGAAGGTGGAATGGGATTTCACGGTGCTTTGACAGTACATAAAGGTGAAATTGTATATCAGGAATCTGATGATATGAGTACTATAAGAAAATGTCTAGAAGATTCTCTAGACTGGATTTAACAACAAAACAACAATAAAAGGAAAAATAATAATGGAAACAGCACAAGAAAAACTAGAAGCAATTTTTAATTTGCTTTATGGAAAAGATGATACAAAAGAAGCAATTGCTTATGGTATTACAAAAGATAAAGATAATAATCTTATCAGTAAGATCATTACTAAAGGAGATGATATCTATGAAATGATTGATACTCTGCACGAAGATAAAACATATCTAGTAAATGATTTTGTATCCGTTAGAACAACTGGTTGGGCAGCCCCTTTGGGTGCTAATGGTGAAGTTGAAGGTGCGCCAAGTCAGCACCCAAATCGTAGGCGTGTATGTTTGTTTGTAAGTTTAGATATTCTAAACAAAGAAGTAATCGGAAGCTGCCTTAAATTTGACGATGATGAAGAAGTTATTTATGACTTCAATCAAGCAACTGGTTCATTGGCATTGGCATTGGAAAGTCTGGTCGAATAATGGGGTTAGACAATATGCCAAATGTTTATCCTTGCGTAAAGGAAAACACAGCCATTATGAATGATGGTCGGATTGATTGTGAAGCAACTATAAACGCTAATCAATGTCCATACAAAAGAGAAAAAGAAAGTGATCCATTAACTAAAGACATGCGTTCAATATATGGAATGTTTGGAACTGAATGCTGGTATAGAGGAAAGTATGGTAATAACCTACTTGCTAAAATGAAGCGTCATAACAATGATTTTCCATATGATGAAGATGGATTTTATGGAAATGGAGAAGATGGCATATCAGAAGATGAATGCGAAACAATGTCAGAAGTAATGGTTAACTTTACTGAGTCATGGATTCATTATGTAGATACTAAAGGTATCGCAGAAACAGGGGAGGAAAGAGAAGCTTTAATTAACGACTGGATTTATGCAGCTTGGTGGTTAAAGTTTGTAGGAAATTATGGAGAAGGCTCAGGAGTTTGGTACTAAATAGATGTTCAGTATGGATGACTTTGACAATATACAAAAACCTAGTGAAAGAAAGGAGGCTCCAGATTATATAATAGAAGACCCGGATTTTCTAAATCAGATGATGACAGTTGCTCGAATAATTAGAGAAACTGATTTTGATGACCACGAAAGTCGTGCATCTTTCATTATGCATATGATTAATATGTCGATAGATGATCCTAATAATGTTCACGAGAAATCGTTAGATGTTGTTAGTGCATTATCATCTCATATTTGTATGATGATGATGGCTATTAATGGTGGAAAAGAAACATATTTATCAAGTTATGATAATTCTGTTATTCAACCAATGATAGATGATGGTCCACATATTCCAATCTGGGATAATTAAAATGTCAACAATTACAATTAATTGGTTAGATGAAGCTGCTTGTTTAGGTCAAGGAACAGATTTGTTTTATACAGACACTGTTTATACATCAGAAACAAAGAAGATTATTGCCAAAGCTAAAACATTTTGTAATAGTTGTCCGGTAGTTGCTGATTGCTTACAATATGCAATTAATAATGAAGAAAGGTTTGGGGTTTGGGGTTCTTTTTCATCAAAAGAAAGAGCATCAATCCGAAACCATTTGAAAACCAATGACATTACAAAAGATCAAGCAAAGGCAATGGTTAATAAAACAGTATTGCAAGTAAAAGAAACATTCAAAAATACAATATTTGTGGAGGGTGATAATGCCCGATGATATGAATCTTAATTTTGAAGGAAAAATAACAAATAAGGATGTGCGAGAAATATTGCATGTTCCGGTATTTATTACCAAATCAATAGACAACAAACAAGAGAAAGAAGAAGAAAATGAGTAATCCAACTTGTTCAGAAAGGATTGCAAAGCAAATGCAATCCATGAATGAAACATTAGAAGAGCTTTATGACAAGATTAATCAATTTGAAGACTCAGAAGTGAATGAGGAAGGAATGGATGAGTATATCAACCTACCTTTGTCAATTGAAACATTCAAGATAATCAAAGTTTTATTCTCAACTGGAGGTCCAGCAGATTGGATTGAAATTAAAGTTGATGAAGATGACGGAGAAGTTATTGATGTTGATTACCACTTCTCAGATTGGTTTGACCACGCACAGGTTAAAGTAGAAAAAAATAGTTATCTTTGGCAATATGCTGAAGAACGAGCAGAATTAGAAAGAAACTAAAGGAAAACAAAATGGAAAATATTAATGTAACACTAGGTATTGACGATGAGTCAATGGAGAAACTTTCTTCACTTCTTGAAGAAACACTAAAGGATTCTTTGACAGAATCAATCAAGAACGATATTGAAAATGATATCGATGTTGATGACAATATTAGCAATTGGATGGATTATAACTTTGATGTTGAAGATCATCTTCGAAATGTAAACTTGAATGACTACATTGATGATAAAGATATTGAAGGTTCAGCACTAGAGCTTCTTGGAAGTTATAGTCCACTTAATGATTGCGATACAGCTAATGCTTTTACTGAAGCAGTAGCAAAAGCAATTCGTTACCTTCTGATGAAGGATCAATTAACTGTTGAAACTATTGAAAAAGCACTCGAAAAGCGTTCTGAAAACAAGAAGCGTGACGAGATGAAAGCATCTATTATGGAGGAAATTAAACCTCTTATGTTTGATGAGTTCAAAGCTGAACTTGAGCGTTATGCAGCACATGTTGAATATGAAAAGGCTCAAGAAATCGTAAGACAGACTAATGCTGTTGTTATCCCAGAAGTTACACCGTGGACTCGTGAAAACGATATCGGTTACTAAATAAAAAAAGAAATCAGAGGGGGGAAGAAATTCCCCCCTCTTTTACAAAAGGAAATTAAAATGTTAAAAGATTATATCGTAATCTCAAATAAAGCTGAAACCGTAAGTCGTATCTCTTTAGAAAAGCTAGGTTTTTCTACTAAGAGAAATGACGCTAAGACTATTGGTCAATTTGGCTCTGGAATTAAATATGCACCAATTGCTGCACTAAGGAATGGACTTGAATGGTTCTTTACCGGAAATGATAACAATGGTCCATTCACTCTTGAATACATTGTTCAAGAAGAAGATGGAGTTGAGTGTATTGCTTATAAGTATGGAGATCAAATTAAATCATCTTCTTTTACTCTTGAAGCAGGAGTAATGTCTTGGGAAGACCCATTCCAAATTTTACGCGAACCTATTGCTAATGCAATGGATGGAGCAACAGTAAATGAAGATGGATGGTATAACATTTTTGTTATTACTGTTGATACAGATGACCCAGAATCAATGAAAAAGCTTGAACCTCGTGAAGGTGTATTCTCTGTTTATATCACAGCATCTCCTAATCTAATGAAGGTTGTTAATAATTATGATGCATACTTCTCTGTAAAGCGTGAAGTATTGTTTGATAATCATTTTGGTAAACTTCTCGATAAGTTTGATAACACATCTCGATTTTATACATTAAATGTTCTTGTAAAACATGATGAAACAAGTAATTCCATTTTCGATTACCAATTCGATAGTCTTGAACTAAATGAAGAGCGAAGTGTTAAATCATTATGGGATCTTGACTACAATGTATCCAAAATGATTTGCAGTGTTACTAATCCAGATATTGCTGAAGAATATATCTCTGAGTTTGTAGGGGCTAAAGCAGAGGATAGTGGTATTTGGGAACTAAATCGTTTGGCTAGTCAAAACTTCAAATATCACGGAAGCGATGTTTCTCACGAAGTTTGGCAGAAAACTTGGAATAATCTTTATACAGAAAAAGCTGTGATGCTTAATGGTGATCAGAATTCAGATTCTCTTCGTTTGGCTGTTATTAGTCGTGGATATCAACCAATTGTTGTAGCTAATAAAACAGCTTACAATATTTTATCATCAATGGAAATCAAATCTCTTTTTGACATCTTGGGTGAACAAGTTGATTATGAAATTGATGACGATATTAGTGGATATCCTCGTTTGCTTGAAGCAATTGAAATTGCATCATCTTTTGAGACCGGAATCATTCCCCTACAGAATGAAATTGGCGTGTTTGAAAGTAAAAAAGAAGGTGTAATGGGAATGTGCGTGAGTATTGGTGATAACAAAAAGCGTATTGTCATTGAGAAATATCACGCCAAGAATGGAACAATTCAGGAACTTGTTGGCACACTGATTCATGAATTTGATCATTACAGCACTAATGTTGGTGATTCAGCCGATATGATTGGCAGAGAATTTAGGAATATTGCAGACACAAGAATTGGTGGATTGATGGTTGAACATTACAAGCAAAATATCCTCGAAAAGAAGTTTGGTGGTGCTTATATTGCAATCAGTAAAATGTCTTCAATGTCTAACCTAAACTACAGTTCAGAGTATTCTGAAATTCTTGGTAAAACAATCCTTGGTATTGGAGGATTGAGTTTCATTATTGAATGTAGCAAATCAGCGATTGAAAAATCAGGAACTTGTTTTGTTGATAATACAGGTAAATATCTGTATGTTCCTATTAACGGAGAATTCGAAATCATAAAGGAGATTTTGTAATGGGTAAAATGACTTGGGCTATTTGTATCTTATTGGTATTTGTTGCCTTTCCAGTATTGGCAGTATTAACATTAGGTTTTCTTTTAGCTATTATGCTAGGAGGAGGTGCTTAAATAATGCCTAAATTTGAAAATTATTTTATTGTTGAATATCGTTATCCGGTAAAAGTAGAAGATGTTTCTACTGTTCAGGAAGCTATGTCAAAAGCAAACAGGATATGTGAAAGAGTATTTGGTTTCAAACCTGATAATTGGTTTGCAAGAATCTTTGAGTATTCAACAAGGCAAAAGGATCCCGGATTAGTAAAGGAATACTTTTATAATCCAAACTCATTGACCTATAGAGAGATTACAAAGAATTTTGGATACTTTTCACAACTATTAGCTGACGGTAAAACGCCAGATGATGTTATGAATTATGAAGAAGTCTTTGGTCGTCTTGAATCTGATGGTGAAGTTAAAATTATTTATAAGGAAGAAAAAGATGGTGAAGGATAGGATTATCCTTTGCGCTGGCTGTTCAGAAAGATTTAGTTCAAACAAGACCGAGGTTTATCGTAAAAAACGATGCTGTGGAAATCAAAATTGTATTCAAGTAATTGATCAAAAAGTAGCCAACGCAAATTATAAAAGACAACAGAAGAAAATTAAGAATGGTAAATTCCGACACGGAGTTCCAATTGATTTAAAACAAAAGGTATATGAAAGAGATGGGCATAGCTGCAAGTTGTGTCTTGGTCTTATTAAAGAAAAAGAAAGAGAAGTTCATCACATTGTTCCTGTATCTGAAAATGGTGCAGATGATTTGAAGAATCTAATCTTGCTTTGTAATAATTGTCACACAACAGTTCACAAGAAAGGACACACTAATTATTATGGCAAATTTAACACCTATATTGGAGACTTGGAAAAGATATCTTGATGATAATGATCTTTATAAGTGGTGCGAGTCAATCGTATTTCTATTAGAGATTTTTTCAACAGATTTTGAATTCAAAGCGACACTTATTGACGAGGCTAATAAAGTTTTCTTACTGAAGCTTGATAATGATGCTAAATCGGATGTATTTTTCTTCCTTCTAGGGAAAATGAAGTAATCATACGGATAGGTGATAAAATTGAATAGGTACAGAAAATGAGAATTGACCCTTTTAGAGAACACAGAGATAGCCTATTCACAGACTTTGCTTTGCAAATATTTAATGCACATGTATCAGATAACAGTCAAGATAATCTATCTCAATTGATGGATTCTTACCAATCAGAAGCAATGGATAATCCAGCATTTATGCCGGGAGTTATCTTTGGTTCAATGGTTCATATGTTTATGATGATACAGATGTTGGCAGAAGAAAGAGATATTGAAAAAGAAGATATGATTAAGGAATATACAGATTATTACAACATCAACAGGGTTAAATTAGCCAAGATGTTAGGTAATAGACCAGAATATGCGAATAAACTTATTCGTGAAATGTTTAAAGATCCAGAATAATAGAAAGATAAAATAAAATGGGATACTATATCGGAACAGAAGATGTAAATATCTTCCTAGACAAAGAACACTTTGATGATGTTTATAAAAGAATGTGCGAAATCAATGACTATGATGACCTAAAGCGTGGAGGTTCTTATGGTGGAGATGAAAAGCAAGTAGAAGGTCAAAGATATAATAGCAAGAAATGGTTTTCATGGATGGCTTATGATTATCCTGAAACCTGTCCAGATATGAAATCAATTTTTGATGCATTGGGATTTGAATTAGAGTTTGATGAAAATGGTAACTTAGTTGGTCTTGGTTATTGGGATAAAGCTGGATCAGAAGATTATTTCTTATCTTGCTTTGCCGGTTATGTTAAAGACGGAAGCTATATCCAATGGAAAGGTGAAGAGACTGAAGATTATTACAGATATCTTTTCAAGGATGGTAAGATGATTTATCAAAGAGCAGAGATGATTCTTAAATACTCAGATGAGAATTCTGAGACTTACGAATTTGGTAAACCATCCTCATCAGATGTGGCAATGATAGAGTGGTCCAGAAAAAGACAAGAAGAAGCAGAAAAAGCTAAAGCCCTTGCTGCGTCTGAGAATAACCAATAAGATTATGCCTGTTATTACCTATAAGGTATAATAGATAGATTACTTTTTAAGGAGGTGATGTAGATTGACATAAAATTTGTGGAACAAGTAGCATTATAAAATTTGCAGTAATCTTGTTTCGCAACCTTAGCAATACGCTAATACGGCTAATTGATGTGTTTGTAGATACAATCAATTTCCCGTAAAACCAAAAGTTTTAAGGAGCGAAAAATGAAAACTAAAAATAAAATTAAAAACATGTTGTTATGTACAGCATTAATTACAGGAATGGTTGCAACTAATGCATCAGCAAAAGTTAATACAGTTCCTACGGAAATACCTCAACTAACTTTCAGTGAACTTGGAAAGCCAAGAGCTTTGGATTTATATTGGCATAGAATGGCTCAATGTGAAACCGGAGGCGATTGGAAAAACAAAGGTCAATGGTCAGGTGGTTTAGGTATTTATAAACAAACTTGGATTGGATATGGCGGAAAAGAATTCGCATCTAAACCAGAATTTGCAACAATAGATGAACAAATTATTATTGCAAATAGGATCTCAACTCAGGGATATCAAACCAAAAATGAGTTCCGAACATTTGAGGATAGACAAAAGAATAGACCATTCTTTAGAGAACCAGTAGGCTTTAGCGGATGGGGATGTAAAAAGAATGTTGGAAATCCTGTGTTGTTTAAAAAATTCCCTGCGAAAACATTACTTCATCAATATCATCTTGGTGAAAGAGGTTCTCTTGTTAGTAACCTTCAAAAAATTATTGGTGCAGTACCAGTAGATGGATATTATGGTCCACATACTGATTCTGTTTATAATAAGTTTATGAACAAATACAGGAAGTATCTCATTGCCGAATACGAGAAATATAAACATCTCTCATAAGTAAGCAATAAGTAGCGGTTGATTGATACCGTAAAACCTCATGCCTGACATATGTGTGAATAAATTCAATCAATATGTCATTCAGCTTCTATAGTTAAAGGGATATAACTACGGACTTCTAATCCGTTATTTTAGGTTCGAATCCTAATGGAAGCACTAAGAGATTAAGTATAGGTCGTTATTGGATATTCCTTCCTATACTTAATCTCTTTTTCTATACCCAAAAACAAGTAAAGAAAGGCATAAAGATTTGAGCGCATACTCAATTTATCCAAAAAGTAAACCTAAACAAGATGGCGTAAAGCTAAAAGGAAAAAAATGACGAACAATCATATTAAAAGAAAACAGTTTATAGAAGCTGCTCAAAAGTTATGTAATCCAATTGTGGAATTGACTATTGCTTGGCAAGAGTTATCTAGTGAAGATAATGGAGAGACATCAATTGATTATCCATTTATTGGATCTTTTGATGAATGGGTTTATTCTTACAATGAATGGCTAGATAAGTTAGAAGAGAAGTTCTCGATAAAAACAGATGATTTCAAACCAACAATTACGGTTAAAGATTTGAAAACAATTTTGGATAAATTAGATGATGACATTCAGATAGTTATACGAGATGAAAAATCAGATTGGTGGTTGAACATTGAATCACTTGAATTACCAGATGAAGATAATGGAAGCTTCACACTTACATTTAATCCAAAAGACAATTTTGATAACAGACAATTCTAAAGAAAGAAATAAGATGAGAACAAATATGAGCTGGTCAAATGATGATATTGAAGTACAAGATCATTATATTGAGACAGAGAACTATGAAGCATTAGCAATTTTCCATGCAGATTGTGCAAGTCAATTAATGCTGTCAATGAAACCAAAAGAAGGTGTATTTTATAACACGACTCCTTTCCCTTTTATTGAAGCACAAATTCATGCACAACTATCAACAACATTTGCAACACTTGCAATTAGTAGAGGAGTAGAAACCAATGAGAAAAAGTAAAATGGTAAAGCTAATCATTGAAGCAATTCAAAGACCCGGAGAAGATTATACAGATGGAGAATGTATGGATGAAGTTATCCAAATTGTAGAGAAAGCCGGTTATGACTTTAAATGGGATGAATGGCATAAATCACAAGATAAGAGTGCTGGTTATAGATTAATGCCAGTATCAGAATACAGGAGAGATTAAATGAGTAATGATGCTTATTTTGAAGCAGCAATGGATAATTATGAAGAGGAAGATGATGAGTATGAATCGGAAGATATTGATGAAGATGAAGAAGAAGGTTATTGCCCAGCCTGTGGTTTTCCAAATTGCAGCGGATTTTGTTTATAGGAAGGAAACATTATGACTAAGTACAAGATATACGAATTATACAATTATACATTGACTTACAATGTTGAAGCAGAAAGCGAAGAACAAGCAATAGAGCTAATGCAAGATGATCCTTATGAATATAGGGATTTTGAATTAGAAGATAACGAAGAACACAATATGGTTTATAGGATTATAGAGAAAGTAGTAGAAAATGAAGAAGCTATTCGTAGTAACTAGGTTTTATCATTATGCAGAAATGTATGATGTTGAAGCTGAAACAGAAAAAGAAGCAATTGAAAAATTAGAAGAAGGATTCTTGAGTGGTGAATTTGATGAGCCAGATGATATCTATCAAGAGTTTGATTTTTATGAAGCACAGGAGATAACAAAATGAATTCAATAGAAGCACTAGAAATATACCAAAAGATTGCAAGAGCAGATTGGTATTACAACTATTGTGATGATTATGGTGCATTTTTAAAAGGTCAGGCTTCTTGCAGTGCTGTTAAATCTTTTATTGATAAAAGAGAATGGTCACAAGATGATGTTGAAATGATTAGAAATGAAGCAATGAACGCAATTGCATTAGATACAAGAAGTGATGAAGAATCGAAGAATAAAAGAGTTACTTGGTGGAATGAAAAGATCGACCAATTATTTAAAGGGAAAGTACAATGACATTAATTACAAACGATTATGAAGCATTTGTGTTCATCAAAAATCATTTGCTTACGCAAAATGCAAAATCAATAGAAGACAATGGTGATTGTTTATATCGAGGATATTCTCAAGAAAAAATTAATGAATTGAGAGATAGTGCTCATATTCTTGCCAAAGAAGAGTATGACATTGAGGAAGTTGGTTCATCATATTTTGATGATACTTACAATGATATTTTTCGTGAACTTGTACTTCAAACAGTTCCTGACGCAATGTGTGCAGTGGGTTGTATTGTTTTAGATGACTTTTATGATTCCGAAATGGAAGGAAAAACAATTGAGTTTGAAGAATATGTTTGGGACTCTGTTGTTAAATCAAATCCTGCTTGGAAAATGACGGAATCATCATATCGTTTGCTACAGAAATTGCAATCTATTCACGATACACATGAAGTAGATAGCTGGGAAGTTAATCTATCTCTATTGAATGTACAATTTGATAAATACGGTGACTACACAGGAAGATAATGAAATGATTACAGAAAAACAAGCCATTGATTGGTCAATTAAAATTAGAGATGCAGATTGGAATTATCATTATATTGATGATTATGTATCTTGGAATAGAGGTAGAGAAGAATGTCTTAGTGTCTACAATGACGCAAAAATAGCAAAACTTACTGATGATGATATTCAATTAGTTGTTGATGTCTTTCTTTCAGCAAGACAAACCAATACAGAAGAATATATCCAGACACAAACACAATTCATTACAGATATTTTTACAAGGAGTAGATAATGGAAAACGAACAGTCAAAAAATAAAAATAGTCGGTTCTCAAATAAACTTGATGCCGACCCAGTTGATTTTGGATTTACAAGGTCTGAAATTATGAAAATCCGTGGCTATGAACCAAAGAAAAAGAAAGCAAAAAAGAATGGAAACTGACGATGAAGTGTTCCCTGAACGAATCAATGTAATGAAAGTTATTACATATGATGTTGAAGGCATTAGACAACAGATTGTTGCAGATAATGGAGAAGTAACTTTAGAAGAAGTTATGGACAGAATATATCTTTATGCAAAAGATGACTTTAGCTGTGGCTGGGGTCATGAAGCAAATATAAGAGATCTTATTTTTACAGATGAGAACGGAGAAGAGTACTGATGGAAATTGAAGACATTAGCCAAGATGTTTATTTTGCATTTGGTGAGGATTGGGCAACTGTTTATTATCAAGATAGAGCTGTTCAAAAGTTTAGCGGAAGCGATTCCTTTGATAAAGCAAAACAACTAGCTGACCGTTTTAGTAGGTTAGGTAATACTTTGGAGGTAAGAGATGTTAGTTAAATACACAATTCATAGAATTGATACACCAAAACTTGCAATTAAAAATCACTGGACTGATGAAGCTAGTGAATACTGGAATAATGAAGATGGTTGGGGTCATAAATCAACTGCAACCGTCTTTGAGGATAAATATTACAATCTTCCATTAGATGGAGAATGGGTTGAAATTTATATAAATGAGCCAGTAGGAGAATACAGTGCTTAAAACATACACAGTAACAGCAACCGGAACATATTTTATTCAGGCAGCTAATGAAATTGAAGCCCAAGACATTATCTACGAAGCAATGTTAGGCAATGGAGATACCAGTATTTTAGGTTGGGGCGAAATTCATTACGACATGAAAACAGTAGAGGGTTTTCATACAACTATAGAAAGGGTTGATTAGAAATGGCTCATTATTATTACTTGGTTTATTTTGACGAGGAAACAAAAGAATGGATTCACGATGTTGATTCAGAAGAAATTCGCCTAGAAGGTAAGACTATTTGGAATACTGAAACGGAAGAATGGGAAAGTGGATACCTTGGAGATGGTATCTGGAATGATAAACAAGACAAGACTGATGAGATTATGAATGATGGACTTCAATATCTAAATCGTATCTCAGCAGTTTGGCATCTAAAAAAGGAAAAAAATGGAAACTGATTATAAAACAGAGTTCAAGTTTGAATATACAAATACATGCACCTGCACATTCTATGACGAAGATAAAGATGAATATCTTGAATCATCAGATTGTTATGGAGATTGTTGGGAATTTGTATTAGAAGACTTTAGTAATATCACAAAGAGTTTGTTTGATAAAAATGACACTCTGTGGTGGAAAGTATCTAATTTGAGATTATGGAATGGAGATACTTCAGGATTTGCTCACGCAGATACGCCGGCAAAGTTAATCCAAGCTATGACAGTAAATAGCTCTTGGACAATTACAGGAATAGTAATGGATGATCATATTGAATATTCATTATCTCATCATGATGCCCCAACGGGAAGTAATACTCTATTATCAATTGTTACAGAAGAAGAAAGAGAAGAATGGGGGTTGTACTGATGAAATTTGATATTGAATGGCTAACCGAGAATGAGCCGAAACAAAGAACTGATGTTTTCTATTGTGAAGGTTATCACCATAGTCCAGTTTGTTTTATAACCGGGAATAAAAGAAAAGTTTTAATCTCTTGTGATGGTGAAATGACAATTAGATATAAGCATAGTGTCTTGAAAAACTTTTGGGACTTATTAGGTCATGGTATCAAAACAGATTCAGATTTAAAAAAGTTAGATCATGATAATTATGATGATGAACCTTGGTTTGCAGCCTATGACATTACTAATAATTATGATGAAGTAGCAGGACATGAGACTTATGATGATTTAGGAATCATTGAAGGAAATCTTGATGAAATGATCAAGCTAGTAAAAGAATATCTTATAAAAGGAGAATACAGATGAAAGCAATATTAATAACACCGGAAAATGAAATTGAAGTCCTTGATGAGGACTTTGATCTCAAGACAATTCAAAGCTATTTGGGAGGCTGGATTGAAGTTGTAAACTTTGGTCCGGATAATCCACATTTCTTTGCTTATATTAACGAAGAAGGAAAACTCAATGGTTTGCCAGAAAATGAGATTGTAACTACATTTTGGTATAACTCAGGACAGCAGATTTTATTGGGAGATGTCATTGTAGGAAATGCATTGTTTTTTGGTCAAGTAGATGATGAGGGGAATGAGACAGATGTTCCTGATGATTTGATTGAGTTCTTTCGGATGATAAGAAAATGAGTAATAATGAACCATTTGAGTGGGGTATTCTTTGCACAAAATGCGAAGGACAAGCTGTGCCATTAGGCAAAATTGGCGACCTCAATTATTATAAATGCACAGATTGCGGAATGGATTACGCATACGAACATAGGGAATATAATGAAAAAGTATAGAATAAGCGTATGGGCTTGTATTGAAGTTGAAGCTAAAGATTTAGAAGATGCATTAGATCAAGCACACGATGCAGTCATAGGCTGTAATATAAAAACAAACGAATTTGAATTCGAAGCAGAAGAAATAGATTAGAAAGAAAATAAAATGTCATTAAATTGGTCAACACAAAAAGTAGAATACTTTAAACAAAACCCAGACGAGCTTTGGGTAAAGTATCGTAAAGGAACACCTGAAGAATACGAAGATGTAAATGCTGAAACAAAAGCGTTGATTTTTGGCTCAATGGCTCTTGGGCTTGGAAGTATTACAGAAAAAAATGCTTCCGAATGGTATGCAAGATGGAAAATGTATGAGAAATATGATGGATTTTCATTGTATGCTATGTTCAAAGAAGATGGCACATATGAAGACATCTATTTAACCCCAGAAGTTATCCTAAAGCATATTGGATTAGGTATGAATGTTTCTGACGAAACAACAGCAAATTGGTGCAAGCGTTTTAGTAAGCCTAGATATAAAGAAGAAACTGACCGACCTACTTTTGTTCAAGCAAAAGCTATGGTTATTGTTTTGAAAATGGAATTTGATTCCTTAATCAAAGATCTCAATAAAGAAATGGAGACAGTATAATGGCGGGTAAGAAACCAGCTAAAGTTAATTCAGCTACACAGAAAGAAAAGGTAACGATACAGCCCGGAAAAGCTGTAAAGTATCTTAGTTTAGTAAAAGGTGCAAATCCTTTCGTCTGTCCTACTTGTAATCGTAATCTATTTAAAGGGATTCTTTATGAGCACGATAATAAGACATACTGCAAGCGTACCTGTATCCCAAAAGTGGAGGCATAGTAATGAATTTAGGAAGCCTTAGTATCTTTAGAAACTCTCTTCAAATCAGAGAGTTTGCTAGAGGATATATTGCAGCAATGCCATTACAAAACAAATACCAAGATGAATATGATGAATGGCATGCATTCTCTGATGATATCGATATTAACTTCTATGTTATAGATGGATACATTAGGGCAACGGCTTATAAAGTCATTGATTCAATGATAGATACAGATCAAGAAGAATTGATCTACGAAGAAAAACTACTACTCAAACAACTAATCAAGAAAGAAACCTATAAATGAGTAAAACAAAGAACCTAAAGACAACGACAGAATTTCCATGTGGTCAAATGATTACAACAGTCAGAACCATGACTGATAAAGAAATGTTGGAAGAAGGTTGGGAGCGTAGGCATTATGAAAGCGTGAACCCAACTTGTTTTGTATTATCTGATGGATCTATTCTTTATCCTTCTTGTGATGAAGAAGGTAACGGACCGGGAATGTTTTTTGGAATAGTTGATGGAAGCCATATTGCTATCTCTTTAACAGAGAAAATTAGCTCATAAAGTTGAGATTAATTGTCCTAATACAATAGGATAATTGTCATAAGGATTATATAAAGAAAGGAGGGGTATGCGTAAATCGTGTACCTCTCCTTTTATAATCCATTACAGAGCCTCTGAGTGGGCTATGAAGTAAAGCTGGAAGGAGCTTTAATGAGGATATTAATTCAATACGGACTCATAGGATTAGCTATGTTTCTAATTTATACATTTGTCAAAGGAGACTGACATGAAGAAAAATCCAATGGTGAAGGTAAAACTAAGCCGATTAGATCTCGAAATCTTAGGCGAAGCCTTAGTTGAATCAGAGAGGGTTGTTCACATACTTGGTGATGAAGAATATATCGCTAGGTATAACCATATTGCCGATGTGATAGCTGACCGAATGGTAAATCTTTATAAAAAGAGAGAAAAAGCCAAAAAGCGTAGATTCCGGTATCAGAAAGTAAGGTTTGGACTATGGGGCTAGTTATGGAATGGAAAATGACAAAAGACTACAAAATAGATAGGGATGTATCAACATCAATTGAACAGATTGAGTTTGTACATAGCCTAATCCAAGAGCTAGAGAATAAAGGGGTCGAATTGCCGATGGGTGATTACAACCTTATTTATGACTATATTGAGGGGGCTAGAGATATCCTTATGGAATACGAAGAAACAATGGATTTCGAGGAGGAATCATGACTTATTACGAATGTGAAGAATGCAGCAGAACGCTGTCTATAGAAGAAATAAATTATGGGCACGATTGTGAGCCAAAAGAGGAAAGTGGAGTTATTTATGACCCAAGCAAAAGAAGCTATTAATATGACCCATAGTCATTATTGGAAATGTACGGATATTCCGGGCTATTTCTTATGTGAATGTGGGGCTATGTCCAGACACAATAGAGAAACCGGATCAAAAGAGATTTGGAGCCTTGAATCGGAAGGTGGCGAAATATGATACTAATAGACTTTCTATGTCTTATCCTGCTATATACGATTCACCGTTTGGTAGCCCAAAAGCCAAATGATGCCTTTGGGAATATGATGTTCTTAATCCTTGCGGGGTTCGGGTTCCTATTCTTATTCCTAGATGTAATTGAAAAGATAAAGGGATTGTTCTGAGATGATAAAGAAGAAGATTGATCCAAGTGATCGGCGGGAATATTTCTATGGAGAAAGTGTACATGAATATATCGGGGTTCTTGTAGAGATGATTCTAAAGATAGAAGAGTCTAAAGAGATAGGGAATCTAGATAAGGATCGTATAAGAGTTCTATTAACTGATTCTATTTCTATTCTGAACGAGTATTAACACACAGGTATATACACATATCTGTGGATTACATTGTGGATAAGCTACCCGTATAGATACCGTATAGTAGCAATCATGTAGTAAGCGCTCAACATGGCGCAAATATATACTAATTAGTAGTTAGTAACATAGCAATTAAAAGCCTTAGAGGTAAGTTAAATCTTATCTTTAGGGCTTTTTTTTGTGCCTAAAATCAGCATAAAGTAAAGAATAATCGATAAAAAACGATCAAAACATAGCAAAAACATACTATTTTGTATCAAAACATCGAACATTTGTTCGTATGTTGTGGATAACTTCGGATATGTACTAAAATTAAAGGTAAAGTTAAAGAAAAACAGCCTACATTAGAGAGCTGAATGCGTATTCGCCGGCTTTGTTCTATCTATAGCTATCTCTATCCCTATATATAAGCTAGAAGACTATCTAACCCGGAACTTTGCGGGAAAGCTCATAATTTGAGAATGTATAAGTGCCCCTTACCCTATATATATCCCTAGCTATAAAGTAAATAAGAATATTTGAAGGTATTTACCCCGATAGTTAATGTATTAGAGAATGAGGTAGAGAATGTGATAGTAGATATCCCAAATGCCGGCGATAATAATGTGAAAGTTACGGGCTTGTAATTTGAGTCATATATTCACCTATATATGTACAGATATACCTAGGGGAATAGATAAACCAATAGCCCCGTCTTATTCCTCAGACCCCATAATTTGAAAGGGATACTGATCCCTTACCCTTATCTTAAATTGAAATAGAAATTTAAACTTAATAAAAGAAAGATTCATCATGATTAGTAAATTCATTAAATTAATGAGAAAATTAAAGTTAAATTTAATTGGTGTCCAAAACGCTGAAGCGTTTATGGTACCCCAACCATAATTTGAAAGTTAAGGTGGTCCCTTACCGTATAGGTATCGTTTGGAGAATGTATTAAATTAATAAGAAAGATAAAGGTAAACGAAACTGGTGTTCAAGTGCTTTAGCACGCCCAGAACACCAGCGATTTTGGGCAAAAAAAAACCACGCCTTTCGGCGTGGAAAAAACTTTCGTTTATTTTTTCGGTTTCACTTTCGCTAAGCGTTCGCCTTGCGAGAGATAACCATTCTGCCATCGTCAAGCCAGTTGATTTGGATTGCAATCCCCAACTTTTCCGAAACACTTTCGGCACGATTTCGGTATTTCATCTTTTCGGCTTGAATCTTCGTTGAATCTTGGTTGAGATTCACCGTTGCTTCAGACCAAACGAATGCGTCACCGATTTCGTTGGGGTCTAATGACAGAATGTCTGTCGCCAATACAGGGTTTTCGTATGGGGGTTTCCCACGCTTGACCAACTTGGATTGGATTTCGGAAAGGTTTACCTTTTGGTTTGCCTTTTTGGGTTTGTCGCCTGCGTTATCGCTCGGCATGGTTGTTGTAGCCACATCTACATAATACGAATGGGCTTGGGTTATGTATTCAATAATCGTAAATAATAGACCCAGAACGGCGGGCGCACGAAGTTCGCTGAAGCTCTCCGCACGCCCGTCATGATTTGAATGGTAATTTGAATCCTTACGGAGATCCTTACCATGATTTGAAAATGTGAATGAAATTTTACTCATAGCTACACCGGTAGAAGCTGGCGTTCAAGTGCTTTAGCACGACCCGAACGCCAGCGATTTTGGGCAAAAAAAAACTCGCCCCGAGGGGCGAGCCAAAAAAACTTTTTTTGTGTGGGGGGGATGTTACTGAGGAGTACCGAGGGAGATAATCATTTTTCCGTCATCCTGCCAGTTGATAGCGATGGTTACGCCACACTTCTCAGCAACGCTGAGGGCACGATTACGGTACTTCATTTTCTCTGCTTGTACCTTGTCCTGTGGTGCTGTGAGGTTCACAGTCGCTTCCGACCAGTAGAAGGCATCGCCCTCAACTGTTGGGTCAAGACTGAGAATGTCAGTAGCGAGCACTGGGTTCTCATAGGGGGGCTTGCCTCGCTTCACCAAGTTAGCCTTGATGCTGTTGAGGTTCACCTTTTTGTTTGGTTCCGCTTTGCGGTCACCTGTGTTATTTGCCACGAGATAACTATACCTATGGGGTTCACCTGTGTATCCAATACCTACTAAATACTCTCATAGATTAGACCCAAACTGGCTGGTGCTTAAAAGAGCTGAAGCTCTTCCGCACACCAGACCATCTTGTGTATAGAGAGAGCGCATACTCAATCTCTCTGACTGTCCGTCTGGGTCGGCTTGGCGTTAGGCACAAAAAAAGGGAGAGAGCCGAAGCCCTCTCCCTTTTCGTCAGCCCGCAAGTGATTCTAGCGGTTTGCTTTGCTTACTACTGGACTTGACTTTGCGCCGACTGTCCATGAGATGGACACGGGCTTACCAAGCCTCATAGAGATGGTATGTATGCGGTTGCGATACTTCATCTTTTGAGTGTGATTGCTCTGAGTGACACGAATATCACTCAAGACAATCTCATCAGTTGTCTTTTTGAGAAGGCGTAGAGCCTGCTCAATGTTTGCGTCAGAGAATGGGGGTCGCCCACGCTTGACGATTGTTGCTGTACCTTTAGGCTGAACTTTCATGATTCCTACTTTCGTTGGGTTTAGGTTCACCGTTGGGCTGACATCTATAACTATACCTATGGGTTGAATATATGTATTCAATATGAGAATATATAGACCCTAGATTCGCTGGCGTTTAAGAAGTCTGAAGCCCTCTCGCACACCAGCTCGCTTAGGTAGGAAGAGAATGTGTACTCAATTCCAATGGATCGCCTGTCCGGGTCGGAGTGGTGTTAGACAAAAAAAAGAGGGGGTCTTGCGACCCCCCCTCTTTCGGAGTGTGTGACCTAGGCGAAGGCTAGGAACTCAACGATTGCCTGTGAGTAAAGGTGACCCTCCACTTGCATATTCTCACCCAACAATGCCTCAACCGCTTTCACGGCTGGTAGCAATGTTTCCTGAATGGTGAACAATGTCTCGTAGTAGGTAGCCTTCGTGACTGTCTCGCTATCGTCACGGGTCACTGTTCTAATGACTGTCTGAGTAGCGTCTAGGAGTGTCTCACCCGTTGAGCGGGCTTGTTCTAGGAAGAACATATGAGTATCTCCTGACATATGGTCAGACTGAATCATGACCTTTATAAATGCCTTAGTGAATATCTCCACGAAGGTGTTGAGTGTGCTTGCGAACACATTCAGACTAAGTATCTGAAGTGGCTCGCAGGGTTCAAGTAGTGGTTCCAATGTTACCTTTCCGCAGTTCATTTGTTCACTGCTTCCATACACCTATATTACTATCGGGTTTAGAATATGTATTCAATATCGGGATATACCTAGACCCACATTGGTTGGTGCTAAAGGAAGCTTAAGCCTCCTCGCACACCAAACGAACATCGGTACGGGAAGACGATCAGTGTAGAGAGAACGCATACTCAACTCTATAGACTGTCCGTACCGAATGGATTGGAGTAGAGACAAAAAAAAGAACCGTACTGGCTGTACGGTTCTCTTTCTTGGGGGTCTAATCGTTTGGTCGGTATGTCTCGTACCCATAGGGGTCGTAGATAGTGGTCGTGGTCTCGCAAGGGTAGTGAAACTCTTGGCAGTCGGGGATACCCTTTCCCCCCCTCTCACCGATAATGAAGCAGGCGATAAGTATCGCATACGCAAGGCTCACCCAAAAGATGAACCTCACGAATGAGCGAATACGGTAGTAGGTAGGTGAGTGCCCCATTACAAGCACCTCGGGCACTTGCAGGGGGCAGGCTCGCAACACTCAGTAGCGTTGGTCAGTATCTCAAACTTACGCAACCCTTTGAGGATTGCGGGGTTGAGGTAAAGGTTCTCTGTCCAACCTTCGTACTGAGCCTCACACATTGCCTTGCAAGCCTCATAGATAGAGAACTCATTAGGGTGAGTTCGTAGTGTCCAATACATGTCCCAGTTCTTAGGGAACTGGGTTGCCTCTGCGATAGCAGTCAGCGGGTTTATTCCCATACACACACTATACCTATGAGGTTAGAATGTGTATACAAAATGAGAGAATACCTACCCCCTTACACGCTGGTGTTTAAGAAGGCTTAAGCCTTCCCGCACTCCAGCGATTCTAGATCTATCACCGTTCCCCTGAGAGGTCGTGTATAGAGAGAGCGCATACTCAACCCTATGGGCTGTCCGCCTCGGTAGGAATGGTGTTAGGCAAAAAAAAGAGCCAGCCCGAAGGCTGGCTCTCTCTCTTGGGGGATTGTTGGGGGTCTTAGTAGTTGCGACCATTCGCATCGGTTACCTTGTAGCCCGACTTGACGAGCAAGGCAATGGCTAGGTCGGCATCGCTTGATACTCGCTCACGAATAGGTGACTTTACCTCGTAGCCTGCCATGAGTAATTCGTTCATTGCGCTTTCTACGATAGCCTCACGAGCCTTTATGTGGAGTTTGCTTGCTGTCTTGACCATGTAGGCGAGTTGGTCGTCAAACATTTTGGCGTATGCTACGGAGAACTTTACGCCCTCGCTTGCGACTTCCATGTTGCGTAGTTGAACGCAAGCCTCCTTGAAGGCTTCTTGTATAAGGTTAGTATCGTGTGACATGGATTCCTTTCTCGCCCGTCAGTTGTTCGGGGCGTTGCTTCCATGTCATAACTATACCTATGGGCTGAAAATGTGTATTCAATCTAGGGAATAAACAAACCCCTACCCTGCGGGCGTAAAGCGAAGCTGAAGCTTAGCACGCCCGCCTATTGACTCCCCAAACAGAGGAAAACGAAAAACAAAAAAATAACGCAGTAGCATGCTACGGATATATACTCAAATTTTCTAAAAAACGGGGTCGGCTGCAAGTGCCGGGTTTTGGTTTAGAAAACGGGGGAGATGGGGGGTTGAGTGCGTATTGCTCCCAGAGCTGAGCTGCTGCTCCCAGAGTAGGGCTTGAACCTACGACACACGGATTAACAGTCCGTTGCTCTGCCAACTGAGCTATCTGGGAAAGATCGAATTTAGAAAGTTTGGGGGATCGAATTTAGAACTCAATTTGTATTCACTTCTACATTTATCTCTAGAATCTTATTGGAGGAATGTTGAGCTACATTATCTTGTCCTATGTTAGTGATCTCGTATCCGAGAGACTCAATGTAGGAGAATAGATCTTGTCTCCGGGGCTGGAACCATTCCTTGTTTGCCCACGCTTCAAAGAGAATAGGTGGGAACCCATTTCGCTCAATAGTATTTTTTGCGCCCACGAGAACAGCGAGTTCCAAGCCTTCTACATCGATTTTGATGAGCTTGATATCGTTCATCTCAAGTGAGTCCAATTTTAAGACAGAAATCAATTCCGTGTTACCACTGGAGGTACACTCATAACCGTTCTCACGCACCTCGTGATCAAGGCTAAAGGCTCCTACATTCAATTCTGTGGAATAGTCCGGCAACTGAATATAAAACGAATCTGGCTCGTATGACAAACCGAAGTTTTTGGCGAATACATTGTCACACCTGTTGAGTAAGATATTTGAACAAAGCTGGTAAAACACGATTCTTTGCGGTTCAAAGGCATGGAACTCAAACTGTGGATACTTCTTTGCTAACGGCACACAAAAGCTTCCTACATTGGCTCCGATGTCCAAGACCAAACCCTGCTCACCAATCCTGAGATAGTGATCCAAGAACATTCCTGAGAATGTGAGAATGTGTGGCTCATGCCCAACTTTATTCTTTAAGGCATCTGAGATGAGATCATCTTTATCAAACAAGAAAAAGCGACAATCCCCTCCGTCATATATTGAAGATGATGGAATCATACTTTCCTTTTGCTATTCATTATCTCTATTATACCAATGAGACTCACGATATCTCTGCATGGCGTTGATATTTGAGACTGTTTGTGCAACCTGTCGATGCCGGCGATTCCGTGACCACAAGCTATTCTGAAACCACGAGGAAACAGCCACATACCCGGCATAACCCACACACAATATTGCAAACCACCTTGCAATCACTACATAGTATCTTTCGGGTGCCACCTTGGTCATGCCATTCCTCCATCGGGAAGGAAGTTTATGTTTATTGCGAATCTAAAAGGACTCAATACGGGATTGCTTCCCGCATGAAGGATGTCTCCATCAAACACAACCGCCGTTCCTTTTTTGGGATATACTTCTTTTACAACATTGAGGTCGTCATCATAGAAGTATGTAGGACCGTCTGAGTCGTTCACATAGTACAGACAGACAAGATGTGGAACCAAACTGCCATCCTCTAGTTTTAAATCAGTGTGTGGTGTCTGAGGACTACACCGGGATGGGTTTGGCATCGTGACATTTACCTTTGCTCGATACAACCGGATGTCTCCATGCTTATCCTGAATAGCATTGATTATTGGCAATACAACAGGAAGATTCGGAGACTGTTTTTCTTCCCCCATCATAAAGAGATGATTGGTTAGTTGTTTACCGGAAGAGGATGAGCTGCCAGTTTCTAATGGATCGTTATGAATATTTTGAAAACGGTAAGGGAATGCGTTGCTAGAGACAAACTCTTCAATTAGGTTCTGATCCTTAACTGGTATGAAGTTTTCAAAAATATCTATCATTAGTAACGCTGATTCCGCTCAAGCCTAGATATCTCACATTCTTGATTAATGATGGTGGACATCATTCCTTCAACCTTCTCCTTTAGCTTTAAATTTTCTTCTTCAAACATGGCGCACCTATCAATCCACCATTTAATTGTCACTCTGTCCATTTGGGGATCACTTTCCACTCTTGACTCTTCTTTTCTGAAGAAGGTCAAAGTCTTTAATTTTTGTTTCCCCCATGTACTCCCAAGCAAAGCCATCTTTGATCAATTGTTCATTAACAGAAGTCGGTTGGTCATCAATAAAGATCCATCCAAGAATTCTTCCGTACTTTTCAGTGGAGTCGGGTTTCTCTGTTCTAATGACAATCTTTGTTGCAGCCTTTAGAATTTCATCTAGTCTCTTCTTTACCTCAAGACCAAGAACTTTTTCGTTCTTATCCGTTGTTCTAGATTCTGGTGTGTCAATACCGGCAAGTCTAACCCGCTGGTAATAAGAAATATTGAACCCAAGATCAATATCTACATCAATGGTGTCACCATCAACTACTTTGTATAATTTTTTTACGACATATTCGTACATATAACCTCTTTCTAATTAATTTTTGGTTTTGGTGTGAACACCACTGGTAGAACTTCTATATTAGTAAATATAGTTGAATTTGGTGAGTGAATACATTCACCATTTATTTTAATATCTGGAAATCTTTTAATAATAGAAATTATAGCTACTTCCATTTCAATTTTAGCAAGAATCATTCCAATGCATTGATGAAGTCCTCCACCAAAAGTAAGAATTTGACTTGCGTTATTTTTTCTAAAAGCAATAAGCTCATTAGGATTAGGAAAAACATCTGGGTCACGATTGCCGGAAGCAACATTAACAGATATAAGAGTTCCTTCTGGAAAGATGACTCCACGATATTCAATATCTTCCATTGCCATCCTCAATGTTCCACGAAGAGTTGGTGTCAATCTTGCTAGCTCCTCTACTAAGTGAAGAACACGGTTATCATCCTGCAAAAGAAGATCGATTTCTTCCTGATGCTCTAGCAAATATGCCATTGATAAACTTAGTTGATTTCTAATTGTATCAATACCTGCTGTAACAATCATTTCAATAACAGCTGCTATGTCAAAATCAGAAAGAACCTCTCCATCATCCGCTGGAGAAACAAGCTTGGAAATTACATCATGACCCGGATTCTTTCTTTTTTGTTTAATAATTTGATCTGTAAAATTATTTATATCTGATTGTAAATTTTTAATTGTGTCAATAGTTACATCAGTATCAATATTGTATAAATCTAGAAGCGTTTTTGACCATTTATCTAAAATTTCCCAGTTTTCAATGGGAATATCAAATAAATCACAAAGAACAGCTATTGGATAAAAAGCAAATATATCTGCGGTTAAATTTGATGTACCTTTTTCTTCAATGCTATCAAGCAAGTCTGACATGATCTTTTCCATTTTTGGTTTCATATGTATTGCATTCATATATGTGAAAGCAGGCATAATCATTTTCTTTAAACGCCGATGGTCTTCTCCGTTAATTAGTAAAAGCCCTCTTTTTCTTTTTTCACGGTATTCAGGAGTCAACGCTGGATGAAGATCATTGAATACAATTAGTGGAGATTGCCATCTCTTATCTCTTAAAACAGCAAAACAATCTTGATTACGCAAAACAGCATAACCAATTCTTGTCTTTACTAGCCAAGATTGAGCAGCTAATTTTTCAGTTTCTTTAAAACCATCATGCCTTGTCAATACATTATTCATATATGGCAAATCTAATTGCTCTGCTAAATATGTCATCATTACCTTTCATTCAAAAACCCCGGCTATTTACTTTCGTAGGGATAGTTCCGGGGCTTTCGTTGTACTATAACGGTCCCAAGGTAGCCTGCACTTGCGCAACAGACACAAAGGGTGTCATATACATTATACACTATCGACTGTTTTTGTAAAATCCACTGCCCTTTAATTGCATCAAAGGGGCTGAATAGACTTGTTTTAATTCCCCATTGCAGTATTCACAATGCGTCTTCTTCTGTTCTTCTTTTATTGAACGAATCTCTGTATAGAGATGATCATTCTCACACTTATAATCGTAAATTGCCATGTTATCTAAATTTTGGGTTAGGATGATTTGGTTCCGGATAGATTGGACCCTTATAAGTATAGCTTCCGCTAGAAATATTTGCTCCACGAGAGTCGTAAACAGTATAATTTGTTACGATTGGTCCATTTGATGTGGTGATAGGAATCTTATTATGTCTATTGATTGGTGATTCATCAATTGAATAGAAGAAATTACCATCCGTTAAGGCTTTTGGCATAAAGTCGTCATTATTAGACATGGGAAATAGAAAAGTTCCATTTATCCACTTAATTGCGATAATCGAATAACCAATAATATCCAGTAGTGTATCCTGTAGGGATTCATTTGATGGATTTGAATCTTTTTTAATCAAATTTTCAAGACGAGCTACCTTGTCATGAATTCTAATCACCAAGCCATTAAGACCAAACTTCGCAATATTTTCAGAGCCATAGTCTCTTTGTTTTCTTGTAACAGTAAGGAGAGTCCAATCTCTGTATTCGTTCAAATCTAAATCTTTATCTATTTGTTTTAATGACAAAAATGAAAGAACAGAAAGAATACACCAATAGTTTACAATAGCCGATGCTACTTCAAAGTCATTTGTTTTGTCATGATTCCAAACTTTTACTGTGATCATATAATCAACAATAGTCCTCATATTCTCAACAAAATCATTCCCAAGAACCTTGTTACACAAAGTAACATCTCTTGTAATATCTGCAAATAGTTCCTCATTTTCAGAAATGAATTCGAATAGCTCTTTAACAGTAAATGAAGCTGCTTCTTCCCAAGATTCTGAAAGTTTTGCTGAGAGTAGCTTAGAGAGTACCATTACTTGCTTGATTGACGCTCTTTGTTTGGATCAACAATTTCAAACTGACCACGCTTAATCTTCTTGAAGAAGCCTCTGTTTGCATTGTAGTAGTTATAGAAGGTTGGCATAGAGATACCTGTTGCAGATACTAGGTCTTGAGGGGTAATTGTTTTACCAATATTCTCTTTGATGTATGACTCAATAATTGCACTTTTGCGCGAACGCTTTCCTTCTGTAGATACAGAGTTTTTTGAAAGCAAACCATGCTTCTCCCAAACCTCTTTAACAAAAGCGGATGGTACGCTATAGAATTTTGCTGTTTCTGAAATGGACATTTGGTTTTTCGCACCAGTAAGAGCTGCAGCAACCTCACGGTAGCTTTCGCTCGGTGTTTTGTCCAAGATCAATTTCATTTCTCTTTCAGTAATCATTTGATTCCTTTCGTAGAGTAGATAGTTTACACCTCGTGAATAGAAAGTCAACTCGGTTTTATAAATTATCTTTGTTGAACAAAAGTCTGGAATGGAGCACCTGTGTATGGATCAAATTTAGATGCTACAGAGAGAGCTTTGTTGATAGCAGTCTTGGCTTTGGCTAGAGGGAGTTCCTTGCCATTGCTAAGGGCGTGCAGAGCGCCTAGGGCGTAGGATGAGCCACTGCCAATGGCGTAGATACCGGCTTTATCTGAAGTCCAAGAGTAGTCTCCATCAATAATATAGATCGTTCCGTTAATAACGACAACTATTTGTGATGAATGTTCAGCGATATGATCTTTCGCATCATTGTCAGGCATGGCATATCCGGTACTCTCAAAGCATTCACGCAAGGATGGAACAAATTTTTGAGTTATGAACTGATCAAGTTTTGGACCAGATGTTACAAAACTTGGAACTGGGGGAATAAAGGCGTGGTGCAATATGTTGATAGCTCTTACATCGCCAGCAGCTCCGAGAAGGTATCTGCCATTTTGAGCAACTTTGCTACTACCTGTCCCTAGAGTTGTTATCTGATAAGCCATTCCTGATTCATCAAAAGATGAAACTCTGGAGTCAGTACAGATAACTGCATAATCATCGCCTTGAATTCCTACAATTGTTGTCATTTCTGCCTTTAGATACTGATGGGGCACCCCAAGATATCAGGTCTAATCTTTCGAAATAGTACCCGCCAAAGAGTGCCCCAAACTTAGTATAGCGTAGTTTGTTAAATATTTTCTTTTAAATGATCATCAATATGCTGATCAAGTTTTTGATCAATGACTGTTACATCAGAATGAAGCAGTTTAATCATTTCTGTGACTGCTCCGTGATCTTGTTTGTTCTCCTTACGGAACTTCTGTATCAGAGCTATAAGAATAGCCCCAAGTGTTGTGACGAGAGCAGCGTAAACTACCTCCATCCGACTTACTCTGCAAGCAAAAAGTTTGCAATGTCTTCAGCAGACATATCAAACGAACCAAACTCTGCTTCATGGCTCTTAAGAATCGTAACAAGGTCACTCTTCTTAACGGACTCAGGGTCCAATGCTACTTCCTTTGCAGGGGAAGTCTTGCCAGCACCAGAGGTTGGCGTTGAAGCGGATCCGGCTGTTGGAATTGAAGTAACTTTCTTTTCTGGGTCGAGAGGTACCTCATTCATCATGCCTTTAATCATGTCTGTTTGTGATTCGTGCCAAGACGCAGCCTTGATGTGATCTTGCATCTGAGTTGCAGCTGATTTAGCCATCTCTTCATGCCATGATTTCATTGAGCTATGGTCTTCAGCCATCTTCTTCATATTGTTTGAATAGTTCATATTATTCTCCTTTAAATAAATTAATATTGTTTATTACATTTAATGCAATTTCTTGAGATTCCTCAAATTTATTAGCACTAATGTTAACATCTGTGATGGGTCCACCTAAGACCCATGCATCGCAAGTTCTAAGACCTGCACATTTGAAGTCAAAGATTTCACAGTAACCAAGATTAGCAATCTCGGCTATAGCGTAAGCTTCTTCTTCACCACCAAGACCTTGAGCAATTGCCTCTTTCATATCAGTAGTCTGAATAAAAGCTGCACAATTAGCACATCTTGAAGATTTTGCCTCCTCAATGGAGGTCTTGTAGACATCAGCCCTAGCTTGCCAGTATTCATTATTATCAATAAGCGGGTTCATTGGACCATAATTAGCTACATCAATACACTCTTGTCTATTACGAATGTTTACTGAAATATCTTGAGTTGCAGCTGGGAACCCATTGATCAAGTCTTCTGATTTATCCATTTGCACAACACCATCCGGGATAACTGCAAATCGACACTTGCCCTCGTCTTCAACCTGCTGAGCAATAATCTTGCAGACACCGTTACCCTCATACAGCACGCAGTTAGAGCACTTAACACCAATATCTTTGACATCGTTTTCTTCCGGACTGTCGTATCCAGCCCAGATTCCAGTTGCGTCTTCATTAAACTTTCCATGCATTTCGACAATCGCTAGAAGCGCATCGGCAAGCATTGCCTCTTCATGAGCCAAGTCCTCTGCTACTTTACTCATATCATCTTTTGTCACTCTGTAGCCTCCGCCTCTTTTTTTGTATTCACGAACAAGCCATGCATTTGCATATGCTGATGGGTAAACATCAAATTTAGCCTTAGCAGCAGCTTTCACTCTAGCGTAAAGGGCTGGATCAGTGGGGACATTAGCTTTCTCAACTTTTTCTTTGTCTGTTGAAACATAGATAGGAGTTTTCCCATCACGAGTCTGGGTCGATTCTGCAGTTCTTTTCCTGCGAACAGCGGAAGCTATTTCTTTTGATGTCATTCTTGCTGCTTTAGAGGCTGGAACACACTTAGGATACTTACCGGTCTTTGCATCATTTCTACCACAAGGCTCAAAACCACCGCCCTTTTTGGGTCTTGAGATATCAACCCATTTTTCTCCAAACCATTCCGTCAATGATTTCAACAGATTCTCAAGTTCTTTTGCATTAAGCTTTTCATCAGACATAGTGTGTCTATTTTATCACGATTTCACTTGTAATAGCTATATAGATCTTCTCTTTCCCATCTCTGGACAGGAATGCTTATGTTGTGAAAGGCAATGTATGCATCTTCTGATGAGTAATAGATCCTTGCGTAAGCTTTTCGAGCACCCTCATCATAGACAGGGCATGCAGGGTTGGGGTCTAGATAAAGAGCTTTGTACTGATACTTGTCAGGCTCATAATGAACTGCATTCACGACCTTCATTTCTTTCATACAGTATGGGCACATCTTTGTCGGGTATGGGAAATCTTTAATTAGTTGACCAAAAATCATTCTTCCTCCCTTTTTGAGTTCAATATGTAGTCAATAATATCATCCACTGACTTGTTTGCTATCTCAATCCCATCCATTAAGGCAGAAAGCTCATCAATAGACATCATATAGTCCTCAGATGGAGATGAGATATAGAAAGCTGGGATAAAGCTATCCTCAAATGGGACAGCTTTAATAATAATTGTAAGAGTTTCGAGATCTTCTAGGTCATCATCATTTGAATAAGGGACTATCCTCATCGTAATCAACTCCATCTGGGTACACGAGCATCACATCTTGGTACGATGTGAGAAGCTTTTTAGCAACAATTTCTAGTATAGCGGTTTCCGGTACTCTTTTTTTACCAAAAAATACAACAACAATATATTCATTAATCTTCTCATCAAAAAAAAGATTAAAGTGTTTATCTTTAATCAAATTAACTTTTCTTTTTGCAAAAACTTTTAAATAAACTTTAATGAATTTAGCAGTTGATGCTGGTGATGCATAAACAAAGACTTTGCCAGAAGTTAGGTTTTTTAAGAAATCAGTTATATACGGATACGGATACCATGTATCACTAATCAAAAGCAATTTTTTTGTATTCAAGTACTCTTGATTGATGTCTTCAGGATTCATTAAGTTGAGTTGCCAATATAAAACCGGCTACAAAGACCAGCAAAGCTGGACCGATATATCCGGGATCGTGTGACCAGCCAGCAATAATAGCCATTCTAATTATAAATGATGAAAACATCACATAAGCTAGAACATAAAGAAATTTACTCATAAAGCAATTCTACCTGATTCAATAAACGCTTCGTGTGAAATAGGCATCTTTTGCTGGAATATGTCTTCAATTACTTTTGCATACTCATTGATTTCATATTGGGCATTGCCTTCGTTGCGAAGCGAAATAAAATTAATCAAACTTCTTGCATTTACTGTCCAAATAAACTCAGTATATTGAGTTACTGGTAGTACGCAACGAGCAATTTCTTTAGCAACGCCAAGCTCAATCAGCTTGTAATAAGCCTCATCCGCCTGCAGAATTGTTTGTTGAAAAATAGAATAGAAAGCATCTTTAACTTCTGGATCAGAAATTTCTTCAAAAGTATAAGCTCCGGGTTTTCCAATCTGCTTACGAATCTTATCGTAAGCTGGGGTATAGTAATCAATGTTTGCAGGCTGATGGTATCGCATACTCATCTCATTGAATGATGACCATCGATGACGCATCCATTCTCTTGTAACAAAAATTGGAGCCTTAATTCTGAACTTAAATACACAGTGTTCAAAAGGAGTTGCGTGCTTATTACGCATAAGATACTTAATTAAGCCAATTGAAGACTCATCTAACTCTTTAACATAAGTGGCAAAACTAACTTTTGCAGCATTAACAACATCAACATCTGATGCCATACAGTTGAGTAATTCAATTTCGCCATTGTCGAGAATGTCGTAAACGGTAGTATAAGTCATTGATTCATGTTATCAAAAAATTTTTGATAATCCGCACATTCCTTCAAAAAAGTTGATATGCTTCGCATCTGGGATGCGCCAGTATACTTAGTATGCTAGTTATGCAAGTATACTTATTGTTATATAAGTTTACTTAAGTATACTGATAACACTGTGGATGGTAAAATTTGGATATGAAAATTATTGCAATTGTTGAGTCGGATGAATGCGGACCCGCAGTCATTCTTGATTCCGATTGTATTGGGATAACTAAATTTGATGATTTTTACATTGCTGCTGCAAGATGTGTTTATACTGATTTACCAATAACTTGTGAAATTTCTGAAGAACACGCACTAATGTTGATTGAAAAGGGTGTAAACTGTTTATCAATCAGCTCTGAAAGCTTCAAGTAAGCAGTAGAGTTATCCCAAGGAGAATATGAAGAAAATCAGCTGGTTCAGCTTGAGTAATGTTGACATCAGTGGCGAGCTTTGGGCTAGTCAGGGATATGCCAATGCTGCTATTAGTACAATTAGGGCACTACAATCTAAAAAAGTAGGTGTATTCTACAATAGATCTGAAATACCCTTTCATATTAACTTCTGTCAGCCTCATTATTATCAGCTAAATAATGATTATAAAGTAGGATATACCCCTTGGGAATCTACAAAGATTCCTTCTGGATGGAAATACAATATGAGCTTGTGTAACGAGATTTGGGCTACTTCTAGCTTTGTTAAAGATGTATACGATAAAGCTAATGTAAATGAAAATGTATATGTTATTCCTCACGGAATATCTGAAGAATTTCTTCCTATAGAAAGAGAACTATCTAAAACATTTAATTTCCTACATATAGGTGGAGACTCTAAGCGTAAGAATGCACAACTTGCTGTCGATGCTTTTCTAGAGTTATTTGATGGTAATATGGACTATAAGTTAGTTCTTAAATACAATAACTTCTGTCACGCAGAAGTATATATTGAAAGTAGATTAGTACCAGCTACTTCTCATCCTCAGATTATTGGCATCCCAGAATCTTATGATACAGATCAATTAGTTAATCTTTATCATAAGTGTCACTGCCTCATTTATCCTACTAGCGGTGAAGGTTTTGGAATGATTCCTTTTGAAGCAATGGCAACAGGATTGCCTACAATCGTTACAGACTTAACAGGTTGCAAAGACTTCTCACATTACGGAATCCCATTGCCAGCTGAGTTTTCAGACGCAGAATATCATTCTCATCAGTATGGAACTGATACAGGTATGTGGGCAACTCCTGATTTTGAAGAGTTAGTTAATCTAATGACAAATGTAACAGACGAATATGAAGAATTCAAAAAGTTTGCATTCCGTTCGGCAAAAACAATTCACGAAAATCACTCATGGGCTTCTGTCGCTGATATGATTCTAAATCGTTACGCCGAATTCGAAAAAAATTACAATTAGTCCTAAGCACTAATCGGTGCGGTGTAGCTCCCCAATTGATAATATTAAAGCCTACTACTACAGGAGCCTCAATGACCAACAATAATCCTAAGGAAGATTTCTTTTCCTTCAAACTAAGCGAAGATTTTACTGCTACATATCGCACAAAGAAAGCACCATTCGGCTATCAGGATGCAGCAGGGAACTCTGTTGGAGAAATTACCTTTCTTCGCACATATTCCCGAAAGAAACCAGATGGAACCAAGGAGACTTGGGTTGATGTTTGCGAGCGTGTAATCAACGGAATGTATTCTTTGCAAAAGGATCATTGTCGAAAGAATCGTCTTCCTTGGAATGGTGTAAAGGCTCAGTCAAGTGCCAAAGAAGCTTTTGATCGCCTGTTCAACCTTAAGTGGACACCACCGGGTCGTGGTCTTTGGATTATGGGAACTGAGCTTGTGAATGTTCAGCGCAACTCTGCTGCTTTGCAGAACTGTGCATTCGTATCTACTGCGGAAATGTCAAAGGACAATCCGGCGGAACCATTTGCGTTTCTGATGGAAGCATCAATGCTCGGAGTGGGTGTTGGCTTTGACGACAAGGGTGCTGATAAAGATTTTACCATCCATGAATCAATTCGCCCAGTAATCACTCAGGTTATTGATGACACTCGTGAAGGGTGGATGCAATCAACCGCTGACCTGATCAACTCTTATTTGAAACCAGAACAGAGTCCGATTGTTTTTGACTACTCAATGATTCGCCCAGCAGGAGCACCTATTAAAACATTTGGTGGTACAGCTGCTGGTCATGAACCGCTCGAAAAGTTGCACAAATATATTCGTAAGATGTTCCTAGGTCGTGCAGGTCAAAAACTTACACGAGTTGATATTGCAGACATTGGCAACATGATTGGAGTTTGTGTTGTATCGGGCAATGTACGCCGTTCTGCTGAACTTCTAATCGGTAGACACAACGATGAGACCTTCTTGAATTTAAAGAACGCAGAAGCCTTCCCAGAGCGTAACTCTTATGATCCAGAGAATCAGGGATGGGCTTGGATGAGCAACAATTCTGTAGAAACAAATGTTGGCGAAGATCTATCTCACATTGTTGAAAGTATTGCTCTCAACGGAGAACCCGGAGTCATCTGGTTGGATATGTCTCGTAAGTATGGTCGTCTAATTGATCCACCAAATAACAAGGACTGGCGTGTAGCTGGATACAACCCATGCGCAGAACAATCTCTTGAATCATACGAGTGCTGCACCCTTGTTGAGACATATCTCAACCGCCATGAGTCTCTTGACGACTATAAGCGCACATTGAAATTCGCTTACCTTTACGCAAAGACCGTTACTCTTCTTCCGACTCATTGGGAAAAGACAAATGCAATTATGCAGAGAAACCGCCGTATTGGAACATCAATGTCTGGCATCGCAAACTTTGCTGACAATCATGGGGTTCCGACACTTCGTGAATGGATGGATCAGGGTTACGAGACAGTTAAGCGTTACGACAATGTTTACTCAGAGTGGTTCGGTATCCGTGAATCAATCAAGATGACAACAGTTAAGCCTTCGGGAACTGTTTCTATTCTGGCAGGAGAATCTCCGGGAGTTCATTGGACTCCGGGTGGAGAATACTTCAATCGTGCAATTCGTTTTGCAAATGATGACCCAATGCTTCCTCTGTTCAAAATGGCTAACTACCGTGTTGAGCCAGCTTCTGAATCTCCAGATACAACAAGTGTTGTTTTCTTCCCGATTAAATCAAATGCTAAGCGTTCTGAAAAGGATGTGACAATATTTGAGAAGATGGCGATTGCATCAGTAGCCCAGCGTTACTGGTCTGATAACTCTGTATCGGTAACAATCTCATTTGATGCTGAAAAGGAAAAGGATCAAGTTGGAACTGTTCTTCATATGTACGATGGTCAGCTTAAAACTGTTTCGTTCCTACCTCAAGGCAACTTTACTTACCCACAAATGCCGTACACTCAGATTACAGAAAAAGAATATAAACAGGATGGTTTAGACAAACTATTTCCAATTGACTTCGCTGGTGTGTATGCAGGAATGGCTGCAGATGCAATCGGAGAAAGCTACTGCAGTACAGATTCTTGCGAAATCAAACTTATCAAAGACAACATTGCTCATTAATTGAATAAAACTGTCATCAATGTGTAGATAATTTAAAGAAAGTAATGTAGAATTGAATCAAATGACTTCTGACATGATTAAAAGTAAAAATATGTGGGTTCCAGAGCGTGCTTATGGCATCTGTCTCTGGATTATGCCAGACGGTTTCCCGTTATCCGATGGGGATGGTGTTCTTTGCGCAGAAGGAATGATCGGTGATGAAGCTCTTGAGCTTCGTGTTGCGGAAGTCGCAAAGTATTGGACAGGTTCTGATGCTGGAGTTATCCGTTGGGTTCCCGGTGCAAGAAAAGTTTCTTCTGATGAAAGAGATGACCAAGCAGAAAGACTTGCTGCTGGTCTGGTTGCTGACCCATTTGAAGATATGTATGACCAGCACTTTGGGGGTAAATAATGGATAACAAAATGGTTCTGTCACAGGATGATGATGACTTCAGCGAAGAAATTGACGACCTTTCTTATATTTCAGCTTTAGCTAAAGTCGATGCAGTTGACCCTTTTTCTGAAGTAAAGATTTCAAGTCTTTCTCCAAAAATGAAAAGAAAAGCTCAGCGTCTTCAAAAAAGACATGAGGGAGAAGACGGAACAAAGTCTAAGTATCTTGATCCAGAAGTTGTTAACGGTTATTCACTATGGGATATTGTTAATCCGCCATATGATTTAGATAGTCTTGCAATCCTATACGACCAGAGTTCAATTCACTATGCAGCTATTAATGCAAGAGTAATGAATACCGTTGGTCTTGGTTTTGAATTTGATGAAACTCTTAAATCAAGAAGGCGTATTGAAAAAGTACAGGGTGAGCCATTAAAACTTGAAAAGACTCGTAAAAGCTTACAAGATCTTAGGGAAGAGCTTGAAGTTCTTTTTGAAAGTTTCAATGTTGAAGAAACATTGATTGAGACAATGGTTCGTGTTTGGCAAGATTGTCTTACAGTCGGTAATGGTTATTTAGAAATTGGTCGCAATAATGAGGGCAAGGTCGGTTATATCGGTCATATCCCTGCAACGATGGTTCGTGTAAGAAGGCGTAGAGATGGCTTTGTGCAACTCTCAAGGGCTAACAAGATCCAAGCTATTTTCTTTAGAAACTTTCAAGACCTAGAGATGGAAGATCCCGTTAATGGCGATCCAAAGCCAAATGAAATTATTCATTTCAAGATGTATTCTCCAAACAGCACTTACTACGGTATTCCTGCAGCAGTTTCTGCAGCAGCAGCAATCATTGGGGATAAATTTGCAAAAGAATATAATATTGATTATTTTGAAAATAAGGCTATTCCTCGTTATGCAATTATCCTTAAAGGTGCAAAACTAAGCAATAAGTCAAAAGCTGAACTTGTTAATTACTTCCGCAATGAAGTTAAAGGTAGAAACCACGGAACACTTGTTATCCCTCTTCCTGCCAGTATTGGTTCTGATTCAGATATCCGATTTGAGAAACTTGAAGCTGGAGTTCAGGATGCTTCATTTGATAAGTATCGTAAATCTAACCGTGATGAAATCCTCGTAGCCAACAGAGTTCCTGCACCAAAAGTTGGTGTTTATGATAATGCAAACCTTGCTGTATCACGAGATGCGGATAAGACATTTAAGATGCAAGTAATTGGTCCAGACCAAGCAATTATTGAAAAGAAGATCAACAGACTTCTTGCTGAGTTCACAGACCTCCTTCAGTTCAAGCTTAAGAAGATTGACTTGCTTGATGAAGATATGGAATCAAGAATTTATGACCGTTACCTCAGAACTGAAGTTATCAGTCCTAATGAGGTTAGAGGTAAGATTGGATTCCCAGAACGGAAGGATGGCGATGATGTCCTTCCTTTCCCAACAAAGATCAAACAAGAGAACGCAGGAGCACCAGTTGGAAATTCCAACAATGCTTCCTCTAATCCACCAAAATCTAGATCAGACAGTGGAGCAACACCAAGTGGGGTTCAGGGTTCCGGAGATCAAAAAGAAAGAGGTCAGGCACAAGACTCGGGTGATAATACAACCGCTAATACTGACCAAGGAGGAAACTAATGGCAGAAGGTCAGACAATGATTTTTGCAATGGCAAATGTTACATCAAGTGATGGAGTGGTAAGTATTGGAAGACATACATCACAAATATCATTCATGAACCAAGGTGCAGATTTTGTAGATATTAAATTAAATGGTAGACATATCATTAAAATTGGACACGGGCAAGTTGAAGCGCATTTTTACAATTCAATTGATGGTGATTACACCACTTTTGAAGTATTAACTGCGGGTCAGACTGTTTCCATGTATGCCCTCGGGTAAAGGAGAAAAAAATGAGTAGTATTGTATATACAACAACAGCTATTGCAAGCACAGACGGAGTGGTGCCAATCGGACATCATACTGATTACTTGTTCGTATGGAACGCAAATAGTACAACAAGTGCCGTTATTGAATTGAATGGAAGACATCAAGTTCTTATTCCACATTCACCAACTAATGGTAGTCACATGTATCATAAAATTCCGGGAGATTATACAACCATTAAAGTTGTTACAGCCGGTGTTACGCTTTCTGCTTATGCAGTTGGGTAATTATACACAGAATAGTGTATAATTTAAAATTACGAGGTAATTATGGAAAACTTTAATTTATCTTTCCCGATTGAAATGATCAAGAAAGAGCAAAGAATTATTAGTGGTATCGCTACTGCTGATAATGTTGACAAATCTGGTGATATTGTTGACTTTTCTGCATCTCTTGAAGCATTTAAAAATTGGGGAGGGAACATCCGTGAGATGCACTCCCCTATTGCTGTTGGCAAGGCTGTCAATTTTGAGCCAATCAAAATTAAAGGCGAAGATGGCGAAGAGTACAATGCTATTCGTGTAGATGCTTATATCTCAAAGGGTGCACAGGATACTTGGGAAAAGATTCTTGATGGCACTCTTCAGGCTTTCTCTATTGGCGGGAAGATTCTTCAAAAGAGTGAATCAGCAGAAAAGATGTTCCGAGGAAGACCTGTCAATGTTATTGAGAAGTATGTTCTTGGTGAATTGAGCGTGGTTGATAATCCAGCTAACGCTTTGGCAACCGTTGATATCATTAAGAGAAGTGATGATGGCGGTCTTGACTATGTTCTTGATAAAGCTTCTCCCCTCAAAGATCCCAAGGGCGGTCTTACAGCAGCAGGTCGTAGACACTTTAAAGAAACAGAAGGTGCAAATCTCAAACCCGGAGTTAAGGGTCCAGCAGATACCCCAGAGAAGATGCGTAGAAAAGGTTCTTTCCTTACACGCTTTTTCACAAATCCATCTGGTCCTATGAAGGACTCAAAGGGAAGACCAACAAGGCTTGCGCTTTCAGCAGCAGCTTGGGGGGAACCAGTCCCGCAGAACGCACAGGATGCAGCAGAACTTGCTGCAAAAGGTCGCAGACTTCTTGAACGCTATCAGAATACTAAAGAAAAAAGTATGAAGAAAGAAGGGGAAGTCACATCAGGCTCAATGGGAGCTGGTATCAAGAACCCTACTCAAGGTAGTTTTCAAGGTCCATTCCCCGGGAAGCCTAAGAAAAAGAAAAAGGAGTTTTCTATGAAAAATAAAATTAAGAAAAGCTCTCCATTGACTGAATCGTTGAACAATCTTTTGTCCAACACCGCAGTTCTGTACTTCTCTTCGCATAGAGCGCATTGGAATGTTGAAGGTGTAGATTTCCGTGAATATCATGATTTGTTTGGTGAAATTTATGAAGATACATATGATTCGATTGATCCAATTGCAGAAAGTATTAGAAAACTTGGAGACTTTCCAATTGCATTGGGAGATGCAGAGGATATGTCCTCATACGAGGATGACTCGGCAACAACAGACGCAAGAGAGCTTGCAATGGACATTTATGAAAAGAACAAGGTGTACCTAGAAATGGTAAAAGAAGCCTTCAATGTAGCAAACGATTCAGATGAACAAGGTGTCGCAAATCTCCTTGCAGGAAGAATTGAAATGCACGAAAAGTGGGATTGGCAACTTCGTGCTTCTCTTGGTATTTCAACAGGAACGCCTACAGAAGATCCTGAAGAGGATGGAATGGAAGATGATTCGTCTGAAGAGTACCCAACTGAATCACTTACTGCAATGCTTACACAAATTTTAGAAATGTCTAATAAATCTGATACAGACGCAGATTTAGTTAAAATGCAAGAGAATGAATTGCAAAATGATGCAAATTATGATAAGGTCTTAAACATGAATGAACAAGAATCAAGATTGTCGCTACTTAAGCGTATGGTCAATTGGCTTGTTCCCGATGTACAAGAAAATGCTTCAATCCAAATTGAAGTAACTGAAAACACACAGGAGGAAATTATGGATATTGAAATCCTTAAAGATGCTCTTAGTGCTGTGGTTGACGAAAAACTGGCTGCCTTCGCTACTTCAATTAAAGAAGAGGTTGAAGCTTCGGTTCAAGAAAAAATCGACACCATCACCAAGGGATTTGAAGTTCAAACAACTGAACTTCAAGAAAAATTAGAAGCAACAGAGCAATCTCTGTCCGAGCAAGAGGAGAAGGTTCAAGCCTTCGCTAAGTCCGGTGCTATCAAGAAAAGCGTTGACCCAGAAGATGATGAAGAGGGCGAGGAACTTACCAAGTCTGCTCCATCATCAATTTGGGACAATACATATTTGCCACAAGGTTTAATTAACTCCTTGGGCTATAAGTCATAATAGGAGGAAACATAGATATGGCATCACAAGAAGAAATTCTATCAAAGGCTAATGAAGTAACAACTGGGGTTGTAGGTAATGATTCGGGTGGTTTGATGAAGCCACAGCAGTCAAACCGCTTCCTTGATTTTGTTATTGATCAGTCTGTACTTATGCAGAACGCAAGAGTCGTTCGTATGCGTACACCACAAATGGAAATCGATAAGGTTTCTGTAGGCACTCGCTTGCTTTCAAAGGCAACCGAGGCAACAGATGATGGCTCAAATGCAGCCGTCACATTCAGCAAGGTCTCATTGTCCACCGTCAAGCTTCGTCTTGATTGGGCACTGTCAACCGAGTCGTTGGAAGACAACATTGAGGGAGCTTCTTTGGAGGACCACATCGCACAGATGATGGCTCGCCAGACTGCAAACGACCTTGACGATCTCTTTATCAACGGAAACACAAGCTCCAACAACGGTCTCATTAAGGCTCTTGATGGTTTTGTTAAGCTTTCAAAGGCAAATGGTCGTGTAGTTGATGAGGCTGGTAATGGAGTTTCTCGTGCATCTTATGACCGTATCCTTCGTAACCTTCCAACCAAGTACCTTCAGCGCAGAAATGAACTGAAGTTCTTCTCTGGTTCAGGTATCGTTCAGGACACAATCTACAGCCTTGGAAATCCAAACTCTGCAACAGCAGCAACAGCAGGCGCACCTGCACCATTCTCACAAGTCGGCGAACTTGCATTCTTGCAAGGCGCAATGCGTGGAAATGGTGGTGCTGGTTCAACTGGTATTTCACCATTCGGTATTCCGTTGGTTGAAATTCCTTTGATGCCAGAAACCGTTGCCGGTGATTATTCCGGAGCAGCTGGTTCACATGGTTATGTGGAACTCACATTCCCTAACAACCGTGTTATCGGTATTCACCGTGACATCACTGTGTATCGTCAGTTCAAGCCAAAAACAGACACTATTGAGTACACTCAGTTCATGAGAGTAGCAAGCAATATTGAAAATGCTGATTCGTATGTAATCGGTAAAAACCTTAAGCTTCGCACACTGTAAGTAATAATTAAAAAATTTGTGATCGGGGGGGGGTGAAATATCCCCTCCCTTTCGCATTTTTTAATTAAGTGTGGTATTGTATTAACCATGACTGATAACATCGTTACATCGAAAGCAACATCAGGTGAAGAAGCAAAGCCAGCAAAGAAAGCTCCGGCTAAGAAGGCTGCTGCAAAGCCAAAGGTTGAAGCAGAAATCACAGAAGATAATGTTGAAACAAAACCAGCAAAAGTATCTAAGAAGACAAATCAAATTAATTTGATTATCTTCGAAAGCGGAGCTTCATATAGTTCCGGTGATCTTTTCTTTTCAAGAGAAGATAAGACTCAAGAAGTCTCAGATGAGGATTTTGCATTCCTTCTGACTCTTGAAAATTTTAGAAGAGCAGATCCTCACGAAATCGAAGAGTATCTTGCTTCTAAGGAGGGTTAATTATGGCAGGTAATCTTAGCAATTACTTAGAGAACAAAGTTCTCGACCACATTTTAGGAACAACAACCTATACAATGCCAAGCACTGTTTATGTAGCGCTTTATACAGCTGCTCCAAACGATACAGGTGGTGGAACACAGGTCACTGGTGGTTCGTATGCTCGTCAAGTAGCAACTTTTGATGCTGCATCAAGTGGAGCAACACAGAATACTGGAAATATTGACTTTGTAAATATGCCAGCATGTACAGTTACCGCAATTGGTATCTTTGATGCTTTAACAACAGGAAACCTACTTGTATGGGGAACTCTTGCAACAAGCAAGAGTCTTGACGCAGGCGATACATTGAGAATTGCAACAGGCGATCTTGATATCAGCCTTGACTAAAGAGGTTTAAATGGAAAGAAGAGAATTTGCTGGAGCTGTTTTAAGTACAACATTGCCAAGCAATGTTGCAAACTCAGCGACATCAATTACTGTTGGTTCTGGTTCGTCTTTCCCAACAGGTGCTAACAATCCATTTGCGATTATTGTAAGTCGTGGTGAAGCAGCGGAAGAAAAGATGCTTGTGTCATCTCGTTCAGGAGATGTTCTAACTATAAGCGTTAGAGGGTATGATGGTACTACAGCAAAGAACCACTTAGCGGGTGCTGTTGTTGACCATGTTCTTGATTCAAATACAATTCAAAGCATGAATACATATACATATGACACTGCTATTTTGCAGTGGATGGGGGTTTAAATGGCAAACTTAACACCAAAGCTTTTATACATTGGAGCCGATACAGCAGCGAATGTTGTTACTGTGTCAAGTAATGTAGGAAGCTATGCTATTGTCAAAAATATAAACTTGTGTAATTTCACATCAAGCGCAGCTACATGCAATGTTCACTTGCTTGTGTCAGGTGTCTCAGCAGCAGCTAATAATAATGCAATTCTAAAATCATTCACTGTTGCACCAAATGAAACAATTGCTTATAATGGTATTGTTGTTCTTCCTGCTAACTCTAAACTTTATCTTTCTCAAGCAACTGCAAGTATTACTTTGTCGGTTAGTGGAGTTGAATACGCAACTTAATTTAAACTCATATACAATTGTTATGTGAGAAAGTTAAGTTTCAAAAAAGGTTCTTGGATATTAATCCCTGTAATTATTCTTTCTTTTTTTGCAAATCCTGCAAAGGCTGACACATTCAGAACAGAAGGTGCAAATGATTTCTATTTTCAATTAGAAGTTGGCACGACATTTACTGCTAGAGCAGATGCTTGGTCACATGGAATTGATAGTCAATTATGGCTTTACAATAGTGAAGGAACTGTTGTTGCTGTCAATGATGATTATTTCTACCTTGATTCCTATATATCCTATGTAGTCCAACAGTCAGGAACTTATCGTTTAAGAACAAGTGTCTGTTGTGGTGATCCCAATAGATGGTACAACCAGTTTTATACTGTTGATACAAGTTCTACTCCAACAAATGCACCTGAAACAACTACAACCACAAGTAGTACAACAACGACTAGTACCACTACAACGAGCACAACTACTACTACGACTACATTGCCCCCATTAGTAATGGCTTCTCCAACAAACCTTGAGGCTCATGCATACGAAGGGAGTATTGCTCTTTCTTGGGATGCACCACAGGAAGGGGAAGGTTATGCACACCCAGAGCACTATGCAGTTTTCTTTTCTGATGACAATTGGCAAACTTCATATGCAATTTCAACCGGTAATACTTGGGCAGTTGTTTATAACTTAGTAAACGGTACAGAGTACCAGTTTAGAGTTCGTGCAGATAATGATACTCTTCATGTTTATTCATCACTTGTAGAGACTTATACAGTTAGATCAACTCCTGTTACCACGACAACATCTACGACTACAACAACCACCAGCACAACCACAACCAGCTCAACACTGGCACCAACCACAACCACAACATCTACTACAACTATAGCACCTGAGCCTGAAACGACTACAACGACTGTTGAGGAGGTTGTTCCCCCTCCTGTTGAAACACTTCCAACAGAAAACACCACTGTTTCAATTCCTGAGATAAATCCAACCCCAGTTCCTACTCCAGAAATAGATATAACACCTGTTGAGATTCCTGTGGACCCAACGCCAACAATTGAGGTTCCTCAAGAAGTTCAAGACACTGTGGATAGTGCGGTTGCAGATATTTTTGATTCACCCATTTCAGACGCAAAGCTTGGAGATGCTATTGATAATCTAGTAGCAGATGTCGGGACTCCAGAAGAACTTACGGCAGTGGTTAACTCACTTCTTGACCAAGAACTTACTGATTCACAATTTGCTACGGTTATTGACTCCGTGTTCTCAGAACCATTATCCGATGAAAACTTCTCGGCTGCAGTAGAGGCTGTCTTTGATGACACATCAAAATTAAGCGCAGACCAGTTTGATGCTGCTGTTGAAGCAGTCTTTTCCGAGCCGTTATCTGACGAGCAATTCTCTGCTGCTATTGAGGCTATTTTTGATGAACCTATCTCAGATGAAAAGTTTGCATCAGTTATTGACTCTGTTTTAGACGAGCCTTTGTCAAATGAGCAGTTTGAAGCGGTTGTTGGAATTTTGGAATCAGATTCCGTTTCTGAAGAACAGGTGTCTAATGCCGTTGATAGCATTTTGGAACTTGGTGTTACAGAAGATCAAGCAACCGACCTTGCTACAAGCGCAAAGGTTTTGGAAAGTATTGATGCAGATCAGGCTACAGATATCTTTCAAGAGATTCCTGTTGCAGACCTATCTCCAACAGAAGAGGCTGCTCTTGTTGAGACACTTACTAATGCCCCAACAGATATCAAAGAAGCCTTTGAAGGAGCGATTGATATCTTCGGAGAGGGATTGGATGATTATGTCCCTACAGGCTCTGGAATTGATGTAAAAGCAAGAAGGGCACTCATTGCAGTCACTGCAGTTACAACAACGCTTGCAGGCGCTCCTGCGCCCTCTAGCGGGGGTTCTGGACCATCTGGCGGTGGACCATCTGGAGGCGGAAGCCCATCAGGGGATGAAAGTTCAAATAATGATCGTAAAACAAGACGGTCAAGGAGGAAATAATGTTTAAGAAAATTTTAAACGAACTCCATGCTTTGGCATGGACACTATCTGGAGGTGTAATTGTTTTAATTACACTATCTGGAAAAACTCAAACTTACGGATTGTGGCTAACTATTGCTGCTTTTACGGTTCACATGTTTGGCGCTTTGATTAAAAAAGAAGGATAATTTATACATGATACTTATGATTAGAGGGCACATCCGTAATTCATTTGAAACAAAGGATTTCTACTCTCTAGTAAAAGAACTACATACCCTATACCCAGATTTAAAAATTTTTATACATACTTGGAATATATTTGCTAATAATATTAGTCATAGACAAATAATTGTTAACAATACAAATGTAGATAATCAAATTATTTATGATTATTTTGATGATTTAAAGCATTTAATTCAAAATATTATTATTGATGATGATACTAAAATAAATTTAATAGGTAATTTATTTGGTAATGCTGGAGGTAATCCTCTTATTGGCTGGAAAAATTACTGGTATGGTAAACATAGAGCCATAGAGGATATTAATAATAAAAATGTAGATAAAAATCAAATGATTGTAAATCTAAGATTTGACATTATGAACAATAGTGTTAGTTTTTCAAAAGAGTCTATTGTTAATTTTATAAAAAACAATAGCAAAATGATATTTACAAAAAATGTATTTATTTTTGATAATGAACAAAATCATGGTATTGATAACATCTACATAGGAAATATCGACACCATGTATAAGCTAACTAATAAGTTTTATTATGAATTAGATAATATTTTAATTGAGAATCAAAACATTGGAGCACCAGAGTATTTGGTTTACAGTATAAACAGTGTTCTGTTTGACTGAAAAGGAGAAAAAAATGAATAAAGTTAATAATATTTTATTAAGAATACTTGCTGTATTCGGGGCATCTGGTCTTGGGGTGATTGGAGCTGGCGCTATCGCTGGAGTCAACCTTCCTAAAGCCATCTTTATGGCTGGAATTGGCGGAGTTGCTAAAGTTGTTGAGGGTCTTGCTAGTGCATTCCTTGATGATGGCAAGCTTGATGATAACGAAATAGCTGCTGTTTTTGGCGGTAGAAATAAACAGCCTAAAAACAACGATTAAGGTATAATGTTAGTATAGTGATTTAATGTCACGAAGGAGATTATATGATCAAAATTACAGAACAAAACAAGGCAATGCTTGCCTCCTACGCAAGAAGCGTATTGGGAGCCGGTGTTGCAACATATGTTGCAACAAGTGACATCAAATTGACAGCGAACGCTCTTTGGGCTGCAGCCCTTCCAGTAGTTTTGCGCTACTTGAATCCAAACGATAAAGCATTCGGGAAGACAAAATAATGGCTCGTAAATATACTGGCAATACAGATGGCAATTCCGGTAAGGCTTTGCCCGGAACACAAAAGCTTCTAGAGCTTTGTGGAAAGAGATGGGGTTTTACGAATTTGGGGATTTGGGCAAATAGATCCATGAAAAATCCTAAAGCTATTCCCGGAGATCCAAAGTGGTTGTCTGTCCATGCAACAGGTCGTGCAATCGATATGGGCTATACAGATCGTAAGAAAGCAGTTGAAGCATGGGACTGGTTCCTTGCTCATAGTGCAGCCCTCGGTATTGAGGAACTTCACGATTATGCATTTGATGCAAATGTAAAAGACAAGGTTCTTGGTTGGGGTCGCGGTTATCGTTGCTCTCGTGGTGAAGGTTCAGATCCAAAGTCGGTCAAGGTTTATGATTCAAATGAGAATGCTGGCTCACAAGGCGGAAAGTGGTTGCATGTAGAACTTTCTCCAGAAATGGCAAAAGATGCTGCAAAGTTTGAAGCAGCATGGAGAGCATTACCAAAGCCGGGTGCATGATGGATGAATTAGAAAAGTCAAGATCAAAAAGTTGCACCTGCGGTTGCGAATGCACTGATCAATGCACATGTGGCTGTGAAGACTGCGTTTGTTGATAACAAGCGTAATATCGTCTAAAATTTAAGTATTATGGCTGGCGCAAGAGATATCGTTTTATATGCTGGTGATACATATGTTCATGAGCTTCGTTTAAGAAATAGTGCAAACGCTGTTATTAATATCAGCTCACATAGCTACTCTGGTCAAATCAAACTGGGTCGTACTGCAACGGACAATATTGTTTCGTTTACTTCTCAAATAACTGATGGAGCAAATGGGGTTGTTCAGTTCTCACTGGCTGCTAATGTAACATCTACAATAACCTCTGGAACTTATTACTATGACATCCAACAAACAAACGGTACAGTTGTAACCACCTTGCTCGCTGGTAAGGCGATTGTGCAAGGGGATGTTACTCGTGCCAGCTGAAATAACCACAGTACAGATTAATCAATCTGATATTACTCAATTAAGTATTAGTAATACAGATATAACAACTGTTAATGTGCAAAATAGTGATATCACTGTATTACAAAATGTTTCTGCTACAATTAATGCAGCGTCATTGAGTCTTTCCAGCGATATTCCACAAAATATAGCAAGAACTGGGTCAGCTGGCACCAGTTCTGCAGTGAGTAGAGCGGATCATATTCACTCAATAGCAAATACATTACTAGATGGAGGTAATTACTAAAATGGCTAATACAATTAGAATTAAAAGAAGGGCTTCTGGAGGAGCAGCTGGTGCGCCAGCCTCTCTGGAAAATGCAGAACTTGCATATAACGAAGTAGACGATGTTCTTTACTACGGTAAAGGAACAGGTGGAGCAGGTGGAACTGCTACAAGTGTTGAGGCAGTTGCTGGTGCAGGAGCTTATCTCACACTTTCCGGGGTCCAGACGGTAACTGGCAACAAGACATTCAGTGGTCTTGTTATTGTCCCAACACCAACGGCAAACACGCATGCTACAACCAAGGCTTATGTTGACAGCGCTATTGCTGGCGTTACCTTGGGCAATACAGCAGTAACGGCTGGTTCTTATGGTGGTGCAGGAACAGTAGGTACCTTCACTGTTCAAGCAGATGGTCGTTTGACTGCTGCTGGCAATACATCCATTTCAATTACCGCTTCTCAAGTTAGCGATAGAGCAACAAATCTTGTCACTGGTCTTACGGGTACTGCGAATCAAATCGCTGTTTCTAACTCAGGTGTTGGAGCGGTAACAATTAGCCTTCCAGCTAATGTGACAATTAGCAATGATCTCGTTGTAACTGGAGACTTCACTGTTCAGGGAAATACAACAACTCTTAATACATCAACCCTCGTTGTTGAAGACAAAAACATTGTTCTTGCCAATGTCGCAAGCCCAACTGACACAACAGCAGATGGTGCTGGTATCACACTCAAGGGCGCAACAGACAAGACTCTTAACTGGGTTGATGCAACAGACGCATGGACATCTTCAGAACACCTAAACCTTCTTACCACCAAGAGTTTCCAAATTGCCGGAACTTCGGTTCTTTCAAGTACCACTCTCGGTTCAGGAGTTACAGGCTCAAGCCTGACATCGGTTGGAACCATTGCGACTGGTGTATGGAATGGTACAGCTATTGGTACAGTCTATGGCGGTACTGGTCTTACTTCTTACACAACTGGTGACTTGGTTTTTGCTTCTGCAACAAACACACTCTCCAAGCGTGGTGTCGGTACAGAAGGTCAATTCCTCAAAGTAGTATCCGGTGTCCCAAACTGGTCTGATACAGTAGATGGCGGAACCTTCTGATAGGAGGAAGCAATGGCTAACACCATTAAAATTAAAAACTCAGGAACAGCCTCGGCAGTCCCAGCTTCACTTGAATACGGTGAGCTGGGGCTTAACTATGCCGATGGAAAAATTTTTTATAAAAATGGCTCCAACACAATTGTGCAGTTTAGCAGTGGAGGCTCTATAGATCTTGATGCCTTAACCGATGTTGTTATCACAACCCCAGCATCAGGACAGATTTTAGAATATAATGGTAGTTCATGGGTGAATAAGAATACTGTTCGTGACAATATGATCAAATTCTATATGGAGGTTTCGTAGTGGCTATTAATCAGAAAAGACTGGCTGGTCCAACTCAGCTCTCCACAGCCAATACCGTTCAGTATACAACTCCATTAAGCACAACTTCAATTGTAAAACAAATTGTTATGTGCAATACAACAGCTTCTGCCAAAACTGTAACAATCAGACTCAAGCCAGCCGGAGTCGCAGAAGCCAATACTCAAGATTTCATGAGCGCATTCAATATTAATGCAAATGAAACAATTTCTTTTGGTTGCTCAATCGTTCTTACAAATAACGGCAACACAGCTAACGCTACAAATAGCGATCAGCTTATTGCCTTTACTTCCGCCAACTCTGCGGTAAATGTTATGTTTATGGGAATTGAAGAAGCATAATGGCTGGTCTTGAACGATACCCAGCAGCCAATGCTTTCGCTTCATTCATTGATGCTGCTGACTCTGTTTACGGTACTGGCTCTGATGGGTCAGTTACTATTTCTGCAAATACAACTCTGACATCAGATAAATTTTATTATAATCTAAATGTTGATTCAAATGTTGTCTTAAATACAGCGGGTTATCGTGTCTTTGTTAAAAACCTTCTTACTCTAAGTTCTAATTCAACAATTGGTGTTGGTACAGCAAATACATATACGATGACAACAGGTTTTTCCGGTGTTGGTTCAATACGGGGTGGTGGAGGTATTTCTGGTGCTGTTACAAACAGTCTTGGCGGGAATAGTGCAACACAAACTGCAGCTGTCCCATCAGTAGCACAGGGCGGTACTGGAGATAAAACAACAACAAGTGGTTACTGGTATCAACCCATTCAATCTACTAAGGGTTATGTCATCAATGCAAGTAATACAACCCCACTTTTCCTGTATGGAGGAGCTGGTGGATCAGTCGGTGTAGGCGGTGGAGTTGTTATAATTGGGGCAAGATACATTTCGGCTACAAGTGCCAATATAAAAGCCACTGGAGCCACTGGAGCGAATGGTGGAGGGGGTGGAGTAATCATTCTGGTATCAACATATGCATCAATCCCATCAGGTATCACAACAGATGTGACTGGTGGAACAAGCTGTGTTGCGGGTACGGTAATTTACTCCCAATTGGTTTAATATGGCTGGCTTAGAAAAATTCGGTTCACCCGCAAAAGTTCAAAGAATTGGTAATGACTCTATTTACGGAACGGGGTCAGATGCCAATGTCGTAATTGCCTCGAATACTTCTCTTTCTAGAGATATGTATTATAATAATTTAACAATCAATACCGGAATAATGTTAAATACAAATGGTTTCAAAGTATTTGTAAAAGGAACTTTAACTCTTAATGGAAACATTGGTGTTGGCTCCGGAGATACTGCAAACTCAAACACTATCTCTGGACAAACACCTGCACTAACATCAACAACAGTCTCATTGGGTGGTAATGCTTTTGGTAACACTTACACAGCTTCTACGATGTCTACAAATCTTTTAAAAGATATATCTACTGCAATTCTTGGTTATTACATTGATACTAACTCTAATACAAAAGTAATCACCGGTGGTGCTGGTGGTGGTCATGGTGTTGCTGGTACCGTCACTCCGGGAGCTGCTGGAACAGTAACACCGGCAACAGCTGGATCGGGTGCTGGAGCTGGTGGTGGAGGAACGCTCAGTAGAAATGCCCTCGCTCCGGGTGGTCCGGGAACTGCTGGAAGCAACGGATCAGCAGGCTCAACTCCTCCTGCAGCAGCAGCAGGCTCCACACCCCCCGCAGCAGCAGCGGGTGTGGCAGGAGCGGGTGGTCCAGTTGTGATTGTTGTCGCAAAATCTTTTGCTGGGGCTGGCTATATTATTGCTCAAGGCAAAAATGCTACCGCTGGTGGTGCATCTGCAACAGGAACGGGGGCTGGTCCAGCAGCAACGGGTTCAGGGGCTACAAACGGTGCAGCAGGCACAGCAGCTCCGGGTCAAGCTATTGCTCATCATTCAGACGGACATTCAGCATACATAACGGGTGATGGTACGCATGGTCACCATACGCCATATGGTGGTCATACACCGAACCTCCCTCATGGTAGTCATGTTCCTCATACATCTATGGGACTTCATCATGATAGATATGTTTATCATGCAGTCTATGTTGATGGAAGTGGTTGCGGTGATGGTGTACATGGTCATGGTGCAGGGCACTATCATGCTAGTCCATACGGTCATTATCATGGGTATAGCCCACATGATGCTGGTGAAACTACATCAAACTATACTGCTATAAACGGCATCACTCATACATACCCTCATCGCCCTCATTCGGGAGTTGCTTATTCTGGCAACACTCATCAGCAACATGTTGATTCAAGCCCAGAGCACCATAACTGGCACTCAGGGGCAATGCAGTGTGCAGACTATATGGGACATCATTACCATACAGGAAGGCATCATGGAGCAAGAGTTGGTTATGGACATACAAATGCTCACCGTAATGCAGGTACAGTAAGTCATGTAGGTCACTTGCATGCTGCTGGGGGTGCTGCAGGCTCTGCTGGAACAAATGGGACTAACGGTTCAACTACTGCAGGAACCAATGGATCAACAACTGCAGGAACTGCTGGTCAATCAGGCGGTGGTGGTGGTATAATTATCGTAACAGAGACTACCCCAGCAGGAATACAGACAAGTGTTTCTGGTGGTGTTGTCGGTAGTAATACTGCAAGTTCTGGTACAGTAGTAACTGTACTTAACGCATAGGAGATAAAATGGATTTTACTTTAACAAGGGAAGATAAAATTAGATCACTTGATCAAGTTCTGGTATCAGTTCAGGTCAATTTGTTTAATTGTTTACTTGAAGCTGGCTATGACCCAGAGACTTTTGATGAAACATCTTTTGAGATACCAGCAGAGGCTTTCCCTATGTCAATTTTTCATAGAATTCAAGAGCTTCTTGAAAAGCTTTCTAATATTAAGAATATTAAGAATAGTTTGTAAATGCGCAGGGTTATTTATTGCCCTTCAGAAGAATTTCTAGAAGAAGCTAGTATTTTAGCTAAAGATAGTCATCTTCCTATCAATATTGGTGGTTCAGAAGAGCTTGATTTACTTGATTTTGATAAAGAAAAAACACAAATTGTATTGATTCCTGAATTAAACAATATTAGTTATTTAAAAAATATATCTAAAGGTTTTCATCAAGTAATTATTATAAATAATGATTATACAACTTTTACAAAAAATATGAATATTCATTTTGAAAATAATTGTATTCGACCAAGTATTCTTGAAAAGCATTATGCAAGATTTTTTTTCCCATGCAATAATGCTGGGGAGTTTGAAGCTATCTTGTCTGATAGTATAGAGTTAGAAAAGGTCGTGTTTAGTGTTTGTTAAAAAAGAAAAACAACCAGCAATTTGGGTTTATGAAGAAGCTTTTGATTGTGGTGATTTTATTGAAAAAATTGAATCTGAATCAGAAAGAGAGTGGGGCTATATGTCTTGGTCGTCTTCTGCTACAGGTGGTGGAGACAAAGGACAAATTTCTGAGTATAGAACTTCTTATGAAATGTCTTTAAATGGTCTACTCGAAAAAGATATTGCAACTGATATTCAAGGTATTTCCAATCAATTTAAAGAAATTTTTGGAGATATTGACAAATGTATATGGGATTATAGAAACTGTTTTGATTTAACATTACAAGGGAATGATGGTTTTAATCTGCTTAAGTATGGTCCTAGTGGTGAATATCATAATCATCATGATCATGCACCACAGAATGGTCGTGTTTTAAGCCTTGTTGCTAATCTTGGAGATGATTGCGAAGGCGGAGAACTAGAGTTCCCTTATTTTGATGTATCATTCAAATTGCAAAAAAACTCAGTAGCTCTATTTCCTTCTAATTTTCCGTATACACATATTGCGCACCCAGTAGTGAAGGGGCTAAAATATAGCTTAGTGACTTGGTTCCAATGATTATGAAAAATATATCCGAAATTGATACAACAAAATATACATGTTATGCATTTACAAAATGTAAAACAAATGTTCAAGTCTTGTCCATTCATCCGGAAGGTGAATTTGCCTACGATGATTGTGAATTATTTTCTTGTGGTGATTATACAGTAATTGCTTTTGAGCACTTAACAACAGCAAGAGTCGATAATGCCTTTAAAATTACTTCGGAAGAAGGGTTCGATTATATTCAAGCTGACTCGTATGAAAAAAATTATGACTTTATAAATAATAACTATAATAAAGATAATACTGTTTTTTTGTATATGGATTCTGTATCAATGCCATCCTTTCTTGAGTCAGGAAGACCAATGACAATGCATGATGGTAGATGTGATTTATCGACATATGGTCCTGTTCCTTTTATCGTTACGGATAATGGTCTTGGGGAACCTTTGATTAAAGAAGAATATCATCAATTATCAAATACTGTAAAAATGACATTTGGGTTTTTTGGTTCAGTAAGTAATTTTCATGTTCTTAGACTTGAATGGAAAGATTATCCAGATAGTGCCTACAAAGATGTTAGCTCAGTTACTGGAATTGCTAGAACATTTATTGGGTTAGTCAAAATGATAATTGAGTGGTCAGAGACAACAGAAGACCCTTGGAATAATGATGAAAGAATAGCTACAGCAGCCTACGCCGGTTTGATTGGTATGGGTATCCCACAAGAAGTTATTGATGAAATTAAAGAATATCAAGTTGATATGCCAATTAAATTGTTTTTACAAAATGACCCTAACTGCCGAGGATCTCTTGACGAAAAATCTGAACTGCCTCCTTTATTCAAAAAATGGTTTTTATCGAAAATCCGCTATGAATCACTTAATTCACTAAATTCTAAAAATCCTGAAATTGATATTCCAGACAATATCCTTCAAGACGAAAAAAGAAATATCTATATTCCAATTTACGATTTTTTCTTATCTCAAGGAATAAATGCTGAATCTAACTATCTTAATGAACTTTTGCATATGATTGATAGTGGACAGTTCAAAACAGATATAGATGGGCTTATTCTTGCCAAAAATCAAATAAAGAAAGCTTTACATTTTTAATTATGAATAAAATAACAATCGTTGGGAGTGGTACAGCGGGTCTTGTCTCTGCTCTTATTCTTCATCAAGCTTTTCCACTGAAAAATATATCAATTGTTTCATCAAGTAAAATTGGAATCATTGGTGTTGGCGAGGGCAGTACAGAGCATTGGAAGATGTTTATGGAAATGTGCAATATACCTCTTGCTGAGCTTTTGATTGAAACAAGGGCTACTCATAAAAATGGTATTAGGTTTGAGAATTGGACAAATCATACTCCAGACTATTTCCATTCAGTTGGGTTTGCTGATACCGTTCCTCCTTTTAATGTTTATGGTCTTTATAACCACTTAATTAAAGATGGCAAGACCCTTACAGAAAATACAGTAAGTCGTTCTATTATTGAAAATAAAGTTAGAACTATTAATCCACATACATCCGTTAATCAATATCATTTTGATACAAATGCTTTAAATAAATATTTAACAAAAATTGCTCAATATCGAGGTATTTCTTTTATTGATGCCGAAGTTATTGATGTAAATCTGAATGAAGAAAATGGATTGATTAAATCAATTTTGCTTGATACTAATGAAATTGTTGAATCAGATTTTTGGCTAGATGCTACCGGTATTAAAAGATTTTTAATATCAAAAGTATCAGAGCCAAAATGGAAATCATTTTCTAAGTATTTACAAATGGACTCAGCAATCCCCTTTCCAACACCTAGTGATCCATCAGGACAGATTAGACCATACACAAGAGCAAGAGCTATGCCTAACGGATGGGTTTGGGAAATCCCTACACAGGATAGAAGGGGTAATGGCTATGTCTATTCCTCATCTCATTGTTCTGATGAACAAGCTATTCGTGAAGTGTCTGAGCTTATGGGGTTTGATGTTGAGCCATTTAAAACTATTAAATTTAATCCCGGACATTTAGAGGAGATGTGGGTCAAGAATTGCGTAGCTGTTGGTCTTGCATCTGCTTTTGTTGAACCCATTGAGGCGACATCTATTGGCGGAACCATTCAGCAAATCCGTTGTTTGGTTGAAAATCTTTCTACATACCAGCCAACGCATAATAAGGTGCAAAATGTTTTTAACAAAAAAATGAATGAGATGATGCAAAACATTCTTGCATTCATATCATTGCATTATATCTCTGATAGAGAAGATACTTCCATGTGGAAGGAGCAAAAGGAAATGCCAAAACCTGACTATCTCGTAGACCTACTTGATCTGTGGAATGAAAGACCTCCATTTCCTTTTGACATATCTTCAAATAATTATGAGATGTTTCAAGTTCCCCACTTCTACCATGTAGTTCAAGGACAAAAATTGTTTAATTCGGATATGGCAAGAGTAATGCTCAATTCTTTTAATTTAGAAGAAAAAGCTAAATACGCTGCTTACGATGCTAAACTTAAACAATCAGATCACGAGAGGATTGACCATGCTGAGTCGCTCAGAGAAATTCAGATATAAGATTGCACAATATCGTCAAGATATTCCAACACCAAAACAAAACGAAATTGTAATTATTCCACAAGATAATCGTATTATAGATTTTCCTCCCTATGCCGGAAGTTCACAACTTCCTTCGTGGTGGAAGGATTTAAGTAAAGGTCGTGGTTCAATCCGTAGGTGCCAAGGAACATATGATTATGTGTCTTATGGTGTAGTCATGCCCTTATGGACTAACATTACTATTAGACCAAATATGAATAATACAATGTATGATACAAAAGCTGATCATATTGATAATCATATGCAATTCCCTATTGAGGGGTTTAATGCGGAAAGTGCAAATGGATGCCCAATTGAGCATACTAAATCCCTTGAGACAGGACAATATATAAAACTGGTTTCTCCTTGGCGTTTCATTACAGCAAAAAATGTTTCTTTGATGACACTCCCAATGCTTCTTGAGCCAGATCCTCGTTATTCAATCGTTCCCGGAATTGTTCATACGGACTACTATCATCAAATTAATGTTGTTATTATTCCTCATACTAATGAAGAATTTACTATTCCTGTGGGTACCGCAATTCAACATATGATTCCCATAAGGAGGGATCATAATTTTAAAGAAGTTGTTTGGGGCAATGAATCTATGTATAAGTTTGTCGCTCACTCAGGTCTAGGCGATGGTAACTTGGTTTATGGTGATGACCAAAAATCATCTATTTATCGAAAATTACAAAGAAAAGCTGATTTAAGATGAAAAAAATAATTGATGCAATCAAGACGATGAGTAGTCGTTCTTATTGGACAAGGGTTAATACAGTAGAGGCTTGGGGATTTGCAACAAAGATTGCAATCATCTTTCCGGGTCTTCTTCTCGGTAAACAATTCTGGTGGTTATACATCTTTGCCATTATCTCAAGCGTTGCCTTAATCTGGACTTCGACAAAAAAGACTCTTCCGACTATTATCCTATTCAATGTGATGTGGGTGATTCTAGCCAGCTTGTCTATTTTGAAGCACTTTTGGTGGTTTTAGGATTTACTGATTAAAACCGTATGCTGTATACTTAAAGCATAATGGAAGATGTAAAAGTAAACACATCCAAGACCCTAACCCTCACTCTCCCCGCTGACCCCACTTCAAATCTGGTCAGTGTCTCTGTCTATCATGAACTGGGAGACCTCGTATATGGTCCTGTAAGCGCCTCTAGAGCCTCTACGGGAGTTTATACAATCACATTAGGACAGCAAGCGTCTGGTCTCTATATTTTAAATGCAGCAGGCAGACATCGTGCGGAATTTACTTACACGGTTTCCGGAGCTTCTTATACACAGGCTCAGTATATTAATGTCTACACCCCCTATACCACTGCTGCCGATTTCTTCATCTCCTATCCAGAACTGCAAGAATCTAAAGGTTCTCTTTTTGACCGTTATGAAAAGCGGGTCAGAGCAATCATTGATACTTACTGTGGTCAGTCATTTGATTATTACCCAAACAAGTCAATTACTATTGATGGCAATAACCATGCGAACCTACATCTCCCATATCCTATTTACACTTTAACCAAAGTTACTCAAGATCCGGGTCGTACATATCAAGAAGTTCTTTTTGATGCAACTCTTCCATCTGTCAATAATGTTGAGAGAGTTAAGCAGCCTTTAAACTTTGAAGCCTCTTATTACATTCGTTTCAAAACAGACACGATTGATAAAAATAACACTCAGATTGTTCCTAACGGATGGAAAGCTAAGTCTGAATATAAGATTGAAGGAGACTTCGGTTGGGGGTATGTTCCTAATAATGTAAAGTTTGCAGCTGATCTTTTGATTGCTGACTTGATGAATGATGACGCTGAGTATAGAAGGCATGGTATCCACAGCATCGATATGGATATCGTTAAGATGCAGATGAAGCAGTCGTTCTACGAATCAACTGGAAACATTGAAGCTGATGTCTACTTGATGGACTACACACTGTTTGTGATGGATTATGTGGTCTAATGGCATTTGGAACTTATTTACGGTTTAACCAAACCGCTGATGTCTATCAGAAGATTACGACAGTGAGTCCTGCCGGACAAAAAACATTTGAGTACAGACTGATTAAAACAATCCCTATCTTTGTTCAGTCTCACGGTTCAGAGACAAGCAATAGCGGAAAGAGGATTGCTCCCTATCAAGATTATATCTCTACTCACCAAATTCTTGTTCCGGGTGATTACTCAAGCTACATCGATTTTACAAACCGTATTCAAATTATTAAAGATAAGTATGGAGATACCCTTGAAGTCGGACCTTTTGAGATTGTATCTATCCAGCCAAAATTTGGGTTCAATGGTCGCAAGTCTCATCTCCTTGCCGTTATTAGAAAGGTTGTTGAGCCATCATGAGTTTTGCAGTAAGTCATACACTGGGAGCGTTAGTCAATAGAATTGATAATATTCCCAATAATCTTAAAGAAGCTATTTCACGAACATTTATGGAATCATATGATACTTTGAAATCCGAACTTGAAATGCAGTTTGGTGACGCTATACGGTATGCAGATTTTGACCTCTCCTTCTCAGGAGACACCTATTCAATAAATATCACTAATTTGAATGAATTTGTTACAATAGCTCAGACTGGTTCAGACGGTTCTGATATTACATCATTTGCAGAATCCTATATGCATCAAAAAATAGTTGATTGTCTTAAAAGAGACATCATGGGAGGAGCTTAGTAATGACAATATCAACCATTGCAGTCTATGATTTAAATGCTTTCTTAAAAGCTGATACTACGATAACAACCATTGCGGGCAAGACGCTCAATTTCTTCCCAGTCGTTGCTACAGATTCTGAGCCAGCGCCATTTGTTGTTTACTTTTACAACCCAATGGTTCCCGATGTTGAAGCTTATTGGTTGAGATACGATGTTATCAAGTACTCAATTTTTGACACAGATGTGGATCGTCTTTTCCGCCTTTCTGAGAGGTTCGTGGAGCTGCTTGGTCATGGCGACCAAATTGAGGCAGCGGGCGGGGTAACAGGCACCGATACTCGTATCTTGTCCTGCTACCAAACAGGATCCAATCTGATAGCTCCATTGGAAATCAATGGTTGGTATAGAATGAATTTAGATTTTAAATTGTGTTATGTTTCAAAATAAACAATGTCAGTCTAGATAAAGTGGTACACTAATAATATATGCAGTATACTACTATTACATATGTCGGGAAGACTCCCGGCTACATAGTCAGGGTAGGTCGAAATACCTACGATTTTGAGTGGAATAAAGGACTCGGAATCGGTACAAGAGGTGGAGAAATCCGCCCTGATCATGTCAAGAAGATCGCTAAATGGCGTGATAAAAAGGGTAAAAGAATATTTATCCTTGAATAATTTAGGAGGAAACTAAAATGGCAGTTAATGTTTCAAACATTGTAGTCGGAGAGGCAACTATTAAGGTTGGCGATTCGGCTAATGCAACAACCATCAATGCGATGGACAGCTTCAGTGACCTTGGTGCAACACAGAACGGTGTAGAAATTTCATGGGAACCAGATATGGTTGACATTGAAATTGATCAATTCGGTGACGCAGCAAGAATCATTCAATCAAAGGTAAAGGTCACGGTCAAGACGACTATGGCAGAGGCAACCTTGAATAACCTAGCACTTGCTTGGAACTACGACTCGGTTGGAACAACCGATGTTGTGGCAAACAACGATGGTGCAAATACAAAGACTTTCTTGTTCGGAGCGCAGACCGTGTTCCCATACGAAAAGGCACTTGTTATCCAAGGTTATGCTCCCGGCACAACAGCTGGTGCAACCAAGACCCGCAAGTTCTATACAAAGCGTGCAATTTCAATGGAATCAACTCAGTTGAGCATGAAGCGTGCAGAGGCATCCGTCTTTGCAGTAGGCTTCAGAATTCTTCCAAAAGTTGAAGACACTGGTTACGAGTACGGCAAGATCATCGATCAAATCTAAACAAGTAATAAACAAAAACTAACTGATTGTCGGAAAATCCCTCAAGCCCTTGTGCTATACTTGGAACTTGAGGGATTTTTCAATCCCTAAACTCAAGGAGAAAATTAAATATGACTGAAAAGAATGCTGACATCCTCGGAGGAACAGAGATCCTTTTTGCTGATGGTAAGACAAGAACAATTAAGCCACTCACAATCAGAAACCTTCGTAAGTTCATGAAGGTCGTTAAAGACCTCAAGACTGATGACACACTTGAAGACGCTGATATTGATGTCATGGTGGAAGCTGCAGCTATTGCACTTATCGCCGTTGACCCTGTGCTTGCTGCCAATACAGAAGCACTTGAAGATGCGCTTGACCTTCGCTGCTTTGGTGAACTGATGGGCGCAGCAATGGGTTCAGACCCTTCCTAACAGAGGGGAGTGGAACAGGTGATCCCACAAGCTGGGAAGACATTCCTCTCCTCAAATATGAATCAGAAATTTTCATAAGAAGCGGTGCTTGGAAGAACATCGTAGAGCTAGAAGAAAGTCTCACACTTGACGAGATGTTTCTTCTTTATCGTGCTTGTATGAATGAAAATTCAACGCAAATGAAAATGCTCGCTGCTTCGCAAGGAGCGGATGTTGATATGAATGAAGATTGGTTTGATCCAGAACCACCAGAAATAATCGGCTCTTCAAATATTGGTTCAATACCATTTGGATTAGGTTATGAACAACAATAATAAATTGCTTTTATTGGCTCAATGCCTTATTATTAACTAAGACAATCATGAGTGACGCACAAGCCGAAATCCTAGTTAGAGCCGAGATGAATGACCGGCTTTCGGCTGCTCTTCAACGCATAAACGGTCAATTAAGTAACACTGTTCGTTCATTAAATGGTTTAAAGGCAACAAGTCAAAGCGCAGTAGGTGCAACTAATGCTGTTGGTGCAGCAATATCTAAACTTTCAAGAAATTCTAATTCTTTAAATGGATCTTTAAGAAGTAATGCTTTAAGTCAGCAAGCTCTTTCTGCTGCATTTAGAAATAGTAATATACAGGCTAATGCTCTTAGCGCACAACTTGGTCGCTTACAGTCTGCCGGTTTAAATACAACACCTATTCGTGCATATATAACTCAATTGAGAGTTATGGATTCTATGCAGAAGCAAATTGGAAACTCAATGCGAGCAATGCAGTTCCAAAAAATGGGTACTCAGCTAAACGCTTTCTCTCAGAGGATGACAAATGCTGGTACACGAATCACAATGGGTTTGACATTACCACTCGTTGCCTTCTTCAGAATCGGCTTCCAGTCATTTAAAGCATTAGATAAGCAAGTTATTCGTACATCCAAGTTGATGGCTGACTCTTTTGATGACAGCGTAAAGAACGCAACTGGTGCATCAAAGGGCTTTACCGACCTTGGCTTTGCTTTGAAAACTCTTGGTGATGGTCTTGATAAGATTACTTCTAAATGGGGCGTGTCAAGAGAGCTTGTCCAAGGTCTTGCAGGAGACTTTGCAGAGCTTGGTATTTCCGCCCCAGAGACACTTTCTCGATTGACTGAGCTAACTGTTGAGTTTGAGAAGTTGGGTAACATTGATATCACACAAGCTCAATCAACAATTCAAGCAATGTTCCAAACGATTTCCAGAATCAGAACGGATAAAGGTCTGGATGTTTCAAGCGCTGCTTCTCTAAAGCAGATGACTCAAGAGATTGATGGAGCGATTGCTTTCTTCAACTTTGCTGAAAACAAAACAACCCTTTCTCTAAACAACATTGCTGAAGCTTTCCCCGAAGTAACTGCTGCTGCGACTTCTTTTGGTTTGAACATGCAAACTACAGCAGCAATGCTTGTTCCTATGATTGGTGCAGCTTTCCAAACTGGAGCTTCAGCTAACTCTATTAAAGTCTCTCTGCAGAGAATGGTTGCAACAACAAAACAAAATGCGGATATGCTTCAAAGTTTGAGTGGAGTTCTCGGTAAAGAATTTACTCCAGCACTTGATGTTAGTGCGAACGGTGTAATGGGGCTTGTTAATAATTACGATTTACTTTTGAAAAAGTTTGGTCAAAAGGGCGTTCTTCAATTTATGTCAAAACTATTTGGTGTCCGTCAGGGTCCAAGAATGGAAGTGGCTGTTGCTCAGATGAATAAGTATCAAAAGTCTTTAAAATTAGTCGGAACTCAAGAACAGATGATGGCAAAAGGCGTTGAGAGATCTGTCAATGCCCAACTCAAACTTGCTGGATACGGCAAGAAAGATATGATTAAGATTGAAAATCTTAAAGATATTAATGATTTAACACTTAAAGCACAAGATATGGATAAAAAAAGTGGTGAGTATACAGATAAAGCTTTAAGGATTCAAGAGGGTCAAAAAATTGCTATGCAAAACTTAGAAAAACAATCTCTAAGTGCCGGAAAGCAAAATTTAGATGCACAAGGAAAGATCATTGTAGACAATACCAAGAAACTTACAAAGCAAAATAAAATTGGTGAAGAGTTTAATAAGATTCAAACAGAATCAGGAAAACTTCTTACAGGTCAGCTTTACGGTAAGTCTTTAACAGAAAAGAATAAGAATGACGAATTAGAGCGTGTAAGAAAGTCTATTGAAGTTCAATATGGTATTGCAAGAGAGAATGTTAAATCAATTTCTCGCGAATTGGTAACAGTATTTGGGGATGTTCTTCAAGTACTTAACCCAATTCTTAAAAAAATATCTGCGTTTATCCGTGATCTATCTCCTCAGACAAAAAAGATTATTGGTGTTGTCCTTCTTGCCCTCGTAGCAATTGGACCGTTGATGCGCACCATTGGCGCTGTTGGTCAGCTTGGAGCGATGTTCTCAAATGCTCGTGCTGCCGGTATTAGAAGATTTAGAGGTAATGTTGTTGAACTAAACGATTCTCTTATGAGAACAAGCGATATTGCACTAAGAGTCGGAGGAAACTTCAAGAAGTTTGGGCAAGACGGTAAAATCTTTACTACTAGAAAAGATGCAAAAAGACTTGAGAAGCTTGCTCCAATTATTGCAAAACAAGATCGGGGAGAAACTCTTACTGCTAAAGAATCAGCCAAGGGTGGTAAGTATATTAGACAACTTGCGGGCGGTAAGGCTGTTAGGGAAGGCAAAGCTCTTTTATCTCAAAAAAACTTCTATGGTCTTGATCAAGCAACAAAAGATTATGTTAGGTCTCTTGACCCCATTGTTCAAACAAACAAAATGGTCAATGATATTCTTACACAGCAGGCTCAGAAGACAGCAGGTATTGCAAGAAAAGCAGCACAAAAAATTCTCCGTATTAGACCTGCTTCTAACAATACTGGACCTATTTATCCAACCCCCACAGGAGCACCTATTCCAGCGAGCGCTCTAGCAGCCCCTGCTGCCCCTGCTGTTACAGCACCAATACTCACTCTTAGAGATATTCTTACTCAAATTCTTGCATCTCTTCAAGCAATTCAGGCTTGTGTTTGCAATGCAAAAGCTGCAGCAACTGGAAGACCTTCTCCTGCTGCAAGTGGTGCTCCAACCAACGCACCGCCCGCAGGAGGCGCAGGCGGTACAACATCGGCTGCAGCTACAACAGGAACACCTGCTCCAACGGGTGCTGCTGTTACAGCTGTAACTGGTCCAATCACCGCTGCAGCAGTCGCAGCAAAACAAACATACGCAGAACTTCTTGCGACATCTCCTCTCTTTCAAAGGTATAGACTTTCTCTCCGAGATATTGTCCATATTGTTAATGCTCTTAAGCTTCCTATTGATCAAGCTGTTGCCCAGTCAAGCGGAACATTGAATGAAACATTTAGTTTTGTAAAAACAATTTCTAAAGATTCAATTCTCACAAAAGTTTTACTTGAGAAATATGGAATTGACATCAATAAGGTTCTTGATCAATATCGTCAAGCAGTAATTAATGCCAGAAATAACTTAGTTGCTGGAGCTAGACCGACTGCACCTGCTCAAACACTCCCTGCAAACTTTATGAACCCAATGGGTGTTATTGGTGCAATGAAGCCGGTTGTCCCGTCTGCTCCTTCCGCACCTGCACAGTCTCTCCCCGCAAACTTCATGAACCCAATGGCAATGATGAATGCCATGAAGCCCACGATGCCTGAGATACCTGCAGGTGGAGATATTCTCAAACCAGCAATTGATAAGGGAATGCATGCTGTTGCGGAAGCAGTCATGGTGTCTATCGGTAAGAAGCCAGTTACCCCAGCAGCAAGCCCAATTCCTGCTGCAATTGAAGCAGCAACAGCCACTGCGGAAGAAACGGTTGCAACAGATGTCAAGCAGAAAGCAAAGAGAGGTCGTGGAAGACCAAAAGCTGCTGGACCAATCCCTGCTGCTATTGATACTGCTGTTGTAAAGGCGGAAGAAACCGTTGCAGAAGCAGTTGTCGAAGGATCTAAGAAAAGAGGAAGACCAAAGGGTTCAGCGAACAAGCCAAAAGTGCCTGCTCCTGTGGTACAAACTCCTCCTGCAATGGCAGGGGATCCTTACAGTATTGTCGCAAGTTTTGGAGGTTTGGGCAGTGATCCAATAATCCAAGCAAAAGTAAAAGTAATTCAATCAATAACTGACATTGTTGCTAAAGCAAATCAAACGGGTGAGAAACTTGGTGTCAATTTTACATCTATTGGTAAAGATATTGTTCAAGCTTTAAGCATTGAAAATGTTGGCAAAGATTCTTATGCAATAACAAAAGAAGCACTCATAAGTCTATTCAAGACCCTTGGAGTTCAAGTTCCAGCAGATCTTGCTAAGGTTGCTGACTTAATCAATAAGGAAACAGGACAGGTTCTAACAACATCCGCTGCAGGAGTTGCAAAACTTGCAGCACAAATTAAGTCCGGTATGACTGGAGCAGCAATTGGTGCTGGTTCAAATATGGTAACTGGTCAGAAGGGTAATCCTTTCTTTGTACAGCAACTAAATACTGGTTTCGGAAAAGCAATGGGCACAGGAATCGATAGAACGAGTCCAGCCGTTGTTGCCGAAATGAAAGCTGATGCCCCAGTTGCTGTCGCTGATCAAAAAACTGATGAAGGGAAACTTCGTGCAAGAGTTGAAGAACTGAAGACGAGGGTTTTAAGAGTCCAAAGAATTGGTGAAGATATTGACTCTAAGGTTGCAGCAATTCTTGAGCAAAAGAGGGCAACTAAATCTGTAGATATTAAAT